AGGTTATCAAGCATTTGTGTGAACTCTTTCAAGCTCACTTCCTCGCCAATCATTTCCGATTCCTGGAGGATGCGGTGCACCTCTTGGATCGGGAGGATGCCCTGCTGATACAGCAGCGCGACGGCGCGAAGTTCGCGGGCGCCAATCTGGAGAGCCTTGAAGTCTTGGTTGAGTGTGACGCGCACATCTTTGATAGGCTTACGCTGCCAATCGAGCCACCAAACAATAAGTTCGGTCAGTCCCGCCGACATCGACTCAGTGATGTTGAGCAGGATCGACATTTCGTTCGCCTGCTTCAGAGCGAAGATGTTGTCAGATTCCGAGGTAGCTTGAGGGCGGATACCCATAATCCGCCCGCCAAGCTGAGCAATATGCTCTTCTTTCTCGGTCAGGCTTAGGGCAAGGGCTGACAGACCCGTGCCGAAGTATTCCAGGATGCCCGGCTTCGTATCCGCAGGCACTTCCCAAACACAGGGAGCACCAATGAAATACTCGCCTTGCTCATCTGGATTGGACACAGGCACATAATACACCGGCATAGCGGTGAAGTAGCGCCCATGTTCAAGCTGAGCCGAGGTCCGGTAATGCGCCATATTGAGGTTGGCGATATCCAAAACCGGAGGTTTCTGTACGTCGGGCGTTGGGGACAGCGGTCCAATGATCTTCATTGGAATGAAATCAAACGGCTTCCCATTCCGTGATGGTATGATCTCGTTATACGCGGTCGGACCTACGAAGGCTGGGTTGCCGTTCTGGTCCACTTGATCGTATACACGCTGCTTATAGACGCCCTGATCTAGGATGAGTACGCGGAACCGCTCCCGCAGGTTTTGAGAGCCATAACGTGGGTCGGCTTGAATGAATTGCCCATCAAGGACTGGAGTCTCGTTGAGGATTTCACGAAGCAAGACATAGGTCAGTTCCTCCCTACCGTTTACAACTCTAGTTCGCCAAGACAGGATGTTCTCAGCGAGATACTGCGTGAGATATGGACGACCTTCGTTCATATCCACGAGTACGCCTACGCGCCCGACCGAGCAGATTTCTCCCGCCAATTGCTTGGCGAACAGATTGAAATCCAGACCGTCCAGCGTGACATCTTTGAGGAGTTCTTTTTCAACGTTGTCCACTTTGCAGGGACGACGGAATATGGTACCGATGAGTCCACTCACTGTGCGCGCGACCATAGCCACATAAATGGCGCGCTGCTTATAGGATTCGTAGGACGTGCCCATATCGGAATCGAGCGGAGGCAAATATAATGGTCCGCGCTCTTTCACGCGACGCTCGCCAGCTATGGAATCGCGAATTAAGTCCCAATCGGGCTTCATCCACTTATAGTCGGGGTGCACGAATGTATTGAGGGTGCCCCCAGCACGCAGCGCGTCCAGACTATTGTTGAAGCGGGAACTAATGGGCATGTGCAAAATTCCTGATCATTAAGGTTAATATAGTTGGTTAACAAAGAATGTCAAGAGGAAAAACAAAAAGCGTGCATCATTTCTGATGCACGCTCCCTGAGCAGTCCACGTCAGGGTCACCACCCGGTTAAGCTAACCCTTTAAGGTTAACCCTTCCGAGACTTCGGCACGGCGAAGGTCGTAACCTCCTCCGCAGCATCTTCTTCAGCCTCCGCAGCCGGTGCGGGAAGAGCAGCCTGAGGTGCCGCGATAACGGCATCCTCATTCCAGTCAACCACCGTCAGGATCGGCTTGTAGTTCTTGAAGCCCTTCGACTTGAAGGAGCTATTGCCAAGCTCTACCACGGCATAACCCTTGAGGGCGTCACCGTCGCGGTGGAGCGGAGCCTTCTCGAAAATCTGGCGAACCATGTCACCCAGCGACTTGCGCCCGCTGACGCTGCTGATCTCAAGGCGATACAGTTCCTCGCTCTTGGTATCCTTCAGCATAACGGCGATATAGGTTTGCCAGCCATCACGGTCATCCTCGAAGGGTCCGTGGTCCTCCATGTCCTCAAGCGGAGGAAGAGCCTGGGTGAAGTCAGATTCGTAGCTGTCTACGACATCTGAGTTTTTCCAGCACTTGTACCCGTGCTTGATGGAGTTCTGGTCCACGAAAAGCCGTGAGCCAGGAGCAAGCTCCTTCTCATTGTCGCCGTCACGATACTTGAAGCGACCTTCCTTACCCGAGAACTGAAGGAACTTGTAGGACACCGTGTCGGCGGTCTTCATGATATTGTTGAGACCAGCGAGGATGTCGGCATAACTGCCAGTGGTGGTAATATCTTGACCCATTAGTCGTCACCTTTCATTCGTCATTGTCAGTGTCACCGACACCACGTCGGTAACACGTGAATATTAACCTTAACGAAGAAGGTTGTCAACAGGTTTTTGGTTAATTTTCATCTGATGGTTTGGGTTCACCCGGCATCCGCAGCGTGAACTCCCAGGAGGGTTCACCGCGGATGCGGATGGCGAAGTCATTCCACTTGCGCTCGTGGTCTGCGAGGCTCTTGCGAGCGGCGTCCTCAGTCGCGTAGCCCCTCACCTTATGCCATCCACCAAAGCATCTGGTAGGCTTGCCTATATGGCGCATCCAAACTTCGTACTCTCCCTTACGCTTGCGCCCCTTCGATGAGCGGTTGCGCGACTCAACGTCGGGGAAATCGATAGCGGATTGCTTTGACATTATCTCGTTCCAGTGCTGCGATTATCGGCTCTTGCCAGGGTTGGACATCGCCGTCCAATAACTTGAAGAATGCTAGAAGGTTCACATCCGATCTTTTCATTTGTCGAATCTCTTTCTATGAAACCGCGGCATACGGAACTTGCCCGCAGGTGTCAACTCCATACACTTCACCTCTATTATCTCCCCTACCGTCCACAACGATAGATGCCGCTCGTGATCTTTGAACCCGATACCGACCTTGCCCATCGGCGTCACCAGCGATCCCATGCGGTCACTGTTCTTGCCGGTCCCCGTCAGGATGTCGGTGATAGGGACATCGAAGGTGATCTCGTTCTTCAGTTTATACAGACGGTCGATGATCAGCCCTTCACCTCCTGCCTCGATGATCTCATCGAACTTCGCGAGAATGTCGGTGTCGAGCGGCAGTAGCAACCTAGGATCGGTGTCTGGCCATATCTCATACAGTTCATCCTTGCGCACCTTGCGTTCATGATCGAGCGTGCGCAGAACTGAGCGTGTCTCCTTGAACGTGCCTAGAAACGCCTCGTAACGCTTTCCTTCTTCGAGGTGTTGTGGATCAACATTGTAGAGTGGCTTCAGCTTGCGGCTTACAACCACACCGTTGTGGAGTAGGACTTGCACACCATCCAACTTGATCGACAGCGAATGTTGGGGAGGTTGACCTTCCCAAACATCCATTTGCAGAGGCTTTCTCTTCGAATCTTTCATCGGAAGATGATAACCCAATGCGTCTTCCAGTGTGAGTTCTTGTCCACTAGAAGCGCCGCACCTACACGACGCACGTCCTTACGCAGGATGATAGCCTCAGACCGGGGATCACCGATTGCCGCACGCACAAATCCTTGCAACGAACGATCACCCGTGCGCACAATCGTCGTACCCGAGAATGGGCTGTCGAGCGCGGCGCGTGGGCACTGACGGATTTGATCAGCGATAGCCTCAGCCTCACGGTTGAGATTGGCGTCTATGATCACACCCTTCACGTCTTTCGACTCGCGGTACCAGTTGAGCCACCATAGTGCCGTCTTACGGTTGAGGACTAGATCATCACCGGGCGTCCACTCAGCAGCAGGAGTATCGAGAGAGCATACCTTCTCCATGATATCCGTCATTGGTGTAGCGGCAGGCGCGGGAGGCTCAATCGGATCGGGGACTGTCACCTGTGCTGGTGGGGGCGGAAGCTCCACCACCTTTTGGGTATCATAACCTAGCAAGTGATAGAGTATGATCCCGGCTACCGCGATGCCTCCAAGGCAGAGCACCGCGTCAAACGTCTTCATTAACCACTCAGGCATCGTCCTTATCCTTAAGGTTATCATAATGTCTTAATGAGCGCTCACAATGACCTGGATCGACCAGATCAAGCAGGAAGCAGAATAACCATGCAAGTCGGCAGCCAGTTAACCTGCGTCGGGCATAGCGGCAGGAAATCGTCTCGGGCCACTCACCGCCTGACATAGCATTAAGGTATCGGTCCAGAAAGATCATGATGCCGATCAGCGCCCTAACCAACCGCATGGTTGACACCCTCCCCCTATCCTGGTAAGGCTAATATAGTATACATTAACCTTACTGGCAAGAGGTAAAATGCGTCTCCACGTCGTCGGGTTGCCCCACACGCAGTCAACGGTTGACTTCGTTCAGTGCGCTTATACCCAGAAGGTACGTAAATTCTGCAAGATGATGTTCGAGCGGGGACATGAAGTCTTCCTTTATTCCGGCATCAAAAACGACGCACCATGCACCGAACACATCCCCTGCATAACTTACCATCCGAAAAAGACGAGCGACTATTTGAGCCCAGCATGGGATGCGGATTCAACTCTCTGGCGGCAGTTCAATACACGGGCAGCGCTAGAGATAAGCAAACGCGCACGATCTAAAGATTTCATCTGCGTAATTGGTGGGTGCGCTCACAAGCCAATCGCAGATGCCCTACCACACCTGATGACGATAGAGTTTGGTATCGGGTACGCGGGAACGTTCGCCAAGTATCGTGTGTGGGAGAGTTATGCTTGGATGCACACTGTGTATGGCAAGCAGGCGCATAATCCGATGAATGAGGAAGGGAAGTGGTTTGACGTTGTGATTCCAAACTTCTTCGATATCCAAGACTTCCCCTACAGCAAAACGAAAGACGACTACTATCTCTTTATCGGGCGCCTTACCGAACTAAAGGGATATCAGATTGCCGCAGATGTGTGTGAAAAGCTAGGCAAGCGTCTCATCCTAGCGGGGAGCGGTAATCCCCCCACATACGGAGAGTATATCGGTCCTGTGGACACACAACGCCGCGGTGAGTTGATGTCTCGCGCCCTAGCAACGTTTGTCCCGACACGGTATCTAGAACCCTTCGGAGGCGTAGCTGTCGAATCTATGTTGTGTGGAACACCCGTAATCACGACCGATTGGGGAGCATTCACTGAAACAGTGGTCGATGGCTTCAACGGCTTTCGCTGTCGAACTTTCGCGGAGTTCTGCCGAGCGGCGCGCATCGCTCCAGAACTCCCGACCGCTGGCATACGCAAAGGTGCTCGTGGAAAGTATTCTCTTGAAGCTGTCGCCCCTCTGTATGAGCGCTACTTTGAGCGCCTACAAACGCTATGGGGTAAGGGCTGGTATGCTTGACAACTTAACGTTAACGTGGTAGACATGCGTCTGATCATAGGAGAGTCAATCCGGTGCAAGACCCAGGTGTAGAAAAGCCACGATCAAAGTCGCAGCTTACTTGCCCCATGATGGGGGGTAAGAAGATGTGCACCGTATGCCACAAGTGTAACTTCTGGGAACACGTGCGTGGAGCTAATCCCAACACGGGGGAGGCTATTGACCGTTGGGATTGCACACTCAAACTCCAATACATCATGCAGATGGAGAACAATAAGTTCACCTATGAGCTTGGTGCTGCGGTCGAAAGCCTACGAAACCAGAATATCGAGTACCAGCGTCTCGCGCTGCGCATGCAATATCGTGATGATCCTGACGCATTAGCGGACTTGAACCGTCAGTTCAAACTCATGGATGCCAAGATCGCTACCATGCTCCAGTTAGGGGCTCAGCAGCAGAAGCCGCTTCCACCGCCAACGCATAATCAGCAAGAGACGGATACAGATGATTTCGAAATTAAAAAAACAGTGGAGCTTGATCGTCCCAGAGTTCATAGAACCACAGCGGGCGAAGGCGCTAAGCCTAGAGCTAGCAGAAAACCTCGGACCAAGCGATGAGCAAGTACCCGGTGCTGGTGCGGTGTATAACTGCACGGCACTGCTGGAACTTCTGTGTGAGAAGACTCCCGAGGTGAGCCGCATCATTGGCGAGACCGTTCTTCCGACCTACACGTATGCCCGTATATATAAGAAGGGCAGCGTGTTGGCAAAACACCGTGATCGGGATGCTTGCGAGGTTAGCCTGACGCTCAACCTCGATCACGATAAGCTATGGCCAATTTATATCGAACGACCTGGAGATAAAGATGGGTTCAAGGCTGAACTCAATCCAGGAGACGCCCTATTGTATCTAGGCTGTCAAGCTGAGCACTGGCGGAACAAGTTCACGGGCAACATGTGTGCTCAGGTCTTCCTACATTATGTACGTAGTCGTGGACCACGTGCGCACTGTTATTTCGACAAGGAGAGATAATCTATGCGCGCTAAGATGAAAAAGATGTCCAAGACCGAAGTCAACATCCTGAAGAAGCGCATCGTCGTCGTTAAGCAGGTCATGGACCCGAAGCTTTGTATGGATATTTTGAAGAAATTCAACAAGTCCCCTTACTGGGTTGACGCCCAAGTAGGTGGAAATGGTGAGGTAGATACTGATACTCGCAACTGTTCGGTTCTTCCTATCTCTAACCCCACAGTGCGTGCTTCTGATCCTGAGATCATGCGCATCGACAGCGAAATTTTCAAAAGCGCTGGTCTAGCTGTTCGTGCCTATATTCGCCAGTACCCTGAAATGGCTGAAAGTGTATCCGAGGATACCGGATACGAGCTTCTTAGATATAAGAAGGGGGGATTTTACGAGCAACACGTAGACACGTTTGCTCATCAGCCTCGTTCGCTGTCATGCTCGTTTGCCCTCAACGAAAATTTCGAGGGAGGAGAATGGGGCTTCTTCGATGGGGCTTATAAGACGCGCATAAATGCCGGTGACGCCATTCTCTTCCCATCAAATAGCATGTACCCTCACGAGATTCTTAAGGTCACGAAGGGTACACGCTATTCGATTATTACTTGGTTCCGGTGAGTTTGCGGAACGCCTTTGCCTTCTCGGCGGGTGTGAGGTTATCAAAGGCGCGGGCGGCTTCCTCATCAGTAAGCGTCCCCGCCTTTTTCTTTGCTTCAAGTCGCTCCGTGTGTGCCGCATCATCACGCGCCCAATTTTCTGCCTCAGCCTCGTTTTGGAGGAAGAACATCGCGTGATCTTCAACGACATGCCCGAACATAGTATCGAACTGTTCGCTGGTAATAAGGGTATTTTCAGGTTTATCCCACTCGATGAACCCATAGCCTTTCTCGGCGTCGAAATGGACGGCGCGTACACAAATCTTCGGACGGATATCCGCGGTTGTGTCGCAAATCTTAAGATCAGCGATATTAGGGTGCGTCATGTGCTGGTCATCAATCAGCACTGTTTTGTCCTCAGGACGATAGTGAAACTTCTTCATGATGGTCTCCTCTCAGTCTCTAGCAATCAGAATAACGTCCACGTAAGTCGTTGCGAAGTCCATAGCCCCACCCGTGAATGTATGGCTGTGGGTAGAACCACTTCCAGCCGGTCCAGACGAGGCGGCTGGCGCTCCAGTATTTCCTCCGCCCACTGGTCCGGGGGCACTGCTAACCGTTGGTCCAGAATTTCGCGGCAACGTGTGTAAGTGAGAAGATAGCTGTGCCGTGCTCAGACTATCACTAGACAGTGTGCCCGTTGGAGTGCGTGAGGCGAATGTACTAGAAAACGGGTTTGAACCTCCAGAAGAAGCAGTGCCGCTTACTAGGCGAAGAGCCTTATCATTGTGGCTTGTATTCTTGGTCCAACCAGTAGGAGCATTTGTCTGTGCAGCTACCAATAAGGTGGCACTATCAAAGTCGTCTGGAGGATTGGCTGTTAGATAATCATTAATCTTACCGTAGACAAGGGTACGAAGGTCGATATGTGCGGATACCCAAGCAACCCCATCCCACTCCCAGGTGAACCCGTTGGCTTGGAATGTGTCCCCTTCTGTGGGTGAGGTTGGAAAATCTATTGCTGCCATGTTTATGCCTTCGTGATTATAATCACGTCAACATAGTTGACTGCAAAACTTAGTGCGCCGCCTGTGAAGGTGTGGCTGTGTGTAGAGCCTGAACCAGCAGAACCGCTGTTGACTGCGGGGTTGGAGGTAGGACCGCCCGGTCCTAGGTTACTAGGAGAGCTTGTTGGTCCAGAGTTACGTGGAATAGTGTGAGTGTGCGAAGCCAACTGAGCCGTGCTTAAGCTGTCGCTAGAAATAGTTCCCGTGGGTGTGCGTGACGCAAATACTGTGGTGAATGGTGAAGAGCCGCCCGTAGACACAGTTCCGTTGACTAGGCGCAGCGCCTTATCATCATGCGTAGTGTCTTTCGTCCAACCAGTTGGGGCACTTGTCTGTGCCGCAATCAGCTTTGTTCCGGTATCCCACTGAAACACCGGGTTGGCAGTGAAGTAATCAGCAATCAGATTATCGATTATATCCTCTATAGGGAGCCCAGGCGCGCTCAACCATACCGTCCCGTTCCATACCCAGGTGTGCCCTCCAGAGGTATAGGTGTCATCTACGCTTGGACTTGAGGGGAAATTAAGTGCAGCCATTACCCTTAATCCTTTACGATAATGATCACGTCAACATAAGCGACGGCGAAATCCATCGCAGAGCCGGTGAAGGTGTGAGTATGGGTTGAGCCGGAACCCTCATTTCCAGTTGCTCTCGCCGTGGCACCTATACCGTTGTCATATTTGAAGGCTGCCGTATTGAACGGTGATGTCGGGTTGTTGGCTGTAGCCGTAGTATGCGCGTGAGTAGCCAACTGCGCCGTGCTCAGGCTGTCGCTGGAAATCGTTCCAGTTGGCGTGCGAGAAGCGAATGCAGAAGTGAACGCAGCAGAGCCACCAGAGCCCGCCGTTCCGCTCACAAGGCGTAGAGCCTTATCGTTATGCGTCGTGTCTTTAGTCCAGCCGGTGGGGGCGGTGGTTTGAGCGGCGATCAGCTTTGTTCCGCTATCAAACGGCGTAGCATCCACACCATCTTCACCAGGGATCATCGGCGTCGCGGCTACCCATTGCTGAGTATCCCCGTCGTCATAGAAAATCATCAGTGTACCGGTTTCAGAGTTCCACCACAGTTCTCCGTTGACGGGGGACACTGGTGGAGTCACAGCAATTACTGGATTCGCCCCCGTACCGGTTGCGCCCGTTGCACCAGTAGCGCCAGCAGGTCCAGTCGCGCCAGTAGGACCAGTCGCGCCAGTAGGACCAGTTGCCCCCGCAGGACCAGTTGCCCCCGCAGGTCCAGTCGCGCCAGTAGGACCAGTCGCGCCAGTAGGACCAGTCGCTCCAGCAGGACCAGTTGCCCCCGCAGGTCCAGTCGCGCCAGTCGCGCCATCATCACCACCTAGAGCGAGGACACCCCAATACGGATACTCACCAATCAGGCTAAAGCTATGATTGAACGCTCCGTCTGCTACATTAGTCCAAGGTGAAACCGTGTCATACTGATCTGAGTATCCATGGTTCCCCTCATTGGTTATACCCAATCCACCAGTGATAGTATTGCCGGTTGGGGATTGCCCAATTCCGTAAATACCGTTACCAGATACCCATACCGCAACAATGTGGAATGTCGCCCCAGGAGCAATTAGTGTTGGGGTTTGTAGCGGATAAGAAACAGAAGTTATGCTGGCTGGATTAGCCACTACACCTGTATCACCCAGGAAAACTACATCACCAGGAGCCGAGCCTAGATCGCCGCTTGCGACAATTCCCAGAATAAACGTTCCACCAAACGCAGATTCAAACGTCACACCTATCTCATGCACCATCAATGGGAAGTCTCCATTGACGTATGTTTGATAGGTAGATTCGACACCATAGTCCGCCGCAGAACCGAGCGTAACGTCCATCAGTATGGAATCGATCTCCGGGTTCGCCGGGTCATTTCCTGCGGGTACAGCAAATTGGGCAATATAGCTAGAACGTTCGCTATGTACGGCATCTTTGATGTCGTATGTATCGCTATCGTTCCAATCGCCTTCCCAATGAAATGGTTCTGGTCCAGTCGCACCTGTAGCGCCGTCAGGACCGGTAGCTCCCGCAGGACCGGTAGCTCCCGTAGCTCCCGAAGGTCCAGATGCACCAGTGGCGCCCGCAGGTCCGGTTGCACCGGCAGGTCCAGTGGCACCATCAGGTCCAGTGGCTCCAGTGGCTCCGGTTGCTCCGTTATAGCCGGTGAAATCCAGCATCAAACGAATAGCAGTGGTCGAGGGCATGAAATCGCCCCCAGTCGTATAGCCGTTCTGCACATCGAACGTCACATACGACGGGTTGTCGATAACTTCAGTAATTTGGAATATGTAAAAGCTCGTAGGGTCACTATCTAATGCCAGCCGCAAGATGCCAATTACTGGCGATTCATTACCTGATAGCAGGGCTACGGCAGCATCCCAAGCGTCTGCCGCAACTACTTCAGCATCCGCCTTGCTGATTACGATAGACGTAGCTTCAACATCTGTGCTTACGCCAGCATCAGCCACAATGAACTTTAAGAAGCCACTCGAAGGATCGCTGATTGACTCTGCCTGCCCTGCCGAGACGTAAGGCAGTGAAAACGCACCACCCCATGGTCCACGTGATCCTGTTGGACCAGTAGCCCCCTCTTCACCAGCAGGACCGGTTGCACCTGTAGCTCCTATAGGTCCGGTAGCTCCCGTCGCCCCATCAGGACCGGTTGCACCTACCTCGCCCGCAGGTCCAGTCGCGCCGGTTGCCCCCGCCTCACCTGGATCACCTTGTGGACCAGTAGCACCGATAGGACCGGTTGCGCCGTCAGGACCGGTAGCGCCAACAGGACCAGTTGCGCCCGTTGCACCAACCTCTCCTGGATCACCCTGAGGACCGGTTGCACCAACATCGCCAGCAGGTCCGGTGGCGCCTGTAGCACCAACCTCTCCTGGCTCGCCTTGCGGTCCTGTAGCTCCCGTTGCGCCGACAGGACCAGTAGCACCCGTCGCTCCTTCGGGACCGGTTGCGCCGGTTGCGCCTACAGGTCCAGTCGCACCCGTAGCGCCTACACCTCCAACACTAAGGCTGTCGAGGTTGATCTTATCCTGCGCGGTCATCAAACCAGCTTCGGTAGCCGTAACCGCGGGTACCGTTACGTCGTTTCCAGTGCTTGACGTGATATCTAGGGTTTCATCGGTACGGTTGGCGATACCGAGATTAGTTCCCTGGCGCCAAATCGTGTTACCAAAATATGTATCCAAAGCGGCAACAACGTCGGAACCGTCTACCGCTGAACGCGGCATCCACTCCGTCCACAACGCAGCGAAGCGAACGCGGAAGTACTCCTCACCATCCGCTACAGCGTAGGCTATCTGCTGTGTAAATCGCACATCGACGTGCGTAACGTCGTTGACTACTGTGATCCAGTATGTGCCGGATGCAAGCATTTCCGGCGAGGAAACTGGATCAGTAATAACATACCGTCCATCCTCGCGGATATCGTCAATACTAGTGCCAGTACCCAGATGTGTGGCGCGCATTATTCATCCCCATTACGGAGAACCTTCACAATGGCGTCAGCGTAAGGTCCGATCTTGATCACGTGGACCAAGAACATAGCTCCTGGCTTTGACGTAAGTGGCGCGATAACTTCGGTGAAACCTACGAAATTGATAACGCCTGCCTTGGGTCCGTTAGTGATCAGAACCTTCATATCTGTCGCGACTTGCGGAGCTTCGAAGTTGTGATCACCACCATTTGTGTAATGTTCCAGGCGACCGTTCTCTTGGTTAGGGATGAATGCGCCACTATCCACTATGCGCGCAGTCTTACCTGACGTGCGCTTAGGGCGCGGCATGTACTGATCATGGACGTGATCCTTTTGGGCGAATGCCGCCGCGCTCTTGCCCTGGAGGCGCGCAGCGTCGATATCACCTAACAGGTTTTTGATCTTGTTAGCGGTAATGTCATCCTTGAGGGCGAGTTTGTCGTATCCCAAGAAATAATCTACAGCGTAGTCTTTCAGCGCTTCATGGATCAGCTTCATGATTGCCTTGGTGGTAAACTCATCGCGACGCATGAACTGCTCGAACGCTGCATTCAATTCATCGTGCGTGATATACTGATCGTGCGCGTGGTTCTTAGAAGCGGTCGTGTCGGCAAGCGTCTTCGCGATGCCCTTCAGAACATCATCGATCATCTGTTGGACGTTGGGAGTCTTGTCCGCAGTAGCCGGAATGCCATCCAGCTTCGCCTTATCAGTAGCCGACATCAGTCCGTCGCGCTTGTCAGTGGCAGGTTCTACCCCTGAGGCAGCGCGGTTGATGTGCGATAGAACGTCATCGAAGGCGCGGGAATCCAAGCGACCAAGCCAATCGGTCCACCCCTTGGTGTGCTTGACGCGGAATAGCTCGGAACCGTTTTCGACATTCGTGAGGGTCTGAATTGTGTAGCTGCGTCCCTTGGCGTCCTTGTCGGACTTAACCGTAAGGATATGCGCTACATCTTTGACAACGAGGGAGTATTCCCCACTGTCACGAACCTGATCTAGATTGTAATCTGCTGGTAGTGTGCGCATGTTTTGGCTCCCCATTAACCTTAATGGAATATGGTGTTCTTGTCAACTCAAACAAGGGGAGCCGCCCTTACGCGCTGCACTTAACTTCAGACACCCATACCTTACCGCCATCTTCAGAGTATATTGAGACTATCTCTCCCTCGGCTACAGCAATCTCAGCATCTTCATTTGCGGGAATTGCGTAGTCGTCGGCGTCTGCCTCAGCAGCCATCCCGACCGCAACGTTTACAACGTGATTGTCTGCAACGATACGCGCAGTCCAAGGATACGTTTTTGCAGAGGTTTCGTCATGAGAAGCGGCGGTTAGTGTGAAAGACTCGCTAGAGATAATGCGGTGTACCATCAGGCTCTCCCATCTTGTAAAGTCCTCCCGGATTTCTCCGGGAGGTTTCGTATCTTATTAGGTGAGCGCAACCGTGCCGTTCGTGTAGAGGATGTTCCACTTGAGACCAGTCCACTCGAACGTTACGTACTCGTTCGCTGCGTCCAGAGCCATCGTGACAACCGTGGTGTCCTCTGCGGTGCCACCGTAGATCGACTCAGCCGCAAGGTTGGACAGAGCCACGTTCACAACGTCGGAACCGTTAGTGAGGGTCTTCAGGAACACAGTCGTGCGCTCGCCGTAGATCGTGCCGTTAGGAAGCGTGACCGTCTCGCCGCCTGCCGTTCCTCCCGTCGTGATGTTGTGACGGGCGATACCTGCAAGCAGAGTGATCGGATCAGCACCAGACGTGCGCTCATCGACCGAGCGACCAGTGTTGCCAGAAAGCCAAGAACCGAACCCATCGGTCTCGTCATATAGACGAATCCAAACAGCGCCAGAAGCCTTGTCAGTCAGGCGATATAGAACTGTAGTGTCGGTCACGCTCTGTGCAGCATTGACGATGACTTCAACAAAGAAGCTGCCAGCATCAGGACCGTTGACAGGATCGGTAACGTCATAGACGCCCGAAGTCTTGAGGTCGTTCAGATCGTAACCCGTTCCAAGAGGATAGGCCCGCTCGAAACGGTGGTTTACAGGAATATCACGCATGGTTGTTCTCCCTCAGAATTTGTTGAATTACGCTCCCTCGATAGCCGTAACGCGGGCTTCGAGATCAGCAAGGCGGCTTGTCCACTGCACTGAAGCCTGGAATATATGTTAAGGTTACCATAAAGTCAAGGGGGTGCCCTTAGTTATGTTTGTTAACCTTGACTTTTGCACCAGGATTACTACATTATGGTTAATGACGCACCAAACACCATACGCCGTGGAGAACACAATTAAGCAATTCGGAACCAACATCCGCATTGCGCGGCTCCGCCGTAACTGGAGCCGTGACTTCCTAGGTGCAAAGTTGGGACTACACCGCAACGTCATCGCTCGCGCGGAAGCGGGCAATCCAGGTGTGCGGATCGAGACCTACTTCTCCATCCTTTGGGCGCTGGGTATCCTGGATCACGTAACCGATCTGGCGTCACCGGAGCGAGATATCGAGGGCAAGCAGCTAGCCCTCTCACATATGCGCACACGAGCGGGAACTAATCGCACTTTGGATAATGACTTCTAGAGAACAGCGGCAACCAATAGACGGTCACCTTATAGCGGCGCGCGCGGTGAACCATATCGAGCGTACCCTTATGTCCCTCGAAGGCAATCACCGCATCGGGCTCGAAGTCGTCTAGCATTTCCTGGTTGCGAATTGGACCAGCGGCGTCCCCATGCTCATCCCAATCAGCGGGGTACTTCTCAACCTTGATGCCTCGTTTCTTTGCCCAATCACGAGCCATGCGGTCAGCGCCTTTGGCATCGCCGTGGGCTAGTTCAGTGATAGGGCAGCGCGAATGGAAGTAATCAAGCTCCTCATTGAGTAGCATGCGCGCCTTGAAGTCTCTACCTCCGCAGACGATCACCCTCATTGCATCTGCGCCGACGATAACACCTTTCCGTCAAACTTCTTACGGATACGTGTGGGTTTATATACGCCAATGTAATCAGACGGCCATCTGGAACTGACGAACTGTGCCTTGCTTACGCGGCTTACATTTACCTCATCTGATTGGTTTCCGGCGAGGACGTGGTAATAATAGTCGTCTTCTGATATGTAGAAGCCTACATGTCCACCACCGTTTCGCCGGAATACAAGAACGCATCCATAGGCGGGAGAGACACCTTCCTGCCATTTAGCCCAGTTAAGCGCCCAAAGGGGGTCTTTGACAGGTTCGATACCGTTCACGAATAGGCAGTATGCGGTGAACAATCCGCACCAAGCGATAGAGTCATGTTTATAATCTCTGGCTACGCTACCACCCAGATCGCGTGCCCATTGAAGGATGACCTCATTGTCCCCCTCATCAAATTCCTGCGTGCCATTCAGGCGCTTCGCGGTAAGCATCCATGGGAAATCGTCAACCTCATCAGGGTCCGCAGGTCGCGGAAGACGCACACCACCCTCGGGAAGAATGATCTCGTTGGTGTCAAACGGTGCGCCATTGGCGCTGTTTTCGTATACACCAGTGATGCCTTTATAAAGCTGCCGAATTAGACCTAAACTCATTACTCATCCTCACTTTTAAGCCCCTTGACCTTCGCAGTGAGGCGCACGTATCCATTACCTTCCTCAGTGTACTGTTCAAGGTCAATGCCGTCTTCTTCCATAAGCGCTGTGTTGAGCTTCTTCTTACCCTTGCATGCGGACACCGAGGCGGACCACTCTTTGTCCCCAACACGCTTGGAACCGATCTGCCCAAGCAACTGCTTCAACTCTTCCTCAGCAGAAGAGAGTTCTGTCTTGCGCTCTTTGGCTTCTTTACGAAGCGTTGCGACAGTGATGGTAAGAGACTTCAGGCGCTCCACAATGTTTGGGGAGATATCCTGCATGTCGATGATTTCGTCAGAGACAGCCCCAACTTCTGTCTCACGGCATCGCCGCACGAATGGGCAGTAGATGCAGTCTCCTGTGGTGCGCCCCTCTGAAACGAAGTCTTCAGGTTTAGCGTCTGGGGCAAAGACACGCGCAGCGCGCTCCTTGGCACGCTCATATACTTTATGATCATACTTGACGACGAACGGTCGAATGTCCTGTAGATCGACGGGGTTTATGTAGAGAACAATACCCCACTTTGGTTTGTAATTGGTCTTCTCCTGAAGGATGCCCATCTGAATAATAACCTGCCCGACGTGACGCGCCTTGGCAGCAGTGATATTCATCTGCGGATTGAATGACTTGATCTCGATAGAAATCTCAGCGCCATCCTCGCCCATATCCGCAGGTCCGCCTTCAAGCTCGGATAGCGCCTCTCTAGGCTGGTCCACAACAACACCATCAGGCGTCGCACTGAGTAGACCAGATACGAACGTCTTTTGGTCTTCTCCCATGTAGAAACATTTGTCAGCACCAAACATTCCCTGGAGTTTAGGCACTGCGTACCAATTCTCCACGAGGTTGCCTCGTTCGGTATGCCCCCACGATACCTCATCATCAGCCTCCGGTTGCTCAGCCTGATCCGGTTCGCGCTTACTAAAATAGACTTGCTTCAAACATCCGAAGTTCTCAGAGGCTCCGACTGTTTTTGAGCGGTCATGCTCCCACACGCGTTGACCAGAAGCGACGACTTCTCCAAAGGCACGGCGGAAGTCGAGTGCCTTGGTCTTCTTCTTGACTTTATTTTTCGGAGAAGCCATTAGTCACCTATTAATCTTTATCGGTAACCTTAACACAGGTAACCTTAACTGTCTAGACGCTGACGCAGAAAAATAGCAACAGGTCCGTCCTCTTCAGTTTCCCACTTGCCACCAAGTAGCCAGCCTTCAGGCACCTCAGGAAACCAGCGCAACAAAATATCGGCTCCAGACACCCCGTCGTCGTACTCCGACTGTAGCCGTGGATCGTCGAGGTGGTAGACCATGGAGTCGAAGCCCCACATATCCGCCACCTCGCTAAGCCGCGTTTCAGGAGGGGTAAAGTAAAACATCAGCGCAACTAGGGTGCCATCACCTAAGTCAAGTAGCTGCTCAGGCGGGGGCAAATGGTCAGGAACCATGGTAGCCATCATCGGGCCATCCTTCATCGTATCCGTCATCACCTTCATCCTCATCGTCATCGTAATTAGGACCGTCGTCGTCGTCGTCCTCATCGTAGGCGCGTGAAGTAGTGAGAGGATCATTGTGCCAAACAACGCCTTCCAAGGCAGCCCCCGGAACTGCGAGAGGGCTAGACTCTAGATGGTGGATGCCCACATCCAGGTCTGCCAATTCTCCAATGACCTTGTATCGGAATACGCGCATCTTAGCGCAATTATAGTCACGCGGGACAGCGACGACATGTGCCGGGCTGACTTCCACAACTACTACGCGATCTCCCGCTCCGTTGCCGAAATGCGGCAGGTACTCTTTCGAGCAAACGTGTAGACCGTTGGAACAGGCGTTATCCCTATCCGGGTCCACCTCCCATGGATCGACCGAAGGCTCTTGCCCTGGGTGATTGTCGATTGTGCCTGAGTGACAGTCCAGGTAGTCGCTGCGAACTTTTTTGTAAGCGACAAAGTTACCTTCCTCGGTTATCGGCACATTGTTGCGCTCAAGGAAGTCGAATAGTGATAGCACAGCTTCACGACGGTGGTTCTGGTAGAGCTTAGCCATGAAGTTGACCAATGGTCCCGCATCCAGTTGCAGTTCGATGAAGTGCATGATGCGGTCAGTCAACGTGTTGTGGATCGGTTTGCCCTTGTAGAATACGCCGTCACGAGTGACAGTGATATCTGCATGCTCAGCGAATGCTGAAGCAACGAACTCGACCTTGTTCATCAGTGGATAGATGTCAGCAGCCGTCGCTACCGAACGTATTAGGTCCAACACCTGTTCGTATCGCGGATCGCTCTTCTGCCAAGTGTAGCAGGCTCCCGGATGAGGACTGTCGGGGAGACAGTGTACCGAGATAGAGTCGGGGGATATGCGGTAAGCGTAGTCACGCTGCAACATTATCTTCCTCACCGGTTAAGCTTAATCGTTTCTCGATCACGCTTATAACGTGGGCTGCCATGGCTGTCAACTCAGGAAATCCTGATAGATCAAGTGGCGGCGCCTTATCCTTGTAGAACGAGAGCATGCCGTAGAAGTAAGCCTTCCCTGTGTCGGTCAAGAGTGCGTTGACGTGGGAGTCATCGGTGAGCATCCGTTCTAGCATAATGTAACGCTCATCGAACGCCTTAGCGATCCGATTATAGTCGAAGACCTTATCTTCGCTTTGCTTGAACCCATGACCGTACATGCGGCTGAGGATAACTCCCAACCGAGTCCGATTATTGTTGTCATCATCGCCCCGCCACGACATTGCCGTTGGTACACCAAATCCTAGAGCGAACAGTGGATCGCTGCGCATCATATCGATGATCATAGGTCCGATCTCGATCATATTGTTGCTCAGGAGCTTTGATAGTTTCAGGAAGTGGTGTCCTGTGTGTGACAACAAACTAGCGCGGACATTCAACTGAATTTCGTCCTTGCGAATTTGCTGTATCACTTTTTTATCGATAACCCCGAGGAGATTCTTCCACAAGGTGTTGCCCTTCATCACCTCAGCCTGCCCCGCGGTAAGGCGATAGATTGGTATCGTCTTATCGTAGAACCCAAGCGCCTCAGAATTATCGAGCACCGATCTGAAAGTGCTGCGATTGATCCGTGACTTCACTCTCCCTCCCGCAGAGGGTGGGACCATCAAATCATGGGTGGACGTGTGTCTTACGACGTAATAGGCTTCTGAGGTATAGCACGGCTCTATCTTTCCTCCCCAGTTGTCTAAAACCCATGGGTATACAGCCGTCTTAGAAAATTTCGCTTTAGCTTGAGGTTTTGCCCGTACTTTCGCGGATTCTGGCAAGTCGTCTTCAAAGTAAGCTCCGCGAAAGACGCCAGCTTCTTCGATCTTTGCCAGCATTTGTTTGACATAGCGGCGCGCGCAGCGAATCACCCACACCTGTAGGGCGCTATCTTTTCCTGGCGGGAGCTTCCACTTCTTGGACTCCTCCACCAAGTGCTCGTTAATTGCCGGGTTCCACTTCAAATGCGACGGAACTATGTATAGGATGTCAGAAGGCACGATGTTGATAGTTGTCTTCTTAAAAGGCGACAAATCAACATAGGTCGTCCCTGCGTAGGCGTATAGGCTACCTGCATGAAAGTTAGCCTGAAAACCTAGTGTGCGCTTGCTAAGCTCAAAAGTCCGTGACGGTTTGCCTATGTATCTCGGGAGAGCGTCTTGGTTGTCTTTGACGTATTGCTTCCAGTTTTGTTCAATACGATTCTGCCCAAGTTCAGCGACTAGTGTTGTCATCGCGCGAACATATATTGGCTGATCCTGCTCATCCTCATCCAAGTAGGTCTTGGCTAGCGCCTCGGCAGCGGTAGGATAAGTGCGGGCATTACCTATTGTGGATTCGATATCAGCCTGTAGTTTGTCGAATCCTTCGTTAATAGTATTGATGATTCGTTGCTTGCTCACCTCATCGTATTGGATAGCTTCACGAGACATCGTGACGGAGCAAGTCCCGATTGGTAGATCGATGAGGATAGTCTTCGCCTCCTCACTCATGCTCCTAATGACGCTACGCGTTTTGGTGTCAACATCGTACATCAGAGAAGCGTCGAGTGGATAGACTGCCGCTCCTTGGCGTACATAAACGTTCCAGATTCCCTTTTGCGAGGCGTCCCCTAAATAGACGCGATCCGTGAGTTTGATGATGCCACCAAAGCTCTGGATGTCGATGTCTTCGTACCCTACGCCTTCAAATACGATCCTCTTGTCAAACCAGGAGAAGTGTTGATTGGCTAGCCCTTCGATGATCTCACGCCGATGACTGTCCCCAAGGGGAACAGTTACTTCGATGCCTCTAGGCTCTTCCGAGGGCATCGTGTAAGAGTGGTCAATTCTCGGCACACCATCTTGCGGAACGCAAATTTCATACGCGCGCACTTCCTTACCGTCGAAAGCGCTGAGTATGAAAGCATCGACCAGCGCAAGCGGTGACTTGGAGCCGATGCCAAACATACCAGTCTCTTCATTCGAGTCCTGCTTGGTGCTTTCGAAGAGTGTGGAGTAGTGCTCCATAATGAAGTCATGCGACATCCCCACGCCGAAGTCGCGCACAGCGAAGTTAGGCTCCATGTGTGAAGGCAGCGATACCTTGATAGGCACATCTTCGCATCCAGCCTTAGCGTGGCTGTCAAGCGCGTTAGCGATCAACTCACGGACGACTGTCTCAGCCTTTTTGGAGTAGATGCTATCGACAAGATTGCGGAAGGAGCGTCCTGTCGCCTTGATCTTCATCGTCGCGCTTTGACCGAACCCCTCGCTCGTGACAACGCGATTTTCCTCGTATACGTCCTTCATAAGTAACCTTAATCTAAGGGCTCAAAAGGAAGCCCTACCTTAGGTAGGGCTTAAGTTCACTTGGGAGAACGGAGTATCAGCCTCAGGACTGACGATGCTCATGTACCTTAGTCACCTTGAGTCCGTCAAGCCCGAACTTCGCGAGGGACATTTCCCAATATTTCAGTTCGGCTTCGGTCCAGCGGTAGGTCTTCAGAGCCCACTCACGCGTAATTAGCTTGCCGTGGATAGCAGCGATTACTTCTGCTTTTCTACGGGCGGTCCACCGCGAGGTATTCGCTGGGGGTAGGCTATCGACCGTGATCTGACCGGTTGGTCCTAGAGCATACTTCGGGCGATGTGCTGCCATGTGTTTTACCTCCATGGGGTTGCTGGAGGTCTTACTAGCATCGTTAATACTAATCAGCAAGGGAAATTTTCGGTAAGGTTAACTTGTCTGTGCAGCGCGTAGCAGCATAGCCTTAAGAACTTCCGCAGCAGCTAATGTATCCGCGAAGGCGTCATGGGCATCCTCGATCTTCTTACGAAGAAATGTGTAGTATGCACCACTCAAACGCACAGGGCGGTTGAGCATAACTTCAGCCCGTTTCATGATGCACATAGTTTGCGTGTTGTCGGGGAAGATCGGGCGCTGACTATAGTCCTCAGGATCAATACGCATAGAGGTTTGACGCATCACCTTCTCATCAAAGGCTAGGTTATACGCGGTAATAAGGTCAGCTTCCTCACATAACTCACGAAACTCCGCTAGAACTTCCTTGATCGGGCGCCCCTCAGCTTGGCATAGGGCTGGAGTAATACCATGTACCTCTACAGCTTTCTCATGAAACGGGGCACCTCGGGGCACCTTAACCAGGGTATTCACGGTCTTAATTATCTCGAAGTTATCCCCGAGCATGACCACACCAAGCTGCACCGGCCACGGCTGCACAATCGATAGCGGGTCTTCACCCTGAACTGGTAGACCGGTGGTTTCAGTATCGAATACGAGAACCTTCATAACGAGTAACCTTGAGTTAACCTACAATGTTAACCATACTACTACAAAAGCGCTTGCTGTCAAGCACTAAATTAACTACTCTTAAGGGATGGATGATAGAACCAAGAAGCTCATGGCCATTCTCGCAGAGAACGGCTACACGCACGTCCGTCAGCTGCCCACAGGAGAGTGGGCGGCGATCCTGAAGTTCATCTTCACGTATGGATTGTGTGTGGGCTTGGATGAATATGGGTTGCGTACGCGCTTTTGCTACGGAACCGAGATCGAAGCCGTAGCCGCGCTGCATGAGTGGGATGGTAAGGGCTTCCCACCGGGTTGGTGGCTGCGTCAGAAACCCGAGGATATCAATAATCCGCTAAGAGAAGAGCTAAACGCTTCACTCGAAGAGCCTCACGACCTTTAGCGGCGCAGGCGTTCTTGTCCTTGATGTTGCGCCCACAAAATGTAGGCGTTAACATGTGGCAGTTAGGGCAGATGGCTTCTAGGTTATTGCGCTTGTTGTTCTCGCGGTCACCATCGATGTGATCCACAGTGAGAGGCATGGGCTGCCCCATCCACTCGTTCAGGTTACAGTGTGCACAATACCCATCTTGCTCTTCGATAATGCGCCGACGCAGAGTTTTCCAAGTCATCTGCTCGGTATCAGCCGCATGACGCTTTGCTCGCGCCTTTGCTCTAGAAGCTTCGATGGAGCGCATACGACGATCTAGGCGCTGGCATTTAGCCGAGCACACCACACTCGTCTTCTCTCTGTCTTTTCTAGGGGTGTATTCTGATCCACACTGACGGCATATAGTCATGGTAGAGTCCAGCCCTTCGGAGCCTCACTCCAGCGAAGCAGTTTAGACCACCACACCTCATCAACATGCACGGTTGGTCCTTGGACGATCTTGAAGCTGTTCGGCGGCATGTCAGGATCGAGGACGACCTTCATGCCCATGTAGGTTAGCTCAGGCTTTGGTGAGTTTGTAGAGCCCATGTCCTAAGGTCTCCAAGAAGTGCTTGTTCTTCTCCGCGAAAGCGATAAGGTCTTTCACGGTACCAGGGTCATCAGTCTTGATGATGGCTACGTCACCCGACGCCATAGTGCGCACTGAGCGATTGAGCTTGATGATGCTCACCGGGCACTTGGCTCCAATCAGGTTGATTTCGATCTCCATAGGCACACTGCCCTCCATTGTGTTTAAGTAGTCCTGGCATGCCGCACACTGACAAGGGTATCCGACCCTCCAGGTATCGGTGCCGCAGGGGTTGCCGGTAATATGACAGCGAGTGTTCAGCATCAATGAGTCTCCGCCCAATTATCGCCCGCCTTTGCATCAGCCTCAATAGGGAGCTTGATCCCGAGTTGCTTACCGGCATCAAGGGCGCTTTGGAGACAGACGTTCCAGATGAGTTGTTCGTGCTCAGCGCGACACCCAAACTGAAGTTCGTCGTGCGAGTAAATCATCAGGGTAAAGTCGTTGTCATAACCGACCTTCAGCCCATGCTCGCGCTCCAGCACATCCATAATCCGTATGATCCAGAACTTGGACACGATTGCCCCAGCGGATTGCAGCAGCGTGTTGAGGGCGGCATGGGACTTACGCACAGTCAGACGGCGACCGTCGAGACCTTTGATCCACCCTCGCTTAGCGAGTGCTTGGACATTTTCAACCAACAAGTTCATGCCCGTGACGCCGCGCATGAACCGCTTCCTAGCTTCTTTTCCGACGACCTTCTGACGGCTCGGCGGCGAGAGTGGTTCAATAATGAAGCCGAGCTTTTCGTCTCCAGCGCCGTAGATGAGCGCAAACAGGAACGCCTTAGCATCGCGCCGGTTATCGAATCCTAGGATAGCTCGGTTAGCTTCGTGGATGTCCTTGTTGAGAACAACATCAGCAAGTGCCCCGTCATCGTAGGGCCAAAGATAGTGTGCCCAGCAACGAAGCTCGATACCCTTCAAGTCGGCGCCAACCATGCGCCATCCCTGCGGCACCCCGAAGAGTGCACGGCAGTCATAACCCCACTTTCCTTCTTCACCCTTAGCTACACGGACCTTGGGCTCCCCCTTCTCATCCAGGATCGGCTTCCCATCCGCATCAAGCAGCTTCACGAACTGCACAGATGGAACCTGAGAGATATTCGGGTTCATATGCGATGCACGACCAGTTACCGTGTTGCACGGGATGATCGTTGGATGCAGAAAGCCATTGGTATCTACCATACCAAGCCAAGCTTTCTTGCCCGTCTTCAACTGACCTAGACGCTTCTGGAGCAACAGGTACTTAACGAGAGACTTCGCTACCTGCGGATAGTCCTCTTCAAGCTTCAGCAGCGTCTTCTCATCTGTCGCTGGAGCACCAGTGTCAGTGAACTCTTCTGGCACCCATCCCATTTCCATGAGGCGGTGCTGGATTTGTGGTCGCGAGTTAGGGTTGAACTTGACCTTGGCGATCTTGACGTAGGCTCCATCGCCAGTAACTTCGTTGTACTTGGTAATCTGCGCATAGATGCCGTGCGGCGTGATTGCTTTGCGATCACGCTTCGGATGGAACTCCTCACCCCATTGCTCGCGCGTCTGCCAATCCAGCAGGTTAAACCGCCGCCGGTACACAGGGTGCTTCGGATATAGTCGCTGAAGTTCTGTTAGCTCGTTGTGGCTCGCCTCAGGCGTGAACACCCACTTCTCAGGCTCGTAACGATCAGGGAACTCGTGCTGAAGCAGGGCGCCAAAGTGCTCGACCAAACCATGGAGTTCGTCATATAACGCTTCGGCTCCCTCGACATCGAACCAGATTCCGTTGTCTTTAGTCTCCTCCATAAGCTCCATCATGTAGTGCTCAACACGCACTGCATTCAGGACGCCAGGGTTCATCTTCGGCTTGAGCTTCTTCAGCCATAGCGACTTCAGCAGACGACTATCGTCAATGCCGTAGTCGATCATGTCGGGATTGCACTCAGCCCAAGGGTCCAGCCCCTTGGCGAGCATCATTGCCTTATAGTCACCCTTCGACTCTTGCAGGCGAACACCCCAAGCTTCGAGCCCGTGTTTGCCGATCATCTGCCCAGTCAGCTTCTTAGGATGCCCGAACGGCAGGCTCTTGGTCTTCTCAAAGAGAACGAAGTCAGTGTCCTCTTTGATGTTGCCATGGAAGAGGCGGCACAGGACGATGGAGTCCCATGTCTCTGTCGCAGTGCGATCAAAGGCTGTGTGATGCTCCAACACTTGATAGTCGAAGCCGATACCGTTGTGGAACACAACAGTCTTCGAGCGCATTAGCATCGCCACGCCCGCCGCAATCGCCCCTTCACCAAACATGAAGTGACGATTGGGGCGAGCCAGGGTTTCAGCGACGTATGCAAGATCAGCCCGAGCGACGAATACGAACTCGTTGTCCGTCTCGGCTTCGGCAATCGTCAGCATGTGGATGGTATCAGGCATCCAATTTGGTGGCGAACCAATAGCCGTCGTCTCGATATCCGCTAGGGATGTCTGAGGGCTGTATGTATTAAGATCAATCATTATCCTTAATCATACCATACCTGCAATAGCTACGCTAGAGCGAGCGCGTGTGATAGCCGTATAATTCCACTGTGCCCATTCAGAGCGTGCCTTGCTCATGTCCGAGAATACAAATACGTGCTCATACTCTGATCCCTGAGACTTGTGCCCTGTTATGCAGTGAGCGAACTGTACACCACATACTGATCGTTTGGTGAGCATGCTCTGTGCACGCAACAGATTTCTCTCGTGGTCTGGGTCACGAACTGCCGGGCAGTCATCATATGAAGCCATGAGATCGATGAAGCACATAGGGATCACCTCAGGATCGCGATCTGGCTCATCTGGATAATCCACGCGAACCTTGCATATCAGGTCCGAGTATGGATCAACCGCCTTGCTCATCAGGTTGAGCACACGGACGCGTACACCATTCACCCAACCGCGTGTGTTGTGGTTGGTTGTCAGAATAAGTTCTTCGTTTTCTGACGGGTAGAACGGATACTTCATCGGATCAGGACCAAGAGAGACAAGTTTCTTACGCTTGCGTATATAGCCGTTGATCCGATGGCGTAGTCGGTTCTCAAAACAAATCGCTTGGTGGGTATCAGTGAAGGGCGCCATCGCGATTGGGTGAACTTGGGGGAAGGTGCTCACATCATCCCACGCCTTGAACGAGGACATGGGCGGTGTTTGCCGCTTATTGTAGATGAAATGCGATAACGGAAGGATTCCGCTATGCGCCTCCTGGCGCAGAACTTTAGTGAGCTTGTAATCTGCATTTGGGAGATCGATAGCTTGCTTGTCATTGACCGGTGGAAGCTGCCCATAGTCCCCAAAGAAGATCATAGGTAGCGTGTGATGCTTCACCATATCATCGAATAGGCGCGTCCCTATCATTGACGCTTCATCAAAAATCAAAACGTCGCCCGCAAGATCATCAGACTCTTTTGGGCTGAAGTGCATCAGGTTCTCGTTCTCGATTATCTCACGACGTTTACACTTGAGTTCGAAGATGCGCTGACGAATATCATTCGTCGGCATTTCCAATGTCAGGGATTCAAGCGCATCATCCACCTGGGTAAGTGCCTGGGATACGCCGCCGCACAACGCAGAGTGCATAGTGTAAGCCCTGGTGCAGATGCGTGCCTTCTGGAGCTTCTTGGTCAGCACATCGGCAGCTTTGCCGGTGGGCGCCATGACTAGAGGATTGATGCCTTCAGCCTTCAGACGGCGAATGAGTTCAGCAGCGATGGTGGTCTTACCCGTACCGGCTAGCCCAGTTACAGAGCGCCGTGTGCCTCGACCACCGTCCTTACCGTAGCTCACTAGGCTTTCAACGATCTCCGCCTGTTGCTGCGTCAAGGATACGCTTGCGGTTGCCGTCGTATCGGTCTTGGACATCTGATAACTCTTTCCGCAAAGTCTTGAGGGAAATGCCAAGATCGGCACATGCTTCGGACATACTCAGTCTCTTGTTTACCTTAATCTTCACATAGGCGTCAAGTGCTTCTTGGTCAGTTATCTTGCGTCTGCGACCCTGTGGACCCTGCTTGTCCAGTTCACGCAGCTTGCGCCGTACGGCTCCAACACCTTTGTCCACAGCCTCAGCGATCTCCTGAGCGAACGCGCCGCTCTCGGACATCGCGGTTAGTACTTCTATCTGACGCTGGGACCACTGAGACATTTATCTACCCGGTGTAGCAGCCGATGGTGCAGCCGTAACGGTCCCAATGTCGTTGCTCAGCGAATGCGTCACCGATCTGCTTGAGTTCATCACTCAGCGCGCGGGCGTCATCCAAGCTAAAAATGTTCGGGCGCTCAATGAGCGAGTGGAGCTTCCACAGCACTTCTTGCGCGCGCTCGTGGTCTGCCGCCTTCCAGTCTTTTAGAATTCGAGGGAAGAGGTGGTCACTCATGTCTATAACTCCTCACATTTGATCCGCGAAGAATTTACCGCCGCTCATGTTGATCAGTGTGCGGTTACCGTTTGGGTATACGATGTCGTGCGTATGTGCCCATGAGCTTGGACCGTTGTTATATCCTAGGTCCATCTTCGATGACGTACCTACAACATGCAGCCCGCTCTCGATAGCCGGGGAGTGCGTGTGACCAATCGTGGCTTTCTCGGTCACTCCTACGAACGCGATCTTCGATCCTCGCCGTCCGTTGGGACCAAAGTGCCCGTGCCACCCGCACTCTACGTTCATAATCTCATAGCTCTCATCACTGAGCAAGAATCTAATCTCATCTGTCTCCGTGACGTATTCCGTGTTGTCATACACTCCGCACATGTGCTCCATAGCTAGTTCTAGCAACGAAAACTTTGTACCGGCGCGCATCATATCGATCACCGCCAGTTTAAGGCGATAGAAGGTTTCGATGTTATCGAAATCCTCCATTCGACATGGGTCAAACTTCAACAACCACTTCTCGATGAAAGCATCGTGGTTGCTATCGACCACAATATTTTCTTCCGCGAGTGTGGCTACGAAGCGCGTAAATTTGATGACCTTATTGAAGTCACCCGCGACGCGGTTCTCACCTTTTGCCCAGCGACCCAAACGGTGGAAGAGGTTCTGAAGTTCATGATAGTTGCCCGCTGTGAAGTCCATTAGGTCATGAAAAACTTGAGTATACGGGCGTAGTTCTTCAACCAAAGTTCGCGTAGGAACTTTCATTCGTAGCGAAGGGTCAACCGTGTAGCCCCACGTCGCCATCGCCACTTCAGGATCAAGCTGTTCAGCGTGAATATCTCCGTAGATCAACCCCGCAACACCTTCGTGGGGACGTATCTCTGCATCAGAGATATGATATCCAAGATCGTAGAACTCACCATCGATCTCGTTAGTAGGGGTCAAGTGGCGAAACCACACACCATCCTTGGATACCTCGACGATCAATGCGCCATGCATGTGATCAAAGTGTGCGCGGAATCCTGCCTTGGTAGGACTATAGTGCGGATGGGTCACGGCGCCTGTGGTCATGATCCACTTAGCCGGGCGATCCTTGTGTGTAGGGACCGTCTCAGCCGCGATCTTGGTGTGCGGAAACACCGCCCACTGACGTTTGGTATAGGTGCGCAGACCATTGAGCGGCTTGCTCATGGTAGCGGTAAGGTTAAGCTCTGGGGAGTAACGAATCTTGTCGTCGATCTCGATGGGCTCATTGCTGAGGTACGGGATCACTTCATCCGCAAACTTCCCCTCTTCGAGCTTAGCGTAACGCTGACGGCTGGTGCTAGTCAGGGCACCGATGATTAGCTCGGCGCCAGTGAACGCCGCGTATGCCTTCAAATTCTCCAGGAAGTCGGCATGAACCGGAGCACCTTTGACGGCACAGGTGAAGATGTAACGCTTGATCTCCCTGCCACGGATAGGGGCTACGCGAGGCTCCTGCATATGGCGGATCGCCTCTAGGGCAGAACGCTCCTGAGCAAGGCGGTCGAAGAAGGTCGAGCGGGGGATATTAAGCGCGTCGGCTGCCTTGCGGACAGAGCCGTACTTAGCCAATGCCTTGGAACATTCATCTGACATAGCAACCTACAAGTTAACCTTAATGGTCTTTGTTTATAGACCATAATCGGTTGCCGTGTCAAGCAGTAAGGTTAATTAGATTGGACTTATATCAATCTCGGCGCGGACCCACCTCGAACTCCCATGGCTCCCCTAAGGGACCGATGGACATGCACCGTAAATGGTCGGCTACCTCACCGCCGCATAGTTCTCCTTCGGAGGGATGTATGATATAGGATCGGCGGAAGCCCCCCTTGAGGGGTAGATACCCGCTGGAGACCAACCAAGACTCACGGGTGTCAAGGTCAAAGCGCTCATCTAGCGCTTCCTGGTAAGCTGTGATGTAGTTAGCATCGATCAACTCTCCCAGATGTTTTTCGAGACGAGCATCGTCTACCGGGTCTCGCTCTTCTTCCGGTCGCTCCAAGAGTTTGCGTATGGGTGGCGCAACCGGAAACAGCATAGCGATAGCGTCACGATTGATGATGACGAGATCGGCAGGCGTGTTAAAGTATGGTGCGCCCGCGTAGTGTAGTGTGCCTATCTTACAGACGGTACCCTCTATTACCCGCAGTTTCGTCTCGCCAACGACGCGTATAATATTTCCCATCCCTCAGTCCTTTTATTTGCGGATAGTGACGTAGGGACTAAACCCCATTCGCCGTAGCTCCTTTATTGCGAACTCATACTCTTCCTGACTGCGCACCACATCATGCACATAGACGGGTAGACCACTCGCCTTAGCGAGCGTGAGTAGCGCGCGAGTCTTTGAGTAGTTGGGAGCCGATATGCGCTCGCCCTGGGTCGAGTAGAGTAACTGGGTTTGAGCGACGCCTGCAAGCACATTCCGCGCCGGCTCGTCGTAGATCAACTCTCCTGCGTTTTCTGCAACGATCATAAATGATTCGTTACCTTGACTCTTAGCATACTCGCTGACACCGCGGATGAACTGTCCCATGTCCTGATGCGCGGTGGTGCGCACCTTCGTGTGGATCGTATACAGTCCTACGCCTGCTAGGTACACACCATCGAACTGCGCGCGGATAGCCTTCAGCACCAAGTCATAGACTTTAGTCTGCCACTCTCGATTCCAGAACTGAACAGGGTGACCCAACTCGAAAGTGGAGTATCTTGACATCCATGGTGGAGGAGACTGTCGCCAGTTCGCTTTCCAATAGGGACGGTGGTCTTCCGCCAGCGCCACATTGATGTGTGCCAGCACCTTGTGCTTCCCATTGGCTTTCATGGTGCGCACTTCAGGCACTTGCCAGAACGCCGAGTTGTCGTTCTCGATGTCGATAACGATCAAATGCTCCTCGCGCTCAGCGATCCCCCGCGGAGTTGCATGTTGAAGACACATAAACCAAGAGTGTAGCGTCGTTTGGTCCCGCGCAGGCGTGAGCAACATCAGTTCAGCACCATTTTTACCGAGCTACCATCGCTCGCCTTTGTCTGATCTTTCGGGACAAGGAACTCCCGCAGTTTTGAATCGCACTGAGTGCGGAACCACCACAGGGCAGCGGTGTTGAGTGCTGGATACTCGATGGGTGGAGCTTGTTTGACGCAAGTCAACAGCGCTATCGGTAAGACGCTCCCGTCTTCGTTCGGCATCGCCATGACGGCGACGTGGATATCTGGCGACATCCCTGCCCAAATCTTCTTACGGATGAGTAGGAGCATCTGAGGTACCATGTCCTCAACCCGCCGCCACTCTTCGACGAACTCAACCATCAAAGATTTGTAGTCCGTCAGGATGACAGGGTTGTCAGGATCACCCTCCAGCGCTTGCTTGTAGATGTCGCCTACCTGAGCGCAGAGACGTTCATCACACTCGAAGGCGATACCAACATGGAACGAAGTAAGCGAAGGCATCAGTGTGATGGATCGCGGGATGTTGTCGCGGGATGTTAGTTTGGCTACTGCTACCCCGTTAAACGGTCGGTCTCCAAAAACCTTATCATAGCGGACCATTTGGGCTTCATCGTCGATGATCGTCCGTTCGTAAGACATCAAAGCTCCATGGTGTCAGCGATGTATTTCATCTTGCGAACCGCAGTGTCATAGATGATAGCATCAAACGACTTGTTCGCACAGAGGTAGTCTACAAAGCAAGGTTGGTTCTGCGTGATACGGTGAATGCGCTTGCGCGCCTGGATCAGGGCTGTACCTTGCCAGTCCATTTCCGCAAAACACAAGTAGGAACTTCGAGTTAACGTTACACCCTCACCGGCTGCATGGATGTTACCGAAGAACCAGTTCACCTTACCCTCCTGGAACATCTTGCACATGTCTGTGCGCGCGGAGGCTTTCATGCCGCCCATTACGTAGGCATGGTCGGGGAACGCCTCACGCAGCTTGTCGAGCACGTCACGATGGTAGGCGAACACAACAGTAGGGATTTGTCCGTCGTCGGTCTTGTCCTTCAGGAAGTCAATCACGCTTGGCAGCTTAGCCAACGCGGTCATCTTGCGAAGGATGGCGAACATCGAGAACATCGGCATGTACTCGGGTTTACCTATCAACTTCGAGTTCTCGATCAGCGTCTCACCCAACAACAGCAGCCACTCAGTTCGCGTCGTAGCTGTCTTGCCGGTCTCTTTGCTGAGCATACGCAAGGCATCCATGTTCTCTTCGAGGAAGTTATCCTCCTCATCCAGGATCACTTGCACTTCCGGTAGCAAGAACACGTTCTCAGTGAGCGGCGGCAGATCAGGAAGAACCTCCGAAACTTTGTGGCGCACCATGAAGCGCGAGCGCATGAGTGCACCAAGCTCTTCAAGGTTTGAGGCGCCGTTGATGTCCTTACCATAAACGGTCTGGTAGGCTTCGCAGTAACGATCATGGAAGTAGTTCTGGTCGTGCCCCAACCCAAGCGGGTCACAAGCGTGGACTATGGACCACAAATCCTTAGGACGGTTCATCGGTGTGGCGGTGGCGAAGATGCGCTTGTCTGCCTTGATCTCTGGGACGTAGAAGACTTCCTTCTTGCCGGGCTCCAGCGTGGCGCCAAGTTCTGCGGCAGCCTCAGGCTTCATGCGCACGCGCCCACCGAGCACAGCCTGAGTGCGCCCTGCTGATGAGTTTTTGATTTTGTGGGACTCGTCACAGATTAACACATCCCAACGTCGGTTGTGGATCGTGCGCAGATGACGGTCGATAATGTCATAGTTGATGATGACTAGATCAGTGTCAGGGAAGTCATCACCCTCAGCAACGCCTACCGTCATGTCTGGCTGGGAAGTCCACATAGGCCACTCGATCAGCGCCCAATTGTACTTCACCGTCGCGGGGCAGATCACGAATACGCTACGGGCGTTAAGCTTATTAATTGTGTTTATGCAGATGGCAGTCTTTCCTAGACCAGCTTCCTCCGCAAGGAGTGTGGAGTGGCGCTCTAGGATGAACTCGACGGCTGCCTTTTGAAACGGCATGAGTTCCTTGCCGCTTGCGGTGGGCGGTAACGTAAACCCTTCACTCGGAAAGCGGGAGCATGACTTCGCTACATCGGCGCGCGTCTTCGCCACGATGGCGTGCAGTTTCGGTTCAAGGAAATCGATGAAGTCTACAAGCTTGAGAGGTTCTTTAGTGTAATAGATGTCACCATCACGCGTCCACCCAGCTTTGAAGAGCATAGGCGCATAGGGCTCACTAGCTGAGGCTTGGAACCTCTTCCAATTCGCGTTGAAGGTGATCATGGCTCACTTGAAGAGCCCTTCCGGCTCGCTCTCTATTACGCTAGCGATATCCATGAATGGCACTTTGAAGTCATTCAGTTCTGCTAGAGACAGCATTTTGCGGCGCTCTGGATGGCGCATTCCGTTGTTGCTCAGAACCATATCAATCTGCTTTGCAAGTAGAGGATTTTTGTCTCGCAGATCAGCGTATGAAAACGTACCGGTATCGGTTCTGAAACCCACCCAAGCTTGCGCGACTTCAGTAAGGGTTGTGCTATTTTTATCCCGCCCGTATTCGAGTACTTCCCCCTGTGGTATTTTTGCCCAGGAAGCGGCTGGAGACTTTGGGCAAATCTTTGATATCACTCCCAAGCAGCAATCACACTCGCCCTGCTCTTTCGTCTTTAGAGTGAGAAAATCCGTGCATTGTGTGTATGCCCCAGACCGTAGAGCCTCAATCGCTTGCTTAGCTGCTCTCTTCATCTTTCTTTTCCCTGGTAATATCGAATTCGACTGAAGCGATATAAAGCTCCCCCGGAACATAATGAACGAAAAGTTTCGTATCCACAAGCATTTTGTTATTTGATGCTAAACGCTTCACGCGAGAATAGAACGCTGAGAAGGTTTTTATCTCACCTAACTTGAGGCAAAGATCGAGCATCGCCTGTTCAGCCTTTTCAGGGATACTGTATATGTATAGTGCCCCCTCCTGATGAGTCTTCACAGACTTTAACGGAAATTGCCCAAGGAGCGATAAATGCGGTATCAACTCCTCTACTTCGTCCGTGTTCAGCATGTAGCTGAGTTCGATTGAGTCCAGTAGACTCTTCCGCCCCGAGAGTTGTGACATCTTATCAACTTCCATGTGTGAACCTCAGACATTAACCTTAACAACATGGGGGCAATTGAACATCGTGTCAATGGGGACCATACATAATAATTGGTGGCTTGCTCGGCACCTTGGACCAGTCCCAAATGTACCAAGCGTGATTCTCGCTGGGAGAAGCCTTGCAATCGGGGTTATCGAACCAGACAACACGCTTGTTGAGGACGATCTTGCCAAACCAAGCCGGATGCTCACCGAAGATGTCTGCTCGCGTTTTGGCGCTGTCGAAGTCCACACGCATGAGCATAGCCACCAGACCATTAGATTCCTTCGTATATGCGAGCGCTCGATCAATAAAAGCCCGAATCAAATCCTTACGATATGGCGGATTAGTGATTATGGCATCCCAACCTGCATCGTAACCAACGCATGTTAGGAAGTCCGTCTGATAGTCATCGCGGATGTCAGTGCCTAAAGTGTGAGCATGTGGGAACTGATCCTTGAGGACGTTCAGCATCGCGTGGTCGCCGCACGCTGGTTCCCAAATCTTAACATCTTGCTTGTTTAGGTAACCTAAATTCTTAAGCTTAACGCATAGCAGTTCCGTGCACCAAACGGGTGTTGGGTAGAAATCACTCTCACGGCGCTCGAACTCTGATTTACGTTGAGCCATTGTTACTTACCTAGCTCGACGATCAGCAAGACAACGAATGTCACGCCCAGGAACAGAAGGAACAGGGCGAGCGGGAGCCAGAATGGGGCAAGCACCCACACCCATGACCAAGCAATACTGCCGGTCAATTTGAGAGTGATGAAAATCAACCCGAGAATGCTCAGGAAAGGAAGCGGAAGCTTGATGGTCATTGGTAATCCTCCACGTTAAGGTAAACAACTTACCTTAATTCGTTGAGCCGTGCAACAAGAAAAACTTCCGCATCCTCTAAAAGCGCGTGGGCGCGTACCTCATTGCGCACGCCCTTGATCGGAGTAAACTCACGACGCGCCATGCGGACGCTGTTCAGCACCGCTGCGAGGAGGACAGCGCGCTCAGCGCGATCCTGCTCTTCTTCGTGCTCATAACATGAGTCATAGTGTCCCATTGTCAACCTTCTTCTTGTTGCGCCATGGCTCATAGTAAGCTCCCGCCATGATGCACCCATACGGCTGCACTATGTCGATCACCGCGCACAACCCATACTTGTCGATCTGCGCGCGCACCTTGTTGGCGTCCTTGTACGCCCCAGGAAGTTCTGACGCATCGGGACGCCCAGAGTAGAAGCGCACGTCCAATCCCTGGGTCTGCTGCGCCATCATCTGTTCCAAAGTCAGATGCGCGTTCTCCCGCATGTAATGCGTGCGCGAGTAGTTGCGCCCTGCCCCATGAGGAGAGAAGCCTAGCCCGTTAGGGGCGTCCAGCCCGCGCGTGATTAGGATCGGCTGAGCCATGTTGAGTGGGATCAATGTCAGACCGATGTCGTCGGCAGAGAACCCACGGAATGCTGGCGTCGCTCCCTTAGCGTGGAAGAAATGACCATCACGCTCGAAGACAAAGTTGTGCTCGTTCCAGAAGCGCCCAACAACTGGCGCCTTCACGAACGTCGCTACCGCTTCATGGATGGCGTAGTGGTTCTCCTTGGTCCACAGGCGCACAGCCTGGAGCGCACGCCAATACTCTTCACCCTCTTCGGTGCTGATATCGAGCCACGCGTTGTGGGGGGCCACCTCGGACGTGAGAGTCTTCGTGTAGCGCTGTGCCGCGCGCAAGCCGTCCTTGTAGAGCGCTGCTCCAGGACCACGAGAGCCGTGATGCGTGACGATAGCTGTCTCGCCCGTGGACGCCAACGTGCCCACGTAGAAGAAGTGGTTGCCGTCCCCTTGGGTACCGAAGAAGTCCTGCGCGATACGCACCAGCGGCTTGAGGAAGTTGTTGGAGGCAAACTCATCCATGACAAAATACGGAGGCGTCCACTGGTCACCACGTGGACGCCCACCAGGACCGAAGTGCGTGATCTTCGAACCAGCATCCAGCACATCCTTAGGCTCCACGCCCCGGATGATAGAGATCGCCATAGAGCAACACACGTCAGCGGAGTGCATGCCAGGGTGGATCGCCTTTGACTTGACAACGCCGCCAACAGGGATCGTCCCTAGCTGAGCACCAGCCGGGCAAGCGTCAGGCATCACGGCGCCTGCTTCGACAACCGGGATGCGCATGATCTCGCGCATGTGCTGAGATACAGCCACACGGTTAGCCACTTCGGCGTCGTTATCCGCATCTAGATTGACATGGAAGTCACGCCCCTCGGTAAGGGGCAACGACTGGACCGGCTTGGGAGCAAGACGCTGCACCATACCACGGATGTCCTCTTCTGAGGCGCCGTAATTAGCTGCGTGTTGTGCCGTCTTGATCGCTTCCTTGAACCACGATCCTGGAGGAAATCCCCAATTGATCAGCGTCTGTCCCGTTATCTCGTTCATCATTCTTTTCCATCAACTTGCGGATATCGATCAGCAGGTCTTCTACGTCCCGTAAGGTGTAGAAAATGAAGAGCAACATCACCATGATACCCAATAGGCCAGCAGACATTACGCCTTATCCCACTGCAAATTGTATGCCGCATTTGTGTAGAAGTTGTTCATTGCGTCGAGACCATGCTTATGCATGTCCAGCAATGTCTTCACGACTTCAGCGTATGCCGTATCTTTGTGATGCAGGGCATCATACTGTGTCTGAAGTTTGTCAATCTTCTGTTGCTGTTTACGGAGCGCTGCCTGCGCCTGCGGGTTTAGCGCGTTGAACACTTCTTTCTTGTCGGCCATCTAGTTCCTCCAATGACGGTTACGGATCATACCGTTAACGTTACTGGATGTCAAGTCGTCTACTATCCTCGGCATGGTCCGGTCCAGATGTTGGACCACTCGGTTTGTCGGTTGGATAGGTATTTCTGGCTCGACCAGTGCACAGAGGCTCTGCCCCCATCGTTTGCGCAATCAAGGGCTTGCTGCTCAAAGTGCTCGATGTAGTACTTCTGTGCCAACAACATGTCTCCCATCACAAGAGGCATAGAGGACGTGAAGCACACGCGTGTATACATATTTGGCATCGCCTCAGACAGCGATATCTTTTTAGTTCCGGTGATCAGGATATTATAAGAGTGGTCATAGCCCACAAAGTACACGTCACCCGTAACGCCCCCGCAAACCGGGAACATGGCGTATTTCTCAAAGTCCGCGCGCTGGTCAGCAGTGAGGTGATCGTGCAGCAACTTACGACCACGCTCACGTGCAGCAGTCCGTGGGTCGGAGTTTGTGCGCGGCTCTACGGCAAGTTCCGTGTCGTCGAACACCGCTGCGTACCGAGGGCGCGCAGGGTGATTGGGAAATCGATATTGGATAACGTGCTCGCGTTGCCTCCGCTCGGTCGCGGTTACAGGCATTGGCTCGCTTATAGTGAGCGGCGCTTCCATGTAGTGCGCGACCACGCGCTCTTCTATGGAACTGAAGTCTGCACCTTCAGCCAAATCTAACCGAATAGTTGACGAAATCCGTAGGAACAAAGTGTTGATGGTATGCACCCGCGGGAGATCGCGGACATAGCGTGCTTCATACGTGAACGCCATGAACTCATCAGCGTATCGCGCCCAGGCATTGCGCGCGATCAACCCATGGTCATGTCTACGAAGGGCATCTGATAGATACGACAACACTGCGAAGAGGTAACGTCTGCGAAATTCTAATTCCGCGTCTCGCCCCATGAAGGAAAAGTACTGATCACTCGGCAAGATAAACCCTGCGCGTCTACCATCGTCAAACGTAAAGCGTAGGGTTGGCTCCTCTAGCGCATTAAGCCAACAAGACACGTCCGCAACGTCGGGAATTTGCCCAGGCTCAAAATCACTTACCAAACGATCAAGCCCGGCATCGAGTTGACGATACCGGACTTCTTCTTGTCTGTCGCGATAGCGATGCACGCTTAGCCGCCAACTACCTGCGGCATGATCGTGGTAGATACGGCAGTAGGATCGAAGGTGCGCGCCGCCTTCTTGGTCCCGTCTGCGAACCGCTGAACGGCAAGATGCTTCTTGCCTCCGACGATCTCGTCAAACTTCTCCATCGCTTCTTTGACTTCGGCGCTGTCCTTAGGATCGAACTCCACTTTGATATCGCCCGCGATTGGGTCCATGATTTCCATCACGTGCTTCATGCGTCAAATCTCCATGTGTTAGGTTAACCTAAATCCAATCCTAACTAGACCCTCCAGTCGTGTCAATGCTATTGACGATTAAACGACTAGTGAGTGAATCGATGCGGTTGTGCAGGCGATGTGGTGGCAGCGGAACACTATTCCGTCCTTCTAAAGACAAGTTCCTTACGTTTAAGCGCTGCACGGACTGTCAAGGATGGGGAGTACGTAATCGCGCCGGGCGCCCTAGTCGGTTACAATTACCTTCCTCAGGATGCGGAGATAGAGAGCTTCAAGTCGAGCGATCTCTTCAGCCACACCCTCACCCGCCTTAGAGCGGGCATATAGCAAAGTTAGCTCTCGCCCCGCGAGCTGTGACGCGGTTAAATAAACACGGTCAATCTTCATCAGAGCACGCCTCGCATCCAGTCCCGAGACAGAGGGGACAAAACGGTGGAGGCTCGATTCCCGTGCCGAAGCAGCGTAGACACTTGCGCCCGTTCATGTAACCGACGCCGCTGCACCACACGCAGGTATCATCCTCATCATCATGATTGACTTCAGTATCATCCATGTGTTAAGCCTAACATATTAAGGTTACTGTAGTCAAGAGGCAAACACCTATGGAGACGCTTGTAATGGGATACTTCCTCATCATCCTGGGGCTAACGCTGCTCGTAGCCTTCGGGCTGAAGCTTTACAACATTATGAACGATCTGATCGTTAAGGCTGAGGAACGAACGCGCGCGATAGATAACGAGGCAGGGCGTATCGAACTCAATCAGGCAAGCATCATCGGGCAACGAGTCATTGACTTGGACTCGGAGCCTACCTTCGCCGGAATGGTGGTAGAGTCTTCCTATGACCGCAAGTACGGCTGGGTAGCTCATGTCGTCAACGCCTATGGAGACCGCCGCGACTATGAGCTAACCCGTTTGGTCTGGGAAGAGAAGCTTATGGGTTACCGATACTATCGCGCTCGGGCGTAGCGAACCAGCTTGGACCGCGCTCCCACTCCACCTTTCCGTCGCGGATCGCATCTAGAGCGTCCTGATCTGACCAGATAAACGCTTGGCTAGACCCAGAGTCCAGAGCCATACCTACCCCGAAGAGGGAGAGAAATGTCAGCACGACAAGCATGTGATGGTTCATAGTGATCTCCTATAAAACAAGCCCCGCAGGGTAGTCTCGCGGGGCTTGTCTGTCTAGCAGGAGATAGCAGTATGGTTTAGAGAGCGCCGCCCTGGTCGGAGCCTTCGCCGTCGTCGTCGTCGTTGTCGTCGTCCTCAGAGCCGCCGTCCTGCTCGATCTCCTGGACCAACTCCTGGAGAGCCGCGTCGCTACCAGCGGTCGGAGCCGCCTGATCGTCGCCAGCCTGGGTCTTGTCGAGAACGTTCGTATCGTCGTCGGTCTGCTTGATCTTGGTCATGTAGCTTGCTCCTTAACCATATGTAAAAATTCCAGACGAGACTTAGGGGTGTCTGGCGAAAGCACTGCTTCCTCACAAGTAAACACCTTGCCTACTTGCGTCTCCCCTCCCCGTGCTATGAGGCTGGTTTGGAACTGCCAGTCCATCCATATACAGGGAACCTTGACGCCACGCGCGGGTGTACCGATCCATTTGTCGGACCCGAGAGGGCGAATTCCAGTAATTAAGCACTTAGGGTTGCGCGGGCTGTCCGTAAGAGAGGCTTCGCGCACGATGGCTGAGGGACAGTGAGATATGCCAAGCTTATCTACCTTACCCTCGGTGCTGCATGTCATACCGATTGAAAGCCCGCGCACCCCGCTATCTATCAACCAACGCCCGAGCGGGGACACAACAACACCCTCTCCCCAGACGCCGATCTCGTCTCGATACAGGCGTAGCCACTGCCCTACGTGTCCCGCGTCGTGCCCGTTGTTCAATGCCAACCCCGCCGTGGGCGGCGGGAACATGAGCGCCACATTAGGAGCCCATGTAACGTAGTCAGCCGAGAACCCTCGCCAACCATTTGTTGGTAGGATGTCGTCCCACCGCATGATGTAACCGCAGATTTCAAACCCGTTCGAGGTGCCGGGGGACAATAAGGTCGATGCCCATCCTTTCACTTTCTGGCGGAAGCTCGTAGGACCAGCGGGTACCAAACCCTGGTATATCTCCATAGCTGACTGGTGCGTCATTCCCCACGTCCTCATTGAATATCCACTTGGTCAACCCACGATATTTGGAGCCGCAGAAACGGTAGTTCGGCAACGTGATCATCGCATCCATCGCCTGGATACAAGTAGTGGGAGCCCGCTGGGGGCAGACATAAGCGACTCGCGTAATGGCGCTTGCCGGTATGTCACCAAGGTAGGTGCAGTTGCCGAGCAATTGCAGGCTAGCCTTCCACTGACCCGCGCCGGTAAAATCCTTGAGGTGATCGCGATACCAGCGTGTACGCTTCAACATGTCCCACGACCGTGGGAGATCGTCCCGTTCGCGTCCCTGCTGCTCCATAGTATCTTCATCTGGCGCGAACAGGTTCTCATCGAGAAGTGTAGTGTCGATCTCAAGGATCGCTGCGCGGTCGCTACTATTATCTTCAACAGCATTGAGCGCGAAGTAGAGTGCGTAAGAATTGGTGAGGTATACGGCATCACGGCACGACACCGCTTTAGCCCACACACTCTTGACCTTTGATTTTCTCCGAGGGTGGAGCCCCTTCGCTAACGCGATCCCCGCGGAGCGCTCCGATGTGCCATGATACAGTTTCATGCCCACCCCCTTGCAAGTTTTGGGCCACGCCCGAAGACGTGGCCCGCCGCCGTGTTAGTGAGCCTGCTCAACCGGCGCAGATGGAGCCGAGGGTGCGGCAGCCGGTGCGGTCTCGGTCACAGCCTTGTCGGGCGTGTAGGTGGACACAGAAGCGCTGTTGCTCTGGTTGTACAGGATGAAGCCGAACGCGCCAGCGGCGATGACGGCGATAGCAACAATAGCCTTAGAAGTAGCGGACATATTTTCTCCTAACGTTGAGTTTCAAACCACACGCTGACGGAACCACGAAGTTGGTTTGATGTCCACAGGCAGCATATATTTAACGTTAATAGTTGCGCCCTATTGCTGGTCACATATCAGCATGAGAGGCTAACGGTATGGAACAGATGACTTACACTGACATCGCGGTATTGTGTGGTGCGATCACCTTTATGGGTGTTTGGGTGATCGTAGCTATATATGCCCTCGGGCGGTTCATCGATTGGATGGCGAGTCAGCCAGAGCAAGATTGATCCTATCGCGATTTACCTTAAACTGTACTCTGCCAAAAAGAAAGCGCGCCGGGCATTAGCTCGGCGCGCTATTTGGTAATCCGGCAGGGTGTGGGACTATACGCCGGATTGCTTGATGATCAGTTCGATGTCGAGAGACACGAGTTCGAAGAAGTCATTGGGGCGCGGAGAGTTGGAGATCGCACGCGCCGTGAAGCCGTCGTCCTGATTATAGAAGCGATCCTTGATCATCTTCATATATTTCTTCGTGATGTAGTCGGACAACATAGTGTCGTAGAACTCGACCGGATTCTCGCGCCACACCAGCTTACCGCGGTCCAGCTTCATCAGGTGATGCACCGGATAAAGGAGCGGCAGAATATACGCAGGGAGCGCACCCTTGATGGTCTCGTGCATCGGCTCCTGGAAGTAGTAAGTGCGGAACGGATGATTGGGAAGAGCCTCAGTGTATCCTGTCGCTGAGCGCGCATATTTCCCGCTCTTGCGATACATCTGAGTGAACTCCTTCACGAGCCAATCGTGGAGGCGCATAATGTCGGGAACGAGCGCCAACGCCGACAAGAACCCCTTATCGGTGGAGGCAGAAAACACGTCGTCTCCCGACGACGGGGAGCATGCCACCTTGACGGCGCGGAACGCCTTCTGCACTCCAGCCTTGGAGTTATAGAAGTTGATGCCGGGAGTAACCATTTCCCCGCGATCAAGGCGCGGGATTCCACGGTTCACGTAGAGTCCATAGAGTGCGACCATAGCGAGCGTGATAACCTCACGCACCTTGATCTCGTCCTTGATCTCCGCTTCATCCGGCTTCCAGTTGATGCGAGCGTTGATGCTCGGGGGGAGGGCGTTACGCAGATCGTCGTAGACGCCATCATAAGTGTTGATGGCGGTGACAGTCTGCTCCGAACCAGCGTTGCGTGCGACGATCACGTCAAGAATCTGCCGCTTCGGAGCTTCAGCCGAGTTCTTCGGATAGATGAACTCTACGTTGACTGATCCCTGAAGTTTGGGGAGAAACTTCTGAATGGCTGCCGCATACTTCTCTTCGAACGCACGCAGACGGCTGGGATGACGGATGCGCTCGACAGACTTGCGGTCGGGGTTCTCCTCGGGGATCACGCAGGAGAGAACCTGCTTGCGAATAGCAAATGATGTGTGCCCGCCATCGACGATACCATGCAGCGACGGATCGTCCGCCGTCACGGCAATCTTCGTGTTGCCTGCAAGAAGCGCGGCGCGGGAAACTGACGCAAGGAGCCCCTTGTTGCGGAACACCATCTTCTCAGGATTATTGGACAGCGTGTCGCGAATCTGCTTGACGACGGCGTTTTCCTTGGCGCCGCGCGGATTGCCGCCAGTGCCGAGAGGGAAGAGGTAGGGGTAGATGTGCTTTATCGGAACGTCAGCGCAAATTGCTGAGCCGAGTTCTTTGTCGTCGGTCTTGATCGACGGGCGTGCCTTAAGGTCAAGAGTGAACGTCACCGGATTGTCCGCGTCATAATGGAACACCGTCTCGACGGTAGGTTCCTCGACGGTTTCGGCTTCTTCTACGCGGTCTTTAAGCTTTACAGCCATGATTGTGCTCTCCTACTAACCGAGCTATAAATTGGTCGGCAGGAGAGCTACTTGCACTTTTCAGACCAAATGTCAATAGATTGGAATCGATTCCATCAAAGTGACTTGGCTCGGGCGGGGCTCCGAAATTTTGTTGAACAGTTTTCTGGAGAGCCGGGCACCTTTGCCAAGCACGCCCATCTTCTGAAGTGTGATCACCGTCTTCGCTGATATTTCATAGACATGCAAGACCGGAAAGGCGGACGTGTCAACGATTAGGAAGCTCGTCAGGTTGCGTGCCCACTTGCGGAAATCGCTCTGATCAAAATGCCGTCCCGATCCCGTCTGCACTGACGGGAGTAGGCTGACGCTACTGCCGTGCATGCAACGAATTTCATAGCGCTCCCCGGTCTCTGGATTATACACATCAAAGCGTTCATTGGACTTCAGCGCCATTTTTAGACGCAGGCGGCTGGCAACAGAGTTCTCAACGATTTTGGTTGCGCCGCTACCTGTCATGAATGAAGCCCGTAGAGCGGCAACGCTGATACCGAACCCGCGTGCTAGAGAAGCTTCAGGATACATAAAGCTGGTGATGTGTTCGATGGTATCCATAATAAGTAACCTTACTTTTCTGCGTTAACGATGTAGGACCGATTGGTCCCTGCGGATACGCCCCAGATCGAAGATGTCTTGGACGCGGCGTGTTCTTGATCAAGAATATTAACCTTACCAAATCCGTGTTCCATTAGCAAGCCCGCAATTACCTGCTCCAGCATTCCTGCCTTCACGTTGCCAACTTCAATGCACACACGACCGCCAGGTACGAGCACGCGCCACTGATCTGCGATGACGCGGCTCATGAACTGTGCCCACGTCTCCATACCGTGGTTCTCGTCAAGCTTCTCTGGTTGCTCACGTATGAACCAATTGCGAAGCCAGTTATCGTCGGTGTAAGCCACCTCAGACACGAACGGCGGAGAAGTAAGAACTAGGTTGACGCTGTTATCCGCCACATGCTTGTTGAAGCATGCATCGGTCACTGTCAGGATTCTCAAAGGAGAAAACTCAGGAGGGAGCGGATCACGCAGCAGACGCTTGGTCTTGCTGATCACAACCTCCTTCACGGAACGGTACTCCGGTGTCTGCCCACGCTTCTCATTAATCTTAAGCTGACGCTCGACGCTGACAGCTTGATTGGGAGGCAGCGTGTATACAGAGAGAAAGCCTTTGGAGTGCCCAGTAAGGCGTGTGAGTATGCACAGCCTGATCCATCTATCGACCGGGGTGTGGCGCAATAGGAGCATCGACGCCATGATCTCTTCCAACGTGTCTGGGTGGAAGAACGCCAACATACGTTCCGGCAGAACGCTGCGCTCAGGAAGTTTTAGTGTGAGATCAGCAAGACGTTTCTCTACTTCCGCCAAAGTTGGCGGAGCCAGCCTTGGCTCCAGCAGATGGATATGCAGTGGGTTGAGATCGTTTGCGATCACCTTCCGTCCGAGGAGGGCAGCTTCGAGAGGAACAGTCCCTCGACCAGAGAATGGATCGTATACCCACTCTCCCGGAGCCGAGAACTTCTCAACGAAATAGTTTACGAGAGACGGCTTGAAGCATGCTCGGTAAGGAACCTGATGCAGGCTGTGCCCGTCTCTTTGCTTGTTTGACCACATGGTGTTAACCTTAACACGCTGTGGGGATTATGGTCAAGGCAAAAAAAAAAAGAGACCGCAGTGCGGTCTCCAGAGACTAAAGCTCTATGTCTTTTCCAGGAGGGCTTGGTGGAGGCAACACATGCTCCTGTTCAGGGAGTTCGTTCATCCCATCAGGGAGCACCGGAGGGATGTTGGGTTCCCGTCCGAACGTCTTGCGGTAGTCGTCGATCATTTCCTGGTACATGCGATTGATCTCGACGCGCATGTCAGAGAGACGCTGATTGCGCTGCATCTGCCGCGCGTTGAAGCCCTCCACATCGTCGCTTTCGGCGCCATCCATTGCGGCAATCTTGTAAGCCAACGCATGCTCCGGTCCCATGTGAAGCGCGAGCATAGTGCCGCCGATGAGTGCGAAGAAGGCAAGATTAGCCACAACACCCTTCCAGTTGTTCTTCAACCACTCCATTGGCGTCACTCCGTGGCAGTTTTCTGAAGGTTGGGGTTGCGCATCGTGTAGCCCCGCCCCCAAACTGTTTCGATGTAGTGCTGCCCGCCCGTGGCGGTTGCGAGCTTCTTGCGGAGCTTGCAGATGAACACGTCGATGATCTTGAGTTCCGGTTCATCGATCCCACCGTAGAGGTGGTTGAGGAACATTTCCTTCGTGATCGTCTCGGCGGGCTTGAGTGCCAGAAGCGCGAGCATATCGAATTCTTTGCCCGTCAGGTGAACAGGTGCGTCATTGACCAGCACCGTCTTAAGGTCAAGATTGACCTTGATTTCACCAATGGTGATGGTGGTTTGCTCAGCATCCTCAGGGGGAGCCGTCTCCTCAGGAGCCACTTTTTCCTTAGCTTTTGTCATCACTATCTCCATTAATATGTGTTAACGCCTCCACGGTTAACCGATTAACCGGGAGGCGTCAACTAAATTCTTAACGGAGTTATGTTAACGTTAACTTACCAGAACTGCCACCAATGTTTGTGGACATCAAACTTTGGATTCTCTGCTGGATGGTCCTCGTGCTTGGGTTCAGGTAGAGGCGGAGCTTCTTTCTTCGCGATCTCCTCCTCGAACCACCGTGCGTTTTGCAGACAACGTGTGCGTCCAGAAGGGTGGGCACCATCAGCAGGCGCGTCACCATAATCTTCGCAGATGGGTTTCAGGTGCTCACGCTTCAGCCAACCCTCAGCCACGCCTTTCTTCACCGCGAAGTGGTCTGCCTCTGACTCATCGTCGTCAATCTCTTTCTGAAGATGCCCGCACTCGTGAGCGAACATGAACAGACGAGCTTGCCAGGGCATTTCCTTGATGTACTTCGGGTTAAGGAAGATCAGGTCTCTTCCAGCCGCTCCACCAGGGCTAGGGATGTCATAATCGATGATAACCTTAGCGCCGGGGCACCGGATCGTAATAAGGTTATCATTGTTCGGTCCTGTGGTGTAGTGGTCTGGATACTTCTTATTCTCATCCACCACAATTTCTGCATGAGCCGCACCTATGAAGCCAAACAGGCACAGTGCGATAATAAGGCTACGCATCTTCTTCCCCCTTAAGGTTAATCGTTAACCTTAATATAGGGGGAAGAAGAGGGAAATCAACCCTACTCCTCCTCTATCTCTGTTAGGAATTGCTCCTTCATGTACAGGTGCGTCGCAGATATCGCGAGAGAATCCATGATGCGCTGAGCCACCTTGTGTCCCAGATAATATTGCTCTGCGTGATTATCCGTAAACTTCTTGATCGGCTTCCACACGAAGTCGGCGCAGTTGACCAGATCAGCGCATCGGTCAATACGCGTCTCGAAGACTCCCCCGTACATGCCCGACATCAAGACATTAAGCGCGCCCGCAAACACCGTTAGGCGATCCGTCTCGCTGTCACATTCTGGCATCCGGTTGAGACTGGTAATAATCTCGTCGATGAGGTGCTGGTGCGCGACTTCCTTCTCCACCCAATCCATTTTTTTTCCTCACATTAAGGTTGACGTTCGCCATCTGCTGTGCTAGAAAGAAGAACAGTGCAAGTGCCTTCCTCTCCACAGGTTGAAAGGTTCATGCGCTCAAGCTCCTGTCGGCATAGGTATCCCCCCCACCTCCCCCGACAGGAGCTTTTCTTTAGGTTAAGATCACTACCCTACTCCCACGTTAGCACCCACGTGTTATCATGCGTTTGGTCCAACAAACAACTCGGGCAGGGTATCATGGCTAACCTCTACACAAAGGTTGAACACAGCGTCTATCAGGCGGCAGCGCTCGGAGCCCTGGCATTCATGTTGGGGACTTACATCCATCGATATGCTGCTACGTGGTCAAACACCCACGCGGTTATTGTCAGCGTCGGCTTTATGCTGACTCTGGTTACTGGTTCGTACCTTGCGCAGAACCTCCGTGAGCTACGCGTGCTCTTGGGTGACACCCGTGTTGAAGCTGAGTGACTTCGAAAAAGGATTCTTGCTTAGCAAAATCCTTTCAGCCTTCTCCCTCATCGGCATCTTCTACTTCCAGATGGTCTGGTGGTTGGCGGTGGTGTCGATGATCGTCTACGGCTTCGTGATGGTATTCATCACGCGCGAAATTCATAGGGTATGCCATATATGGATACTAGAACGCTGGAAATACGGGATAGCGCTACGTTCATTCCGGTTGTGGCGCTAAGAATGGTCTCCATAAATCCCGCAGAGCAATATCTGCTGGAACGAGCGGGATTCGTTAGCTATATCCCGCTCGTTGTGCTCATGCCCCTGGAGCATCTTTCGCGCACCAGCTATGAGTTCTTTGACCGAACGTTTGCTGTCGCGCAAGACTACATCCAGAAGAACTTCTACAACCTCAAAAACGGAGACGTGGTTGATGTCCGATACATCCTCGGAGAACAATCCGAGCCCGCCGTCAGCGAACGACTCACCGCGCCCCCGTTTGACGGAAGCTGAATCCATCTGGCGTGACTCGATCCTGACCCTGGTGTCCTGGGGCGCGCTATTCGGCTTTATTGCCGCCACGACGTTGTTCTGTCTCGTCAGTGTTCTAGTCCTGAACGACTCCAACTGGTTCATGTACACCGGAATTGTGGGTGGCGGCTTCCTGATGGCAGAGTGTGTCGGATTAATCGGTAGACGCATGCACCAAATGGGCGTGCCTATTGCAGGGAAGTATGAACCATGATGAAGTATCTGACGCTTGGTTACTTTGAGAAGGTCTACCTACTGATGTCCGTGTTTAGCTCATGCGTAGCCTATCTGGCTGTCGCAAACGGACGCTCGGCTGGTGACGCGATGTTGCTTGTACTAGGAACTGGGGCGGCGTCGATCATCGGGGCGCGTATCGCCATCGACTTGATCAAATATTACCTCATTGATCGCACGCTGACGAGCCTGGAAAAGGCTCTGGATAACTGCGCCGCTATTGAGCTAGCTGCTCAGCCTTTGGAGGATAACGCGACCAATCCGACTTCGGCGCCTTAGCCAAGGTATCCAGTAAGTCTGCCTCAAATGCGATGTTGCCTGCATCGTCATAGACGCGAATCGTGCCTTCCTCTAAGTCGATGCTGATGTCGTTCATCGGTAGCTCGACACCAGGGGAGGGCACGAAGTCGTATAGGACTAGCGCGAACGTGTCCGCCTGATCCCAGCCTGAAGCCTTACCTATAAGGCGTCCGCAGATCGTCCAGTCGTGGCGCTCGATGTTCATTTCACCAACCTCTTGCTGAATTCACTGTTCAGGATGCCGACGATACGCTGCGCCTCATCGTCATCCACGATTAGGCTGCGCCCATCGCTGAAAGCAATCTCGATCTCGCCCGGTTTGTTGTAGAAGTTAATAATTAAGGACACCGGCTCAACTAACCGGAGCCTGATACGAAGCGTCCACTCGCGCCAGCGATCCAGGTAATCTGGATCGTCAGGCGCGGGTGGAGGTAACTCCTGGAAGAGCGTATTAAGGTCTTCTACCATTTGGGTAGATTAACCTTAAACCTTAGCTCAGGTCAAGGATTTTCTTTCGGGCGATAGCCGTAAGATCGTCCCAGCACCACAGGAAAGCGGATACCGCGCCTGCGGCACACAAAGAGAGGGATACACCAAACGGTATACCATATAGGTAGGCTAGGAGGGGACCAAGGAACATGGCAGTGTACGATGCGATTTTGGCGGGGGTGAAGAAGTCCATAACGGTTGCCTCAATGTTGCATTGACTTCGGGGGGGCGTCTGCCATATCCCGAGATACTTGCGCCGCCTTATCAAGCTGCTCCTGGCGCATCTTTTGTTCGATGGCGTCGGCGGCATTACGCAGAGCATCCACTGTCTCTTGCGATCCATGGATACCCTCACCAAGAAGGCAATTACGCCCTAACTTGTCGCCCATCACAGCGACAACCCAATTAATACTATCGGGCGGGATTTTTTCAAGCTCAGCCTTGAAGGCGCGCATTTCATCACCAGGACCGCGCCCTTTGCGCTCTACCGCGATGATCCCCTCTTTGAGTTCTTCAAACGGATCATTCGGTACAGTGCGTTCCTCCGCTTCGACGTTGCCGGGCATCAACTTGTCGAGCATAGCACGTTGCTTGATGCGTGCAGACGCGGTGTTGATTGCGCCAGCGATATCCTTAAGCACAGAAAAAACGGCAACAGGATAGTCGCTAGGATTGTTGTACTTTGCGGTTACTAGACTGATGGCGGACGCCACCTCGATAAGGGCAAAGCGCATGCCGCGTGTGAAGTCAGTTGACAAGGGTAGACTCCTTCGCCTTTTGGGCAGCCGCCCATTTCATGACAGATTCCAGCGCCTCTTTAACGTCGCGCTGGCACTTCTCGACTACCACATCTTGGAGGCTGTCGCGCACAGTGCTCGGGAACACCGTCATGAAGGTTGAGCCTAGCATGGTGCAGCAGATCGCCTGCACCGCCATCATAACCTCCACAGGGCTAGACCGCCCGCGCTCGTTCTCTAACCAAGTCTTGAACGGCTCAGCAATCGCTTTGCCCAGACGACCCTGCGCCGCCAACATCGGGTCATTAGACATCGACAGATCATGAAAACGCATGATCAAAGATTCGATGTTGAAGGTAGCCTCACACTCCATCACAGTGCTCCCTCAAATTGTTGCGCCGCGGTGCCTCCTGTAGGGATGGGTACCTTGCCGCCGTGCGCCACGTATGAGCGGATGCGCTTGGCTACGGCGCCTGGATCATTACGCTCATTCTCATAATATCCAAGAGGACCGAACAGATATATGGCGTCGTTGAAGCCGATGTTGAAGAACCGTGCCAGGGCGGTGTAGCCGGTGTAGTTCTCGAACGTTGGGTGAGCATACGAGGTGCCGAATTTCTTTGGTAGGAATCGCCCAAGCCATTCACGTCCTGGGTCTCGATCTTCCTCACGCTTGTCGCGATCCGTAAGGACCAACCCTGAAGCGTTGAACTCAGGTAACGTGGCAGCAACAGCGCCAGCGCTCATCACGCAGAACTGAGTGGGCTCAACCACGAGGTAACCGAATCCATATGTCTGGTCTGAAGCACGCTTGAACGCAGGATGAAACCGATGCTTCTTATCCAAGGCGTCGAATGCTACTACCCGCTCGGTTTGCGAAGTTGCCACGCTTGCCCCTTGATATGTGGACGCCCACACATCACACTCGTATCGCGCGCGTGGCGTCTGTTCCAGGGCAACGCATAACTTAAGAAGGTCAGCTTTGTTCATCTAGATCACCCTTACGGTAGTTCTCCAAGAATCTACGAGCTTGTGGAGAATCCACTTGCTTGGCGAACTCTGTGACGCGTTTGGCAACGCGTCGCCTTATCTCCCATAGCTCGTCACTTGTAATCTTTTCTTCAGCGAATGCGCGCGCGGCGGAAGCCAATTCATCCATTGCCTCCAAACATACCCTAGATTCTAGTTCTGCCGTGCTGCCCGCATTGCGCTCTTGCAGAAACTTGAGGCAGATCACTCTTCTGCCTCCTCATCGTCTTCCTCAGGTAAGTCGATCTCACCCATGATACGTGTCATGGTGCGGATATTGAGCTTACCCGTGTCGGGTTCTTCCATCTTGTATATCGCGCGACCATTAGTGACGCTGAAGTACATCTTACCATCATACTCCACCGCTATCGGATTGCCTTGAAGGCAGCGCAGCAGATCAAGGTTGATCACAGCGACGGCAGGCCAGTCGTCTACCACCTCAACAACCCCACGGTCGAGTGTGGAGTCGAAGACCGAGTGGAAGATGATCGGCTTAGGAGAAAAGAAGCTCATAGTTGCACTCCTCGCTGCCGCCACCCAAGAGGAGTGAACTACCTGGGTGGCGGAGCCTCAACGAAAGGACCACGGTGCCAAAGCAGCGCAGCCCCCGGAGGATATCCGAGGGCTGCGGCGGTGCACACAGTTTAATACTCTTGAGGTTAATCTACTCACACGGAAGGTGTGTAGGCACTGTAGCTGGGTTGTTGTCGCGCGCTGACTGCGCTGAAGCTATTGCTCCAGCTACGATCTCTTCCCAACGCGCACGAATCTCGACATGTGTCTCGATGTCCAACTCATCCCACAAATCTCCGAGACCCTTTCGCCCCCGGATGTCGTCGATTATATCATCGACTGCGTTACCTACGATCTGTGCGTTGACGCTCATGCGTAATAAGCTCCTACGGTTTGACCATTCTGCATCACGTAGACGCGTGAGCCAGGGGCCATGATGATCGTGCTGACGATACCTGGGTGGTCAGCTACGCCCAGGGAAATTGTGGGCTCTCCCTCACCTTTTGGGTGGTGTCTGCCCGGCGAATACAGCGCAGTGTAGCATGGGATAAGCTGCTCTATACCGTTATCGGTAATGTATTTGACGCATAGTTCCATCGTCTTTCTCCTATTAAGGTTTACTTACTGGTGTGTTAACCTTAACTCAGGAGGGAATATACTGTCAACGGAAAAAGTGACGCCGTAACTCATGACCCTGTTGGTTGCACTTCGAGCATGGATGCCCATCTTCGGCGTCGCCGTCGTGGCGCACGAAGTCACGAAGCTCCGCCTTAAGGCTGGTCAACTCCTTCACCGCAGTCTTGCCGATGACCTTCTCTTCCAAAGCGTCAAGCCGCTCCAGCATCAGCCAATAGGCATCGAAGAATCTCTTAGGGTCTTTGCTCATGATCTCTTGCTGCATGGCAAGCCCACGCAGGCGATCACGCTCGTAAGCCTCTTCGGCTTCTTTCTCCGCCCACCACTTCTGTCCGCAACTCATACTGCATGACGCAGAGTCTTGCGTCCCTTCCGTGGATCAAAGGAGTAACCGGTACGACGAAGTTTGTGGTCCTGCACCTCGCCATCAGCGCTGGTCCAGTAGACATCCTTCTGTTGCCACCAGACTTTATCTAGTGCCTGGATGCGGATGCCGTCTTCGCGCGGCATATAGATCGCAGCTTCATCGCCGTTGCGGTCGCACACCCAGACGCGCCACATCTTCTCGCCCTTGACGGTGACTTCCGCACTCTCGATCACTATGCCGCCGATCATTTCTTCGCTCCCTTGGTCTTCTTAGCCATGATCCACCAAGTGTTGGGTCTAAGGTTGAGCGAGAATACGCACCATGTATTAGGATCGAGCATGTTAGTTGCCCAGCCGATAGCTTCACTCTCAGTCGAGAAAGAGCCATAACTGGTGAAGCCGTTCATATAATCGTTGGATTGGATGTCGCTCATCTAGTAACCTTACCGCGGTAAGGTTATCGCGTCAAGCGGATCATAAAAAAAAACCAGACAGGCGGTCCCGTCTGGTTTCTCTTAGGCTGGAGGGTTCTCCCACTCCTGTAGTAGCCGCGCTATCTTGCGCTTGATCCAGTTCACCATGACCGGAACCGAGAGCGCGAGTCATAGTATCCCCCGTTGTACATGACATGCGGCTCGTCGTATTCACGCGCCATGCGCGCTGCCCGGTGTTCATAGCTGGAAGCAAACGGGTTGTAACCCCCTAGTTGTCCAACGTTGCGTCCTCGGGGATAGTGCTTCTTCGCATAGGCGTAGGGCGTGCCGGGGCGAACGCCATACTCATACGCCTGTGCGGGCACCGAGCGCAACAGCGCTACGGTTGAGAGAAGGATCAGCGCAAGCGCTGTCCAACGGACATCGATCATGGCTAGTAGGGCTCCTATGAGGATCATCCACAAGAACGGTTGAGGGATCGCCGCAAAGGCTGCCAGGATCGGAGAGGATGCGATCAGTTCATCCATTGAGGTTACTCCAAAGTAAAAAGCCGTCCCAGGTTGTTACACCTGGGACGGCTTATGCCACAGTATGAGTTGTGGTGTGGCTGCAATTATGAGTTAACCTTAACACTGGTAAGGTTAACTGTCAAGCCGTAATCAGATACTCCTTGGTCTTTTTGTTTTGTGTCTTCTTACCGCTGATCGTGTGAGTAGCCGCTAGATTATGAAAGGTGAACCCGGCGTAAAGTTCCTCTACTTCGTCGCATACATCGTAGCTGAGTAGAAACGGGATTTTGTTTGCGGAAAGCTCCCGCAAAACATCCCGTAGGCGTGTATGGTCTTCTAGCGACATTAACTGGTGGGACTTTGTGTACAGGTCTCCTCCCTTCTTAATATACGGAGGATCGAGATAAACGAAATCACCCTGTCCAGCGCAGGGTAACACCTCGGAGAAGTCCACGTTGCGTACGACTACCCGGTCTCGATATCGGCGTAAATCGTTGGCTTCCGCTATAAGGCGTGGAGCATTGTATCGGCAGTCCACGGTCCACTTACCTGTCTGAGCATTGCCGCCTATCTTGCCAGATGACATGATGCCAGAGAAAGTGGTGCGGTTAAAGAATATGGCATAGAATGCCCGATCCACTATACTGACAGGTTTAGTCTCTCGCATGGTGTCAAATTGTTTGGCAGTAGGACGACAGTCCATAAGATCAATAAGGTTTTCGTAATCCCTATCGCTAGCGCCGAACAATACTTTCCAAAAAGCCGATACAAACGGATCGATGTCATTTATCGATGCACGTTGGACAAGGTTGTTACGCAGCATATACGTGAATACGCTCCCTCCCCCGACAAAGGGCTCATACAATGTATGAGCCCCTGCCGGTACAAACGGCGTGAAGTGTTTGACTAATTTACTTTTGCCGCCAGGGTATCTGAAGAGTGACATGCCACCAGTTCCGATAAATCGCTTATGAAATTTGCTGGGTTCATCTTGTCGAGGTAAATCGCCAGCTTAGTTTCTCGAAGGTGCTCTAATACCGGTGGACCCATGGCGTTCATCAACTCCGATGGGTGTGCGATCATCAGGATGGTTACAGTTTTGTTTTTGAGGCTCACGTGTGTTCCAACACATGGGTGCTTAAAGAACTCTACGTCTTTGCCCCCACCGTTGAAGGATTTGATGTTGACAATCCAAGAAACTTCATCAACGGTTCCGTGATAGTTTTTTGCAGACAGGGGTATTAGCCCATCACCGGTAAAGTCTGGGTTCCAGCTTTTCTGTCGCTTATTGTAGATCGCAGCATCATATTGATAGGGTAACCCAATTGTCTGGAACCACTCACACACTGCACGCTCGGCAATCTTTGACACCTTAGCCTGCGCTAGCTTAAGGTTACGATTACCTTGATTGCGCATAGTGTATTCGTCGCTGCAACCGGACTTCATCACGGCAAGTGAGAATTTATGAGCCCACAGATGAAGCTCATCCCAATCCGTGATCAGGGGTACATTGAAGGGGTAAGTGATCGTCTGCATTTGATTCATCCTTTTGTATGGTAACCTTAATTGGTTACAGGATTAACCTTAATGCCAACGATCCTCGTTGTAAAGAGAAAACGATACGCCCACGGAGTAGTAGCCGTTCGAGGTGCCGAGCCAGCGCAGCGTCACGATGCCCTTGCGCGTGCGGAGTTTGTAGAAGGTCCACATACACGCCTCATCGTAATAATAGTCTCCTAGCTCAGCGTTCTTGGTACACTCCTCGGTCACCTCTTCAGCTTCGAGAATCTTCGAGCCGATGATGTCGTTGATGTCCCCGACGATCTCAGCGAGGTACACGTTCTCGCAGCAGTCCTGATGGTGCATGATCAGGTACTCGTTGCCTTCCTTGGTTTTGATCTCGACACGCGAATCGTGGTCAGTGATATCGATAGCGATAATGGTCTGACCCTTCAGGTCTTCAAATCGAGTAGTCACTACGCTCTCCTTCGAGAATAGACTTATGCCACCGCATGAGTGCCTGTGCGTCGCTCAATGCGTTATGAGGTATGTCGGGTTCGGTGTCGTGTCCCCATGTGTCAAGCGTGACCAAGTTAAATTCGAGGCGTGGACGATGACCGTCAGGTCCGCACATCCACGCCATCAGGTGAGCCAAGTCTTCTGGCCAGTCGGCAAAGATCGTCTCACCTTCGTGTCGGCGCATATAGTTCCACAACAAGTGCTGGAACTCAGTGTCGGGGATGCCTTCCTTTCCGAGCACCGGAAGCACATTCTGAAACACCCAAAGGTTCATCCCGCGCGCACCGAACCGGCGCACCTCGTAGAACTCATCATCACTTACGCTAGAGACGATTCCCATGGAGATAAGCGATCCCCGAAATCCGTTAAACTCGGTGTCCACGTACAGCGCCATGTCAGCTTCCAATCTTCGAAGTCGAAATCCAGCCTTCAGTTTCTCCCCACCAGTCTGCCTTCTTGGTGCGCTTGGAGAGGTTCTGTGGGAACATACCGATTAGAGTGCCATAGTCGCACGCCACAACACGGTCCTCGAACAGCCCAAAGTTCTTAGTCTTCATGTCCGACATCCACACAGGGACGCGCTTTGGCATGCGTTCTAGCGGTACGGGCTGCTGCACCTTCTTCTGTATCAAGTAGATGCCGCAGTCAGAGATACGCACGCATGGGGCTAACCACTTCTTCATGTCGGGATCGACATCAGCGGCGTTCCAGATGTTCCACTCAGCGACGTTCTGGAACATGCCGCTGTCGTCGCGCTCTTCGACCTTGATCACTAGGTTGGGATCGAGCTTGCATTCATAGACAGTGCGCGCGATACCAGCCCCAAGGCGCTTACCCAACAGTAGGGAGCTTAGGTCTCGGATATCGCCAGGGTAGTCAGGGACGCGGTTCATCGGCAGGCTCTCATCTTCCAATCGAATTAACCTTAACCAACAGTAGATCGACTGTCAACACTTTTTGTGCTAACGAGGGATGAACAGTCGGCACACCTCCGAAAAGGGATTTTTGATGTCAGAAAAGTTAGGTGATGCGCCCATCGAGCCGCAGTACAAGTCCAAGATGGAGGCGGTGGCGCGCGCCATCGACGAACTCTTCAACGGCGTCAACTGCAAGCCCAAGGATCGTCAGACAGGCTTCATCCTGCTAACGTTCCCGTTTGGTGAGGGTGAAGGGCGCTGCAACTACATCAGCAACGGTGCAAACCGTGATGATGTCGTGACGATGTTCAAGGAACAGATCAAGCGCTTCGAAGGTCAACCAGAAGTCACAGGGAACGCATAGTCATGGCGTATGAAGAACGCGAACTCGAAGACGACTACCCGATCTTCCCCAACTACCTCTACGTGGCTGACGGCGTGCCGATCAACGCTCCAGTGTCTTCGCGCACGACTGCGGCGCATCTGAAGCGGCTCATCGGCTGCAAGGTCTTGACCAAGTGCAACATCGTTGAACGTGGTCTGATCAATCGCATGGCGAATTACGTTGGTCCTGAAGACGGCGGCATCCAAGTCCTGTCAGGAGAGGATGCGGTGAATTACTTTGACGCCAAATGAAGAAGGTAGATATTGAGGGGCTATGGGTGTTTTGCCTCATCGGCATTGTTATGATGTTCGATAGCTGTTCCTTCCACGCGGAAGTGATCAAAAAGCTAGAGGGGCATAACCAAGCCATCCATGGTATCTGGAAAGAACTGGAGAAGCAGAATGTCGGAAAATGACCTACGGGTTCCTCCCGGCTATCGCGTGACGACTGACGCGGATGGTTTTGCTGAGGATGGTATAGTCCCTGACGAGACGGCAACGAAAGACACTGACACCTACGCCAAGGAATATGCCGCTACAGTGTGGTGGCACATTCGCACGTACCTCAAGTCAGCACACTTCAATGAGACGGCGACCGACATCACGCTAGGCGCGGCGGTGCTCGTGGTGGCATCATTGCTGGCATCAGTCGTCTATTTCACCTTTACACATCTTCCCCTTGCCTTGTCGGTACCTGCTACCTTCGGGTTCGCGTGGATCGTCGGCAAGCTCACCAAGACGAAAGAGCCGCTATGAACCGCCGTGATCTCATACTCAGCGCTCTCGCTGTCGCGGCTGTGCCCGTGGGTGGTCCCCTCTTGGGCTCCCTCCTGGCGAGCGAGGCTGAAGCCATGAAAAATCCATGCAAAGAACTTCCAGAGACAGAATTTCTCCCGCGTCCTCTTCCCGAGGGGTGGAGCTATGTGGACGTTTATCGCGTACAGCTTGTGCCGTCTGTCGAAGGTGCTGGTTGATCACGACCGGCAAGCGAGCGGGTGAATGTATCTATGGTGGACCCTACAGCGGTTATGAGCTTGTGAATGTCGAAACCATATCTGCACTTCAGCGACCGCCCGCTGACGACGATCCATAGTCGCCCACAGTTTAATACCCCGGATGACAAGCCGAACGGCTTATGGTTCTCGGTGGGCAACGCTTGGCCAGAGTTTGCACATCGCTACTTGACACAGCACTCGCTCCAACACGCTACGCGTCTTTGGTTCAAACCAAAGTCGTTGCTTCGCATCCACACCGAAGCAGATATGAAGAAATTCACACGCAAGTATAGTGTCAAGCGCGAAGATGCTTCTATTGCAGCGATCTTGCGATTGATTCAGTGGGATCGGGTGGCTGAGGATTATAAAGGCATCCTGATTGCCAACTACATCTATCAGTGCCGCATGAGCCATCCATGGTATTACTCATGGGACGTTGCGTCAGGGTGCGTGTGGGACGCATCGGCGGTCAGCAAGTTCGCACCTTACGAGGGTGAAGAATGTGTGGGGTATAGGTGGGTTGCATAAGTTCCTCTTTGTCCTGTTTACGGCGCCCATAATTGCTCTAGGTGTGATACTTATCATCCACCTATTGATGTGCGCTATTGAGCGATATGACTTCCGCGCAACCTACGGCACGCCCTACCCCAAAACACTAACCGCGCAGCGTAGGAAGATTCGCTTAATGGCGTTCTTACAGAAAGTGAAAGGACTGTTCCAATGACCTTTATTAACGAAGAAGAGAAGCAAGTGTGGATCGAAGTCGTCTTGGCGTGTTTGATGAGCGGCGATGTAATTCCAACCGCAATTGATCGTGCGGATAGCATCACGCAAGCGTATAGAGCGAGATCATGAGCGACCAGGGCTTCGGCTACGCAGTACAGGACCGGGAAGGCAACATCAACATGCGCACCGTATCGCCAACGATACGCGGCGCGATAGTCAACTGGCTCTACGCGGTCCCAAAATACAACGTCACGACCTATTGGACAGACGATATGATCTTCGACCGGTTCAAGATGCACAATTCTCTTGGCGAATGTCACATCATTGCAGTCGAAGTCATCAAGACGGGAGTAGGGGACATCGATGAGCTTCGCTCCCATCACGATTGGACCGATGATGCCTAAGCGCCCCCCGCCGAGCCATAACTTCCGCGACCACCCTGATCGTGAGCTTGAGCGCCACAACGAAATTAAGGATACGCTCTGGCATCTGGCGCTGGGTGCAGGGATCATAGTGCTGAGTGCTGTTCTATTCCTTATCTGTGTAGGAGCCTTCGGCTGTGGACGCTAATATACTATGGTTGATGGTAGCTGGCGCGATACTTGCCTTCCCCCTCGGATGTTGGGTGGGTCACAAGTTTGCCATGTATTACATGGTTCGTATCAATGAGCAGTGGCGCTTCACCGTTGCGCGTGTGTCTGAGCAGCTTTCTGGATGCCAGCAAGATCGTGAAGATTTGGCTAAGCGGTTGAAGGAGGCTGAAGAGGCGCTTGATATGTTAAGGATGGAGAGCCGATGAGCGCCGACATTCCAGCCCGCATCCGGGAGCTTGAAAAGCAACTTGCGGAAGAGAAGGCTAAGGTGCCGAAATGGGACCATCCTTCTCACAAGACGCGCTACTCTGACTCATCGTTCTATGATGAAGTCTGTACCGTATGTGGCGCCACTGATGGACGCGGCGACTATGGTCTGAAGTATCCCTGCCCTGGCGTGGCTAACGCCGAAACAAGAGGAGAAGAGTGATGGACACTAGGTATATCTTCGACGGCTTCGACACCAACAAGCGGCGCGTTTTGGTGGAGGAGCGCGACGGCAATATCGTCCTCAGCGTGAACAATAAGGAAGTGTTCACTGCCCGTGGCGCCAACAACCTGCAAGATGGTATCGAAGGCGCCAGCAACATCCCCCTCACCAAGACTTTCGTCGAAGCCGCTCTTGCCAACGCGCATCGTCGCCGTGCGCGGTTCATTCAGAACCTTGCCACCTACGGCAAGGTACCGGCGGGCGCGATCCACTCGAACGAGAAAGACATCGCCTCGCTGAAACACCTTCTCGCCAACCCGTCGATCTGGAACGGTGTGACTGAGCAGATCGAGAAGACGGCAGGCGTCGAAGGGCGCGGTTTCACGTCGCCAGGATCAGCACACGCTTTCACGCCGCAGCCGCGCGAAGTTGGTCCCTCTCCCGAAGAGCTTTCTGCGTATACCGCAGCGGGTGTGCAGTATCCTACTGAGGACTCCAATGAAGACGGGCGATGATTCGAAAACGTCGGCAGAACTGATGGAGGTAGGCGTCGAGGGTGCGAAGCGCATCTTAAAGACGTTCCTCGCCGCTCCTCCATCGCAGATGGACGATCAGGTCAAGGATCGGCTGCGCGCCATGTCTGAGCTACCAGTCGCCCTCTGGCCTGAGCGTCTTGATGCGATCACGCGGTGGTCCTCTCACTGCGGGCTCGTATCAGACTTCACGGTGATCACGTTCGAGGCGTTCTCGAAGATGCTCTCATCGATATTCGATGAGGGAAAAACGCCCGAAGAGAAGGTGGCAGGCGCCGCTACGGCTTGCGCGGATTATATGCAGTCCACGGATCAAGCGGAGTTGGTGTTGAACCAGATGCTTAAGGAGCGTGGTGCCAAGCCGTGATCTTCGTTTGTCCAAAAGACTCCACCATCATTGTGGATGACGAATACGACCCAGGGGACGCCATCAAGTGCCCCTGCTGCAAAACAAGATGGGAACCTTTCTTCGGGGCAGCATATGAAACAGAGGCGGACACGCGACCGTAAGGCTTACGTTCTGGTTCACCGAAAACCTTCACCTATTGCCGACCGGATTGAATGTCTGTGGATCGCGGGGCTCACTATTGAAGAGATATCCCAGGTCGCAGGGTGCAGCCGGAATTACGTGGTCTACGTCTCGCGTAGCCGAGGGCTTCCTACTCGTGTGTTGAGCGGGCGCCAAGGGCGCAAGGCTAACATGTGGCCCTACATTGTGCGCTGGGCAATGGCTGGATACGACGAGCGGCAGATCAAAGACGGGCTCGGCTACCATCGCGGTCGGGCGGAGTTTATGGGAACCTAAAGATGTTCGTGACGCAGTATCACAACGGCTCCGAGCGGCACATGACTCCCGAGCTTGTGCTGTACAACGCGGCGACCAAAACCGTGGTGGTGATCTTCCAGGAGCACGGCGATACCTTCGAGCCGTCGCTGACTTTTAACGATGGTATCATTAAGGTGTTTGACCACGGCGTGCTCGTGCGTAAATACGATCTGAGACAGTCGTGGTGGAAACGTGTCTTTGGGTAGGTTGGTGCGCAACATGCGTCGCATGTCTGAAATGGCTGAAGAGTTGAAACCCGAACTGCGCAAGTTCATGCGCGATCTCGGCTACGCGCGGTCCACCGCGATCAAGTTCTGCGATGGCTACATGGAGCACCTTGCGACGCTGCCCTCGCTGGAGAAGTTAGACGCGCTTGCGAACATGCATGACGGCTGCATGGCTGCCGGGTTGAAGAAGGCGGGCGTGCGTGAAGACGTGGCACTGAAGCGCTACTACAAATTGGAGAGACAATGAGCCAAGCAACAGCGAACATCCTGACGCACAGCACGCTCGCCTACCTCAAGGAGCGCGTGAACGATATCCAACAAGGGTACGAGGAGACGGGCGAGCTTTCGCACGAAGACAAGTCCGCGATGCGCAAGCTGCACCACAAAATCCACGCCGAGCTTACGCGGATGCAGAACGAGCTTCGCGATGGACCGGCGCCTGAACCTGAGCATGTAAAGGATCACACACATGCACGTTAAGGCTTTGCTGGCACCAATGATGCTCGCGGCGGCACTGATCGGTTCCGCCTGTAGCTCAAACCCTGAGACAGACGTGATAACTCACGCCACATGGTTGGCGGCGCGCTGCAATGACAAGGAAGGCAAACCGGGTATCCGCTACGAAGGTGCCAACATTATCGTGACGTGCATCTTTACACGTCCGCCGATGCCGCCTCCGCCGATGCCTGTTGAGGTGCGCTGATGCCCATCCCCGTAGATGCGCTCAAGATCGGTCAGTCACTCTGGTATGGAAACCGGTGTGAAGAAACTGAGTGGCCCGATGAACCTGAGATACGCGAACTCGATGGCAAGCGCTGGATGGAAATGGGTGCCGAGACTATCGCGCGCACGCTGGTCGAGTTCGAAGTGACCCATATCGCTGTGACCCAGGTGCAAGGTGATTGGACCGAGCGCTGCGACAAGCCTTCCAGCTTCGCGATCCTTCAGGTGAAGAAGGTTCATCTGAACACGTCGCAGGCTTCGGAATACTCGGAGGGAATGGTGGTCTACTACTATCCCGATCTCGACGGTTCCGATACTGCCGACAGTTACTTCCTCACCGAGCGCACCGCGCGCGCGGCGGCAAACAGACCATTGGACAAACCCGATGATCAGCCCAGCGACTTGGAAGGCGTGTAGGTGGTTAACCTTTAGATAGTTTGTTTCCCCTTAGATAGTTTGTTTCCCCTTAGATAGCTCCCTTAGATAGTTTGTTTCCCATCGAGAGGCGTGCGACGTAAGACAGGCGACGGGAGACATGGGACGGAGACGTGATGACTGAAGAATCGAAAACCCCCAGCGGACCATTTGGCGTTGGGTTCTCGCTCGGCTACTGCAATGGCGTGCTCGATACGTGTCTGGCACTGTGGGAGGCGGGAGACAACACACGCGTTGGCTTAGTAAGTGTAATGACCCGGTGGATGGAGCGGGGGCATGCGCAGGTTCAACGAGCGGCTTTCGAAGCGTGTTTGGCGACTCTCGACTCTCGCCTTACGGAGTTGGACGATGCGCGGGAGTATGCCGACGTTGCGTGGACGGCGGAGGCTGGGAAGATCAATCGGTTGCTGCGGCAGCAGTTGACCAAGACGAAAGCCGACGCGTTGACGCGACTGTTGGTGGACAATGGAGCAACAATTCGATGAAAACATCTATCCACAAGGAACCACATCCGCTCGCTGGTCAGACGGTGAAGGTCAAGTCTGGAAAGTTCGCCGGGCGAGATTATCACCTCGAAGATTGGTGGGACCGCCTGGGGCAAGGTAGCTGGAAATTTTGCGACGGCAACCCGGCATGTCTCGACTACGCCTTACGCACGGGATTTTCACCCGATCCTGTACCGCTGGACGATGAGGTGGTCTACGGCAAGATCGGCGGGTTCGGTAAGCTGATCCATGTTTCGGAGCTAGCATGACGTGAAGCTGGACAAGTTCCACTACCATGAAGCGATGGATCGAGCACACGTCATCCAGACGATGATCGATCAGTTGCTCTTGGAGCATCCAGTTGCCTTACGTCACTCGACTTTCGCCTCCTTGGTGCAAGACTTAGATGACGCCGCTTACAAGGTATACCACGCGGCGGCTATGCTGGGTGAGAAGAAAAAATGATGGATGACGACGATCACTGTTCCGCGTTCTCTCCGATGCGCGATCTGGAGACGATGCCGTATTCACCTGCTGAGCAGCGTGTTGCTGGTTACCTAACCTCGATCTGTCCTGACATCGGCGCTGGGGACGATCCGATTGGGTTTCTCATGGCGAGCCATGCACAGCAGCGTGCAGACATGGCTGAGGTAGCTCAGAAGCTCATCTTCGTTGAGCAACGGCTGAAGGATGCCATCGCTCAGTATGACGGTCTGCGGGCTGCCATTACGATGGAGCGAGATCAGCGTGATAGCTGATAGGGATAGGTGGGACGCAGACCTGTGCCGGGGCTCGATTGGCTCCTACCTGGGGATGAAGGTCTACATCCGCCCCGCGGTGTTCGTTCATCGCCTGTCTTGGACTCAACGGTTATTCTCGTGGCCCTGGCGACCGTGGTGTGCCGAAGTGCGCACGCCCAACCCGATCTTCGCAAACGGCGAGGTGTACCGCGTGGAGAACGCTTTCTTCATGACCCAAGAGTCCTGGGACAACCTTCAGCGGCAACTCGATATGCTCGACGCCAGTCAGGAGGACGAACGTATGATGCCTCCCATCCCTGATCAATGGGTGCCGTGATGGAGTTTCCCTGGGCTCAGGTAGGGCGCAAGGTTGTTTGCCTGCATGCGCTGTGGAACCGCGGCATCGGGGAGATTACCCCGGTGGAGGGTGGGGTGTACACGATCCGCGCCGTCGAGTTGTCGCCCCAAGGTAAGGTGGGACTACGGTTCGTTGAGATCGTCAACGCGCCGCGACACTACTTGGACGATTACGGCGAGACGATCTTTTATGCCGGGCTGTTTCGCCCGCTCACCGATATCACCGTGTTCAAAGACATGCTGAAACGAGCGCCTAAGAAGGTGACCGAGGACGCGTGATACGTTGTTAACTTTTAACCAGTTTACGCCCTCCCTATCACCGGGGAGCCCGGCTAGCTTCGCCTTTACGGAGGCGATGTCCCCGGTGATAGGGCTCCAGCACCTTGTTAACCTTTAGCTAGTTTGTTTCCCTGATCATTTCCACACGTGGTGGGCGGCGCGCGGCACCCTACCCCCTAACGGTCCCTTTGGGTTCCCATTACCTCCTCGCCTCGCGCCAACGACTCGGAACCATTTGAACGCTTTTGATTCAAAAGTCGCTCGAAAACAGTCATTTCGCATTTGAATTGATTTTTGAGAAAATAAACGAAAATAGAAAAATAAATGAAAAATGTGTTTAGCACACAAGCAACACATATGCGCGCCCCCACATACACAACATATTAGGGTTAACAATTAGTGTACACATACACACTCATACACACTCACACATTCACTACATGTTAACGTTAATAGATATGGTAAACGATTAACCTTAACAGTGTGTGTATGTGTAACACTGTGTTAACCATATGTGTTAACCTTACTAGATACTAACACTGTGTACCATAGTGGCACACATACACACATTAACCCCTCGTATACCATAGCCTACCTTTTTTCTATTCTTCATTCTTTGTTTACACCTTGAGGCGCATAGTCATGGGATAGCAGGCAAGCACACAGACACAGAGCTTAGCCCTTCCCCCTGCTACCCATAGGAGTCGAACCAATGGAAAAGTTTACTGGCGAGATCGATGGAAAAGCTCTTGCGCTTTTCATCCAGACAAAGCGACTTGAGCGTGCGCGCCTAGACGCCAAGGCTGACGAAAAGCGCGCCCTAATCCTTGCTTATCTCCGTCACGCAACCAAACAGTAAGGATATTCACACTATGGCAAACGATATTGTTATATATCGGTCACCTGTCAGGGTAGCTATGGGCATCCTAATTACTGAGGGTAAAGCCGCCCTCAGTAAGGGCGCCTCTGTGGCGATAGCCTTAGGGTGCGGGCTTACCATTGGCGCCCTTTCTACGGTCGCCTATGTGCGCACCCTAGAGGTGCCTCCCCAGATCATCGAAAAAACGATTACGAAAATTCGCTTCGAGAACATTTGCAAACCTGAGAATCTGGGGCTGCCGATTAAGGTGGTTATGCCGGAAACGAATCCGAACGTTTCTTGGAACGGCAGTTATGTGGCGCCGCTTTCCAGCGATCCAAAGATTGCACGGGAACAAATCGCCGCGGAATCACGTCGCGCCGTCGCTACTATCAGGGCAAGAGTCGATACGCTCAAAATCGAAGCTTCGAGCGCTGATAAGCGATTCGATACCATTATGAAAAATTCCGTTGCGCCGAAGGAGTCGCCAGACGGAAAAAAACAGTAGGCGGCGCCAAGCGGCGGGACTCTGTATCCCGCCGCGACGCGTCGCAAGAATCCGGTGTCGATTACTCGATTGATCACCCTTCGGGGCATAGGACTCAAAAAACTGGCGGCAAGCCAAAAATAAATGTGCACGCCTTCTAGATCGTAACCTTTTGTTAAGACCTTGGGGCGCATATTGGACTGGTCAGAGACACAAACCACGGAGTCGAAAATGTCTAGCCGCTACACACAAGCCGCACTTGAGCGCCGCGCCCTTCGCCGCAACGCTGATGCCCGCAAGCTTTCGCCGCGCGGTGTCAAGTTCGCCAACTACGACTCGAAGTCGATTAGTGAGGCGCGCGAAATCAGCGACAAGCTGATGAGCGATTGGCGTTGGCTCAATTCGAGCGGGACGCACTAAAACGGAGGCGCCTCGCAAGAGGCGCCCTTTCCCCCCTAGGAGTCGAGACAATGAGCTTCATGCAGCCCGAAATCGTCAAAGGCGACTGGTACCTTGTAGACGGAACGCAAGGAATCGAGTCTTTTCCCGCAGATATGTTTGGACCGGAGGAAGCGGCGGCAGCATACAGCGGCGACGTTTGGAGCGTCGAATTCACCCATGGATATGGTGCGCGCTTTTCAGCGCCGGGTTACATGGATTGCACGGATTGGACCGTCTACGCTACGCTAGAAGAGGCGCAAGCGGCGCTCAATGAGGAGTCGGACGATGCTTAAGGCTGAGACTTTCGAGGCGCCAACGCATTGGGCGCCTGCGTTGATAAATGGCGATTGGTCGGGCTTGGATAGCGCCGAAACGCATGAATTGCTGGCGTGGATCGATGCCAACAAAGATATTGGCTCGATTGTGAGCGTGGACTCCGAATCGGAGCGCTTCACCTGGAATTATCGAATTTATAACCCTTTTGCACCGGAAGGCGTGCGCGGGGGTTCGGTTTGTGAGTATACTGCGCTTGTTGAGGCATAAGCCTCTAAATCAGGAGTCGAGAACATGGCACGAGTAAACGAGACGGCAGCAGGCAAGGCAATTGGCGCATGGGTGATTATGCGCGGCGCAAAGCACATCGCCACGGTGCGCGCCCACTACGGCAACGCGGTGACTGTGGACGTGATCCAATACGGCAAGGCGCTGGAGCGCTCGCAAAAGACGGGCGACAAGCTCAAGCGCAAAGTTGAGGATCGGCAGACGGGACGCGCTGGCGGTTACGGCTATGACAAGTTTGCGGCGGCGCTTGCCGGGCTGATTATCGACGGTCACCAGATGAATGACCATTGCGGCAAGCAACTCAAGCCGCCGCATGGCGCAAAGCGTTTTCCTCAGGACTACAAACCGCCGCGCGGCTATCACCTCAACAATTGGGACCGCGAGAACGGCGGTTATATGTCGTGCTATCGCTCCACCGGCTTGCGGTATCTCGAAGAAATCGGTTACAGCGTGATCCAGGCGATTTAACGGATTAGTAACCAAGAGTCGAGAAATCGGCTCTTGGTTAATTTTCGATGGCGATTTGTTAACCTTAAAAATTAGGGTTAACGCCAGATTCACAGAAATTAACGACCGTTAACGTTAACGCGCGCTTAACGCGGCGCTGTCTCAAAATGGGACAGTTGTTAACCCGAAATTTACCATGATCCAAGTTGGCGATTTTTTCGCTTGGCGGCGATTTTTGTTTACCTCTCGTTAAGACCTTGAGGCGCATAGTCAGCACATCGAAACGCCAACACCCAGGAGTCGAACCCATGCAAAAGCGCCATTTTGAAGCCGTAGCAAAGGCAATCAAAGCCTGCAACATCAGCGAAAACGCTCGTTGCAGTGTTGTGCTCGCTCTGGCGAACGAGTTTGCCGAGCACAACGAAAAATTTCAGGAAATCAGATTCATGCTGGCATGTGGTTGCTCGCATGATGACGTTGCGCTGATGTTGCGCGCCTAATCGAGAACGAGGAGTCGAGCCATGACAGCGGCAGGTTACATAATCGGCGGCATGTTCCTAATCGGCGCTGTGATCCACGTCGATAAGCTGCAAACCAAGCTCGACTCCTCTATGTGCATGACGCGCGCATGCCTTGAGCTTGTCAGCGTCGAAAAGTCAGTAAGAGAACGCAACGCGGCAAAAGCCGCTCAAATAGAGGTGATGCATGCACTCGAACGCTAAAGAGATCGTGACCATTGTCGAGACAACGAAAATCGAGTCCGCAGAAGACTTGGCGGCATACTTTGCCCGCGGCGGAGTCGTGCACAAATGCGCGATTGGCGAGCGCTCGATTGCCCCAGGTGAGGCGCCCGTGCTCGATGAGGAATTCGATACGGAATGAAAATCTGGCACGTGATAATTGCGGGGGTGCTTTTGTGCGCCCTCGCTGGATTCTCGACTCACAACTGGCGCCGCAACATCTGCGACGTTGATTGCAGAGTCCAATTCGAGGAGTCGCTTAGGTGATAGTCACCTCTAAGCACGTGCGCCCTAATCCGTACAGGGCGCGCGAATTCGTCGGCTTTGATGCGTCGGGCAACGTCTGGCGCATCTATCACAATGAGCGGCGCCGCTCGCATGCCGAGACGTGGCGAGTCGAGAAAATAATGGGCGGCACGTCGTTTTGTTCACGCAATCTTAGCGAAATCAGCGATAGGCTAGCCAATACCGCATAACCGAGGAGTCGAACATGCTTGACCTAATCGCCAACTGGCAAGATTCGCCCATGCTGCTAGCCGGGGCAATGCTCTTTTCTTTTTGGGTGACCGCTTCTGTGGTCCGCTAAATAGGAGTCGAACAATGAAGCCTGGAACAAGAATCGAAGTCGTCTCGCCGCGTCTGCATTGCGCCGGGCAATTCGGAATCATCGTCGCCGCGTGCTCTAGTCATGCCGACGTGCTGCTTGACGATGGCGGCACCCTCAACGGGATTCACGTCTCGCACCTCAGGGAAAGCGATTATTTCGCTTGGTAGTAGTTTGTTAAGACGTGCCGGGATATTCTCGGCACGTCAACACATGAGGAGTCGAACATGTCTAAGCTAGTTCAAGTTTTTGGCGACTACGGATATGACAGCGAGCAACTATTGCTCGGTGAAACGTCCCTTGAAGATGCCGAGCGCTTTATCAAGCGCTACACCCGCGGGGGTGACTTCGGAGGCTATAGCGTCATTGAGGCAATATCGTTTGCCGATGATGGCGAGGCAATCGTGCGCTTCAAAGTCTCGATTGACGACTAACAGGTAAGGTGCCCGGTGTAACAGCCGGGCATCATTGTGGCTTGTTTTTTGGTATGGTTAATTTCGCTACGTGATTCTGTTAACCTTAATGTGAACACCTATCAGCGTTAACCTTAATCGTTAACCTTAACGTGAACACCTATCAGCGTTAACCTTAATTCTTAACCTTAATAGTCAGCTTTGTTAACCTTAATTCTTAACGTTAATGCGCGATTCATGGTAAATCTGGCGTTAACGTTAATTGTTAACCTTAACGGCTGTTAACCTTAACGATTATGGTTAACGTAGTATGGTTAACGAGCCGTTAACCTAAATGAAAATTAGTGTTAGGAAAACCTCACGAGCCCAAAGCCAGATCGCGATTCGAAAAGCTCGCGAGCCCATGGGTGCTCCCGAGTGTGAAAAAGCTCACGAGCCCATGGACAGATTCGATTCTGGAAAAGCCTCAGGTGGTCGATTATGCTTGCGTAGATTGTCGATGGCTGGAATCACTCTCAGGTTCCACGGTACGTGAAGCCCACACCGATCTTTACCTTGCAACGGCTCGATATGGTCAACATGGTGAGCGACACCCGTCTCTTGTTCCTTGACTCTCGCCTCCAGATACTTGGCGGCAATCTCGTCCACCATGGCGTCGTTCTCAGAGCACCATACAGGAAAAGCGTTAATAAATCGTGCACGCTTCTTAGCGTTGCGCGCTCGTGATCGCCCGATATTTTTTCGGTAGTAATCTCTGTTGTTGTCCCGGCGTCTCTCTCGATGCGTGAGGGCATAAAGGCGCCCGCGCGCTAGGTAGCGCTCTCGATTTTTCTTCTGCCACGCCTTGGTGCGTTCATTGCGGCATGGCTTGCATTCCCCGGCGAGTCCGTCACGGTATCGCGGGTCTTTGCAGTAGTCTGTTAACTCTTTTTCCTCTGAGCACTTCGAACAGCGTTTCATGAACGCAGTGTATCAATATTAACCTTAAATGTCAACTGTGATATATTTGTTGTGATAATATTGTCACAGATGCTCGTTGACTTAAAAGTCAATTTAAGATTCGGACAACCTCCCCCTTAGTTAAAATTTCTGGCGGGTCCACATACCCCCCTAGGAAAAAATCCGGCAATGGGTCCACCCGCCCTATCTCTAATTTTGGGGAAGGGTCCACCCGCCCTATTCTCAAATAGTTAACGGCTCCCCTCGATCTTTTCCATGAGTGCCCTCAGCATCGCTTCATAGGGGAAGTTGCCCACCTTTTCCACCCGGCGAAAAGTGCTAAGGCTCATACCCAGCGCCTCAGCGGCAGCCGGTTGACTCAAATTGAGGCGGGTCCGCCAATCCTTAACATCGATACCGAGGGTCGATGCGAATTGGGGCACCAGATCGCCATAGTCGCCCGTACGGGTCACATCGTTGGTCATGGAGTCAAAACTGTTCAAATTGGACAGGGGGGTAGTCAAATTGACTGTAGTCAATTTGAAGGGGTAGTCAAATTGGATACCCCTCAAAACTGTTCAAATTGAACAGTTTTGCGCCTGTTAACGTTAATCTTTAAGCCTAATGTGTTCAAATTGACTACCCCCCGACGCTCGACGGGCGATTTGTGACCATTTTCGGGGCGTTTGTGTCCACTGAATGGTCACACGACTTCCGAGGGGTGTAGGGCGGCAAAAACCCAGCATTTCTCGGCTCTTGATGGCTTCTTTACCTTACTATTCTTACTTAATATAACTATATGATTAATGTAACCAGTTTTGGGAAGTCCTTAGCCCATTGCAAACGAATCTTAAGCATAAAAGTTAACGTTAACGTTCGTGCTGTTTGCGCCCATCCGTGCTCCAGTGTGCTGCTGTAGCCCGTGATATGCCTTTTGAGGAGTCACAATAGACCTGTAGTTTCTTTCGACGTAAGCCTTTGATATCGCCCAATGTTTTTGTGCCCATTTTTCGGGGGCAATGGACACACTCCCGACACAAGAGTATTGCAATTAACGATAATATCCTGTAGTATCTCAGAGTCGAAAGGCGTGAAACGCCCAACGATCAACGATCAACCCTCAACTCTCAGGACACCACCATGGGTCTCTTAACTCTCGACGTGCACCTCGAATTGGATACCGAAAGCCCCGAGGCTATGATGCTTCTAGCCATAAAACACCGGCTAGGTCTCTCCGACGTTGACGCGATCAAGTATGCCCTTCACCACCACCAATTGAAGCACAATCGCGCCAAGGGTACCCTACCCCGTAAGGCTGATCAGATGCGCAAAGTCCGCGCTATCCAGCAATGGCAAGCGGTCCATGCCGCCTATGGGAAGCTGGCAACATGCCCTCACATCTTTGCCGTTACGGTATGGGATTACGGTCCCGACAACAAAACCGTCGAAGTCACCGTGAAATTCCCATGGGTCAACCCTAATGATTGGACCACGTGGCGGGTCGATACTGACAAGGTGCACGATGCCAAAGGCGTGGCCATTTACTTCGCTGCCCAGTCCCTAGGATTGAACGTCGAAGACAAATATGCAACAGAGCCTATCCGTTGCGTTCAGGTTAATTAAGGATTTTCCCGCCGCCGCGCGTTGTATTCTTGAATGCGTGCGAGCCCGAACAGTCGCCGCATTTCATCCACCGGCAGACCACGGCGCCGCGCCCCACCACGCACGGCTGAATCCTCGATAACAGTCTCTAGCCAATCGGTCACCGGCTTGAGGCGTTCCGCTTTGTTGCTCATGCGCAGTAAGCTATGGGCATCCCGTAACAGCGAAATATTAGGCACCGGCAGCGCGGGCAACGGCTCCAATTGCTTGACGCGTCCGCGTTTAGGTTTCACCGATTCGGACATTACCGCTTACCCTTGTTCCTCGACATTCATAATTCCAGGTCCAGGTTTGTGCGTGGCGTGCGTCACCATGGCGTAGTCAGCAGGCGAGAACATGACGACGACTTGCGCGCCCTTTATCGCGTTATCCATAACGTAATGCATCGCGGGCATCATGTCCTCGAAAGGACCGACGATGCCCTGCATATTCGGCAGCACCACCACATACTGAGTAACCATTACGCCTCCACTTCACCCTCTTGGCGGCGCTTGATCACCGCGGGCGCTAGCGGGTCCAGCGGACTATCGCTAGCCTCGATTGCGCGCTCCCGCAGCGTAGCCTCCAGCCCCTCAGGAGTCTTTGCCTTAGGAAACGTGCTCGGCAGTCCAGGCACACACGTTATGCCCCATTTCTTTGCGAGGCTCCCACCGATCTTGCGCATGGCTTCAGCCTTGCCACGCAAGTCGGCAGCCACGAGCTTGGTGCCCATGCTTGCCATGTCGTCGGCTTGCTCGTCGTAGAGTCCCGCCTTAGTAGCGATAAGCGATACCGTCATGTCCTGCGCCGCGCGCATGACTTCACGTTTTGACATTGAGTGCTCCCTTAATCATTCGTTGGCGCAACAGCTTCACCGGCACGCCCGCGTTCCTTGCAGCATCCCTTATAAACTTCTCGGACGCCATAGCCTCCAGCCAATCAGCAACATAGTTAGCGTCCGCCACTACCATGTCGCCTTCTGGCGATCCGTCAGTTTCATAAGCCCGCAACCATTCGGCAGCAAAGCGCAGCGCATCAGGGGGCGGTTGCTTAGGTATGCTCATATTCTGCCTCCATACGGTCCAAGTATGCCTTGTCTGCCGCCTCTTCGGCGCGAAGCTCTTCATCGGTCGGATACCGAGGAACCCAACCGTCCAGCCACGCGCACGGGCGGTTAGCCGACAGAACACGATTCTGCGGCAGCGGCAGCCTCAACAGAAGCTCCGTCGCCACAGTGTGATAGTAGTCACTCCAGGCGCCCATACCAGCCTTGCGCGCCTCTTTAGAGGCTTCAAGATAGGCATCTTCGGGGGTGTATTCGGTGCACATAGGTTCGACTCCTATAATGGCGCGCATTGCGCCGAACTCTCAGGAACCCTAGCACCAAAGTCTTAAGAAACCGTTAAGGTACCAATATAATCGGACCAACGATCTTCAGGCACACACAATTGTCGATCCACACCGGGCGCCCTTCGATCAGCAAATCCCACGCACTCTTGTGAAGCGTTAATGTTAACTGTTTCTCTAGATCAGCGACGGTCGTATCCCAGGTCTCTTCAACGTCGAAATTGTGCCGTGAGTATCTGTTAACCCTAATAGGGATTGAACCCTCACCTACGGTCATTTTTCCAGTTTCCTCAACAGTCGGGCGCGCGGCGGACCACTTCAGTTTCTTTCATCGATCCTCTCTCCACAGAAAGCGCACCGCCCGCGCACAACGATGCACACGTGGTCCGTCAATACATATGACCGATAGAGGGTCATCGGTTGTCAAAATCCTTTTGATACACGAGCTTTTTACAGTGCTCACAATAGATTGTCACCGTGCCGTAAGCACCGCCACCATGCCCACACGTCGGGCAACCTTCAGAGCTTGACGCCTCGACTTCTATCATCGTTTCGGTCCAGGGCTTTGCACAGAAGACACACAGCGGCGGCTTCACCCACCCGTTTGGATTGTCGCTCAATAGTAGTGCCTCCGAGAATCATCCACACGCACGATCTCACCATCAGCGGTGTAGTCGATGCCACACTTGGCGCCGCTCAGGCTATTGGTCATGTCCTGCGGCGTCAAATAGCGAAATCCCTTGTAGGCTTCGCGGTCCATCAGCGCCGTCTCGATCAGCGACGCCACGCCCCGGCGCGCGTCCTCATCGCGATCAGCCGAGTGCAGGATGTAGCTATTCGCCCAATTGCGCAGCTTCTCAAGCTCCACAGTCTTGCGTGCCTTAGCCATGACGTGCCCTCCGTTGCTCAAGATAGCCGACGATCATCTTGTTGCGCTTAGCCAGAGCCTCGCACATGAAACGCTGATAGGTGCGCGCGTTCCCCAGCCACCACGGGTCCAGCGGTCCCGTTGCAGCCTCGTTCGCTTTGCGTGCCCAGAGCGCTGCCATGCGCTTGGCGTGAAGACTTGCTTTTGCTCGCGTCATTCGAGCACCATCCAGCCAATCACGGGGGACACGTTCAGGCGCGCAACAAGCGCCTCGTATTCATCCGCCGTGATATGGTTGCCAAGCTCACGAGACTTGTTCATGGCTCCCTCAAGCGCAACGCGAATCATGTTGGTCTCGACAAGGCTGAAATTCTGGTAAGGCGCGCGATAGATTTGCATGTTCGACTCCTTTGTGTTCTCTCGACTTCAAGCACCCTAGCACGAATGTACTAACGAACCGTTAAGGGCGCCCTTGTGTCACTAGCCCGGCATCCTCCAATTCGCTCAGCATGTCAGAGACACGCACCAGCTTCGTGCGATCCGTGATCTCTCCGTTCGCGACGGCATCACGATACCACGTGATAACCTTAGCCTCGCTAACCCAGCGGCGCTCAGGGTAGACGATGAAAAATTGACGATCTCCGCTCATGGCAGATACAGCGTCGGATAGCTGGTAGAGGCGTTGAAGCCCATAACCTGCGTGGTCTCGATATTCACATCGGCAACGTTCTCGACAGTCCGCACAACCGCACGGATGGCTTCCTTTGGCGTGCCCACGTTGAAGACGATCATCACCGCGACTTGATTAGGCTTGAAATCAGCTTCCATTGCTCGACTCCTATAATGGTGCGCATGCACCGAACTCAAAGATCACCAGACACCAATGGGATTCGAACCCATGTTTGCTCCGCGAAGGGTGCCGTCCTGTTCCCGTTAGACGATAGTGGCTGGCATCACCGCACGGTACCTTGCGGCGTCCCGAGCCGATCAAGCTCAGGCACGAACAACCTAGCACTGAGATATTAAAAAAGCGTTACCACCCGACAAATATAAGGGATACTATGTTATCACTTGCGCGCGTTAAGGTTAAAGATTCGTATTCCGCGAATGTCCCATATTAAGGTAAACGAATCCTGTAGCCGAAAAACGAAATAGCTAGGCGGCTTGATCCTTATTGTCTTCATTCCGACGCACCAGATACACCTCAGGTATGTAATCGCCGCCGTCATGTTCCCAGCGCCGCCAAATGATCTCAGACACACGCCAGCGCCCGGTGCGGGGCACCTTGACTTTTCCGCGGTCGAAGTCCCGCGTGTTGAAATATTCAACATCGGTCGGAACAATCCACAAGATATCCTCACGGCGCGGCAGCGCGGGGAAGTCACGCACCAGCGAAAACCCATCTACCATCAGTAGACAGCGCAACTTACTCATCACCCTTCCTCATGATGATATACCAGCCACCGCGCGACAGCGAATAATCTATGTCCCTATGACACCACCACCCTTCATCCTTCATCTTGTTGCGCTCGATTGCAAGCGCACGGATGCAATGCTGCGACCAATCCCCATCGAACGGCACGCACGGAATGACGATCACCTCTTGGTGCGCATACGCTCGGATACCGTCCAGCCAGCGATTGATGCGTGCCCACATGATCAGGAGTCCCTATATCTGCTCGGCAGCGGCACATCGCGAAAGGCAAAGAAACCAAGCCAGAGTCCACCCAACACAATTGCACCAATCGAGGCGAAGAACCCGACGACACCCGTCAAGATCACCAGCGCCGTATTCGAATACGTTTGGGGCAATTGGGTATTCCAGTATAGGGCAATACCCCCAACCACAAACAGGTACACCGTCAAGTAGCCGTGCACCCGGCGTCTTGCCGTGCGCTCAAGCTCCGCACTCTCGTATGGAGTCAGGTCCGATCTCATTCCAGGTAAAGCTCCGCTAGATCAGCCGTGCCCGACACAAAGACTATGCCCGACGCATTCTGCACCTCGACAACGCGGCACAGTTGCGTCACTAGATGATCACCTCCGTTGTCAGGATGATGCGCGTTGACCACCATGACGATAGCGTCGGGCGGATACTTGGATAGAGCCTCAATCAGTTGCTTGACGTTCATTCCGCATCCTTGTCAGGTATTGGGCATATGCGCCAAGCAATTGTTGCGTGGCTTCATCCTCGTTTGTCGCGATCTCACCGAGGCGATACGCCATAGCTGCCAGCGCCGTGTTGCTCAGCAGATAAGTCATTGCCACCGAGCGCATCATTTGATTGATGGCTTCGCTCAGCAGCGCTTCATCACTACCATTTGTAGCAGTGCGGATTTGGTCCATGTCCAGCATTATGCGTCATCCATTGGTATGAAGTTGACCTTAGGCTTCGAGCGTCCAGGTAGCTTGTTGATCAGCGGCACATTCCAAATCTCAGCGATGCGCGTAGCCTCACGTAACGCCCAATCATATTCGGTCGTACGATACACCCATCCTGCGACGCCTTGCTCATTGATCCGGCATGCGAAGTAGGCGAACCCATCTTGGGGTTGCCAGGACTCCGTAACGATCACACGGGGACCATGATCCGGCAGCGGCGCGGTCTCAGCAGTAAGGCGTTCGGCGCGAGTCATTGCTTGCCACCGAATATCCGTGGCACTCACAAAGCTCTTGTGCGTCTCATGCTCCAGCCACGCGACGATAGCCTCATGCCAACGCTTGTTAGGCTCCGAATACATTGGGCGGCACACGTCAGAGCCGTGCACGCGCTCGCAGATGAAAGGCGTGCCGTCGATAGACGCACAGAGCTTTTTGCCCGGCGCGATCTCCAGCAACCACATAGGGAACGCTTGATTGTATTCGTCACCGTAGTTGATGCGCATCAGTCGTATAGTCTCCACAGTAACGCATCGCGCCTTAACGGCAGCATTTCAACATGCTCGGGGCACCGTGGTCCCAGCGCGCTACATTCGAGCATGGCTCCCATGACTGAAATAGTCACCAGCGCATACGCCAGGAGCGCTACCGTTAACCCTACTGCGAGCATGCGCTTCAGGATCATTCCGGCACACTCCGATACGCCTTGACGCACGTCGTGTAAATCGTAGGCTTTGACATTTCCGCTTGCTGGTCAATTGCTTTTGCCGCAGAAAGGCACTCTTCGCCACTCGGATAATCGATCACCAGAGGTGCCGTCCACGCCTTGGCGAACATAATTAATGCCCAGACGATTTTTGTGCCAGCGATAATCATGCATCCTCCCTAACAGACGGCGACGGATTCTTGTAGAGTTGAATCTTGATACGGTTAATGGCTTGCCGGGCGTCCTCTCGCATGCCGCGCGCGATCATTTCCTGCACATCGCTCAGCATCGATGCCACAGTATTGGTTACCGTGCCGTTGAAATCCAACAGCCGGGAAAACTCTCGATCACACTCCGCTTCCGAGCATCCAAGGCACTCACGCGCCCGCGCTTCATCCTTAAAGAAATTTTTATCCAAGCTCCGTTGCCTCCATAATTGCGGCATCAGACAATTCCATCGCTTGATACTTGTCGATCACAGCGAGCCGCGCGGTGCGCTCATTATACATTTCAGCGCGCGGGCGCCCCACCAGACCTAACAGCACAAGGCACGCGAAGTAGGACAGCCGGTGAATAGCTGCATAGGTGCGCGGGTCATAGGTCATGGGTAGCCCTCGGCGCATCAGGATCATCGCCCCAGACAAGTGCAGGATCGATGCCAGTCTCAGCGAGCACGCGCTTGATATCGTCGCGCAATGCCTTGGCGAGGCGGACGTTGCCGCACTTGCGAGCGAGTTTGTAGTCGCAAACCCATGCACGTAGTCCGACAATATGTCCCTTGAGGGTTACACCGCTCATGGCTTGCGCTCGACAACCAAGTGCAGCTTAGCGCGCGACGGCGAAAGGCGACCGTGCGCGCCGTGAATTACGCGCAAAGAGTCGCGACCAGCCCACGACGCCCGGCGCTTGGCAGCAGCCTCCGCAATGATAGCTGCAACCTCAGCCAGAAAAGCCTCACGGCGCTCCGGTATCTGCGACCAGTGCGTTGGCGGCTCAGCGAGCTTGTTGCTGCACACAATGCGCGCGGTAGCTACAGGGGGGAAAATGTCCAGCATGTTTCGACTCCATGTTTCCTCGACTTTGGACAGCCTACCACAGAGGTACTAACAACCCGTTAACGCGCCCTCAGCCTTGCGAGCATTAACCTTACTTATATACCGCAACCGGGAAATGGCGTCCCGAATGTCAGCGCGGATAAACGACTTCTCACGGTCGGATAAATCCCACCGATTGCGATCAGCCATGCCGTCGCGAATAGTCATGCGCAGCAATAGCACTTGCCGATCAACCGTCACGGCGAGCCCCCGGCGTCTTGCCATTATGCAACACCTCGTCATGCGTCTTGATGTGGCGAAGCTTTTCCACTAGCCGCTCAGCAGCGCCAATAGTCAGTGCGTCGGCGTTGCCAGCTTCCAGGTCCGCCATGATAATGCGCACCTCACGCGTGGCGTATTCGTAAAGATTTGCTTCGCGTTTATCCGACAGAAGCGCAGCGTCGAATTTCATTCAACAACCTCCATCGTTATCCGCACCCGGCGCCCTATGTAAGGTCGCACATCCTGATGTAGATGAAAGTCCACATCCCACGACTGCACCCGAAAGAATAACTGACTATCGGGCACCTCAAGCTCACCAACCATAGCCATGCCACCGTCTTCAGTGTCCATAGCCAGAACGCCTTCAGCCACCACCTTAGGCATCGGGGAACTTCTCTTTGATCCACGCGACCACGTGCTTGGCGGTCTCAGCGTCAAGCGTCACCATCGTGCGCTTGGAGTGCACCGCTTTATCACCGCGCGATATCTCTTCAACATCAAACATCAGATACGGGTTGCCGGTATGCGTAGCGAGGCGCAAGATAGCCGAGCCCGTGCCGTAACGCTTCCATGACGGTTTGTGCTCGCGGGTCACATACTCGATCTCTGAGTAGTGCTCACCCTCCGTATTCCCGTCATCCCGGATGAAGTGGCAGCCGTGATCTTTGAAAATTTCCCTTTTCATGATCATACCAACTGTTGAAGAGCGTGCGCCGCGCAAGCGCCGCGGATGTAAGACTGCAACGCCGCGTCGCTATCGAACACGAGGGGCATTTCCAGGTCATGCCCCGTCACATGATAGAAGGCGCCCGATGAATCGACTTTGACGTGCACGTGGCGATAAGCACCAGTGCCCATGTTCTCGTATGCCTCGACCAGGGAACCGGTAGGCATGCCGCCATAGGTAAGGCGCGGAAATTCCGACTTTGCGTCGTCGAAAGGCTCTGAAGGCTCGCGGTACATTTCGACTCCTTGATGTGGTGGAACGAGTGAGTCTTGACCTCACACTGACGGCACGGTCGGGCGCGGTATGATCCTCCCCTTAGGTGCCGTTGCTCTGCCAATATTAAGCTACCGTCCCTTAACCATTGAAATCTATTGTGACGGGCGCTCTTATTCAGCGGTCGGGAAGCTCCGTCCCTTAGGCCGTTTGGGTCTCGCCCGTCACTTCACACAACCTAGCACACAGAAGTTAACAAACCGTTAACGCGCTCAGATTTTGCACATTCTTTGAAGGCGCTCGATAACTGCGGGAGTCCTATACCGGCGCGACGTGCGACGGCGCGATCCCTCGAACCACAATTGAAGCGTGCCGTCCCGCATACGGAACAAATTGAACTGAGAATTAGTGCTCGTGACAAAGACAGCCGCAGCGCGATAACCGTCTCCAGGCTTGCCCTTAGTCGTCAGCACATGCGTCAGTTGCATCGCTACACAGTCTCCACTTTCTTGAGCCCGTTGGGTCCGAAGTCCGTGCGCAGCCCGGCGCGCACTTCCTTTGCCATGCGCACCCATCCGAGCGCACCGAGCAACGTCTGCGAGCGTCCGCCGTGCATGCCGTCATGCCACGACTGCCAACCGGCAACCGAATACTGGCGGTCAGGCTCGTGATAGATCACGTGAGTCAGCCCATCCGTGCCGATCAAATCCATCGGCATGTAGTCATCAGCACCAGGGGGGCGGAAGTATGACGTGACGCGCAATCCGAGCGAGTCCACCACCTCACTGATGTAGGCGGGAGTCGGGTCAACCTTGGTGCCAGCGGGGACACACATGTAGTAATCCAGCGAGTCCACAAACTCACTGCCGAAAATGAATCGCAACGCCTCTCGCGTCGCGGGGATGCGCTCAGACTGGTGCGGACTGTAACCGCCAATCAGCGAGTCAACCACCGTGCTCGCTTCGATATACTTGATGCGTCCAGCGACGTTGATGCAGGCGCCGCGATTGTAGGTGCCGCGCACCTGAATGCGACCGATCTCCTGCCCCGCGCGATTGACGATGATATGCGTCGGCTTTTTGATCAGATAAGGATTGGGCATGTTCGACTCCTTTTGTTCTCGACTACGCACACCCTAGCACGCATGTCTTAACAAACAGTTACTACAGGGGACTTGACAACGGTAAGATTAACAAGTAGTGTCCGAGGCTCACCCCTATTAACGTTAAGGAAACCCTCATGGCTACCAAAAAGAAAGCACCAACTCGCAAAAGCCCGGCAAAGCGTGCCACGTTCAAGCCGCTCGCTATCCAGGTCAACACCACTACACAGATCGAAGCGGCAGAGGGCGCCGACTTCCGCGCGGCGGCAGGCGCCGTGCTTACCGATCTCCAGCGGCGCCTCAGCAAGGGCGAACTCACGGGTCTTGAGGTAAAGGCTTATGGGATGAACGGTAACCGCATCCTTGCGGAGCTTTAACCCTAACGCGTAATTAACCCTAGAGTGGTTAACAAAAAGTAAAAGGGCGCCTCATATCGAGGCGCCCCTTTCTTGATGTCGAATCTTATATCAGATCGACGTTTTGATGCCGATTCTATATCAAGCCGCCTGAAGCAGCTTGACCGCCTTAGCCTTCATCACGGCGCCCGATCCAAATTGAGCGGATGCGAGGCGGGCATCGTCCGCCGTCTCACCATCAGCGGTGCGGCGTGCCGTGCGGTCATGATCGACGTAGCGCGTCACGGCGTTAAGCGCCGTCCAAGCGTTGTAGGTCTCAGTGCCGCGCTCAGTGAGAGTCGTATCGAGTGAGCCGGTGATACGATCCACTACAGCCTTGCCACGTCCGGTGACTTCCTTACCCTCTTGCCCGATGTCAACAACCTTTTTCAGGAAGTTGATAGTTTCGTCGCGCGTCATCTTGATATTGCGCAGCGACTCCGCAAACTCGCGGTAGCCGTCGAAGTCCGCCGCGATCTTTGCCATAGCGGCAAGCGCCTTGTCCTGCGCCACCAGATCGAAAGCGGCGTTGTGCTTGATCGATACCACGCCCTGCTCAAAGGCGGCGCCCTGAAGCGTGTTGCGGCACTCGACGCGCGTTCCTACAGCACCGCCGCGCGTTGCCAGCGTGCCGTCGAATGACGTAGCGAGTAGGGCATAAAGCTTGTGCTTCGAACCGGCGATATCGGACTCTTCACCGCCGTTGAACGCGGCTAGCGCCCAGATCACGCGACCACCCTTGATGGCGCCCATCGTTTCCATGACGAAACGCGGGTCCGACAGGATGAAGTTGTGGAAGAACTCGCGAATCTGCGCGGGCTGTACCGGGATATAGTCGTCAGTGAAGAGCCCTAGGCGAGCGTTGTTGTCGTCGCGCACGATGGCGACAGAGTTGTGAAGTTGGATCATGTTGTTGCCGCGCTGAATAAACAGCGGGCACTTGGAAACGGTGAAATCGGTCTTCGACGCCTTAGCCCACTCATCCAGCGAGGAGTCGGCGGTCACACTCGTATTTTCGCGGCGATGCCACGAGGGGGCGGCAGTGTCGCGGCGTGCCATCGAGTCAGCTACGTTATCCCAAGCCATTTGTCTGCATGCTCCTATGTTGCTCTTGAATGATTGAACCTTACAGCGAATGTCTTAACAAACCGTTAAAAAGGAAGCTTGTCCATCCCCATTTGTTATCTTTGGGCATGGATTGTAGGCTCATGGTTAATTTTCGGTTAACGCGGGTTAGATACAATTAAGGTTAAGAAGCTCTAACTGCTTCCCCGCATTTATCCCCGCAAAATGAAGGCATAATTAAGGTAAACGGTAGCCGCCGCAAGAAAAAGCAGGGGAGTCGAAGCCCTGCTTTCTCTGCGCGCTGCCTGATATACAGGCGCGCTAGTTGGCGAGCGTAACGGAAGCTGAAGTAAACCAATCGCTATCCGGCGCCTCAGGATCACCAGACGGTCCAGGCACCCATAACTGGTCATCCTCTCCCCCGTCTCCCTGAAGCACCAGCGAGGTATGAAGCTCGTTGAGCCAGTTGGCGACCACCGTCAGCTTAGTGCCAACCGGCACGTCACCATGTGCGCCGTTGCTTATCGGTTGAGTGACGATCACCGTGTCACCCTCTTTAAGCGTCTCGGCAAGGTCCATCCAAGTTGACATTCGTTCGACTCCGTTGTTTCCAGTTTCAACACCCTAGCACAAAGGTACTAACAAACTGTTAATTTGGATCGTGTCGGCTGATAAACCATAGCCCGACCACCACAGCCAGAATAATGGGTCCGAATGCCACGAAAAACAGAGACACCACCCAATTCTCAATCGGGTTTTTCTGCCCAGCACACATGATCAGCCCTACTAGGCTATATAGGATAGTGAATTCCAACATCCCCCTAAGCCCTCATCATCCGGCGAATGTCGCACCTCAACCGCTCGATACTGCGGCAGTCACTAGGGGTGCCCCCGGTTATGTAGCGTATGCGCCTCCCGTTGTGCTCGAATATGATGCGCACATGCCCGCCCTTGGTCATGTCCAGTGAAGCATCCTTGACGCCTATCGCCTCAAGTGCCGACTGTAACTGCCGTTTCCTTTTCTTCTGCATACTTACGCCGCTTCAACTTTGCGGTGCAAACCTTCATGGGGGTATGCAGCATCAAGCTCGCAATCTATGTAAGTATCGCCTTGGGGAAACATCCCCAGGATAAGATCACCGTTAGCGAGGCGCAGCCATACCCATTGCGATCTCCCATCGGGACTCGTTGGGTCCGCATTGACGACATTCCTAACCGACTCGGCTGATGCCGGGTGCACATAGGCGAGAGTCGCGCGGGCGATAGATGCGCTGCCATCCTCCGAGTAAACCTCGTCAACGATGGCATGCGGCTGAATGAAACTCATGGATCAGTCTCCCTGCTCTTCACGATAGCAGCCGATACCGGCAGTCTTCAATGCACCAACCACTGCCGTGGCACGAGCTAGCGCGTTGCCATCGCAGTTGTCATAGCCGACATACAGAACGTTGGTTGCGCCCTGATGCCCCTTGCGCTGAAAAATCTTGCCCAGAGACTTGGCAGCCTTCTCCACAAGCTTGGCTTGCGCCTTGTCAGTTATCGACACGTAGACACGGCAACATCCGATGCCGCGCTCAGGATACACTGGGGCATTGAAAGCGTCAGCCAGTGTGCGGGTCAGATCAGTCATTGTTCGACTCCTGTTGTTGATCGACTTCAGGCACCCTAACACAGAGGTATTACCAAACCGTTAAAAGACTCCTTCCTCCTGCATTTCTAGCGCTTCCTTTTCCCCGTCTTCATCGTAAGACACGCGCGACTGGTCCAATCCGTGGCGCTCAGCCATTTCATAAGCCTCAGCTTCAGCCCAGGTGCGCAGAGTCTTGACCGGAACAGCCCCCGGCATATCCGGCGCAATGTAAGTCTGCGAGCAAGCGCGTGAATTGCCCGCGCTATACTCTTCTACCGGCTGACTCTCGGCATCGTATGCCGTCACCGCGTAACCGTATGGCGTCGCCCAATACTGAATGTAATACGCCGCACTCATGCGATTTTCCCTTCCTCGCTAAATTCATATTCGTTGCAGCGGATATTATCATCGACGTATTCCGCCGAATATCGGTAAGCACTTTCTTTCTCAAGCTGGCGATAAATCCAGCGCATGAAATCGCGAAGCGCTTCAGTGATTGCCAAGGCACCGGCAGTAAGGTCACGCGTGCCGTAGTCGTCACCGTCCGTCACCTCGATATCGGTGCAATACTCATGGTAGTAATGCCCGGAGTGCTTTACGCGAGCCTCCAGCTTGTAGAAATAGGGACGCTGCGCAGCCTGCAACGCATCGGCAATGGCGTGCAGCTTTTCGTCCTGAGGCGCGTAGGCACGGATAGCCTTTGGGGCGCCCTTGACGTAGCGATAGCGTCCCGAAAAGCAAGCGCCGTCACCTTGGCAAGAAAAGCCGGTGAAGTAGATGGCAGATTTGTAGCGCGTGGCACCGCCCATAGTCTGATAGGAGTCTTGATCAAACTCGATACCGAAAATCTTGGCGATGGACTCGATGTCATCGCCCATGCAATCAAGTAGGTCATCGTCCTGCGAAGCTTCACGATACCAGTCACGCGCGCGTTCCTTGGCGCGATCCGACAACTCGTCAAACTTGAAAAGCGTGCGCTCGATCACTTCAGTGCGGGGCATGTTCGACTCCTTTGTTCTCTCGACTTCAGGCACCCTAGCACAAAGGTACTAACAGACCGTTAAAGCCTCTCCATCAAATCATCATCGCCTTGCACGATCACCACGTCTCCCACGAGCACATCGCTCACCATGTGCCCGCCACCAGTCGCCCATGCGAGCGTTGCGACACGATTGATTGGAAGCCCGTTAAGTTTCCCCTCTTCATTACAAAACGCGACGCATCCCTTGTCACCGAAGTTCTCGAATAGCGGCACCAATTCAATGTAGCCGCCGACGATCTCTTGCAACTCTTCGAGCGTCGGTGCCTTAGTCAGCAGACGCGTCTCGGCAGAGCCGTCAGCACGAATGACTGTCAATGTTCCGTTCATTCGAATACCACCTCCACTTCACCACACCATGCACGCTTAGCCGTGCGCGTATCGAATAGACGCCACGCGTGCTTGCCCGAGTCGTAGACTGACAGCATGTAGGGCGGAAGCTCATAGTCGCGCGGCGTGTGGATAGCCTCAACCGCCTTAGCCGGGAGTCGCGAGGCTACCGACCAGAGGCGCTTGCCTTTCTTTGTCTCGTTCTCAAGCCCGACGAATTTGCCGTTAGCCTTTGCCAGCATTTCCTCGATCACCGTCTTGGCTTGCGCACGCGGCAGCTTGACCTTGTTTACCGTGACCATGTTCGACTCCCGTTGTGCTCCTACTTCAGGCACCATAGCATATACTCCTTAACAAGCGATTAACGCGCGCGGATATATTTTGGTAAGGTTAAGGAATCGTATCGTTTCCATTAAGGTAAACGTATGCCCAAACAAAATCGGGCGACACCCAGAGGATGCCGCCCGACTGTGCTACCGGCGAGGGGAGTCGAAGCCTCTAGCCAGCGCAACCTTTTACGTAGGGATGCCCCAATGATCGTTGGCGAACGAGTTGGTGCGTCCCGACTTGAGCTTGAGTGCCAGTGTGAACCCGCGAGGGTCACCACCACACCGGACCACTTCGGCGCCGTAGGTCTTGGCGATCTCCGAAGCCTTTGCACGTGCCGACTCAAGTTGCTTGTCGGCATGCGCTTGATCGTTATCCGTCCACTGCGGAACGCTACGCTTCAACTGATGATCATAGCGCTCGATACCGTTGCACTCGCTTTCCGTAATGCGCTGCACCTTGGAAGCGATGGAAAGCAGTTTCTTCACATCATTCGCAATCTGGAGCGGAGCGGCGACCTTACCCTCCAGTGCCAAGACTGCGGCAAGCTCCAAGCGACTTTCCATACTGGCGACCATTTGTGCGACTCCGTTTGTTTCGATTTACAGAGACTAGCACAGAGGTACTAACAAATCGTTAAAGCTCTGCCAGCTTGCGAGAAATTTCTTGGGCGCTTAGCTCATTGCTCGCTGCTTTCTTCTGATGCACTTGCACCAGCCGCGCGGCGTGCGGCGCATCCGAGCGCTGCCAGAATTTGCTCATGGCGCGATGGAAGCGTGCCGTGTAATCGTGCGCTGTGCGGCGAGTCTTGAGCGTCACAGCGTGCGGAATCTTGTCGTGGCGGTCAGCATCTTGTGAAGGCATTTATCTCTCTCCTAGGGTTTGAAAAGGTCTCACCAGACCAGGGGGCACTTAGGCTCACCCGGAAGCATAAGCGTCACCTCTTTGGGTTTGGGGACGACAGGGCGAGGCGCCGCGGCGTGCTGCCGGTTGCCAGAATTTGTCTGCCCGTTCGCCCATTTCTTGATCTTGATCGTCTGAGAAGGCGTGCCGATCACCGAAGCTGGTGCCCAGAGCGGACCTTGTGCCATGCGTGCCATCATTTACCTCAATGAAAGGTGAAGAAGTACACATAAAAGCAAACGCCCCGGCGCTATGCAAGCACCGAGGCGTTAAGTGGTGAACGGCGTATTAGCTTAAGCCGTGAAGTAAAGCTGCAACGGGTAGCTCGGCACGTTTTGGAGCGACTTGGTAGGGCGCAGCCCACCCTTGCGCTCGATTGCTACCAGAGCGGCACCACGTGACGGGGCACCAGTGCCCTCTACCTGCACCTTGCCATTGTGCACACGCGCGGGATACCAGCGGCGCTCCCCGTCCTTGATTGATCCCTTTCGGGGGTGCACCTTAGTTACGACGAAATACTCCCCGTGAAGGTGCGAGGCGACGCGCGCATCGTCAGTAGCGCAGTAGCGGATGATTGCCGCTACATCGTCAGGGACATTGGATGGCGCCTTAGGATGTGCGATCACCTCAGCATCCGGCACCTTAGCGATGGCGGCGCTCAGTGTGGGATAATCACTCTTGTAGATGCGAACAGCGCCCTTTGCCTTAGGATCGAGTCTTGCCACATAGAACCGGTTAGCCTTACTATAGGCGAATAGCCCCTTGGCATTGGGGCGCGTCACCATCGAGTCGGCGTGTCCGTTGTTCACAAACGATGTGAGAACAGCGCTCGGGTCTTTGATTGTGTTACGCGGCATTCGTTGAGTCTCCTGCTATGGTAAGGTTACGTGTCGCTAGTTCCTTTTCAGAAAACGGCGGCGGTAACCTTAGGTTCCTATACGATCAAGAATTTTTTCGTCTTGTTACGAACGTGAATATAACACAGAGGTCTTAACAAAGTGTTAACACGATAGCGTGACCTACCATAATTTTTGGTAGGGTTACCTGATAATCAATCATTAGGGTTAACAAGAAGACGGCTAACGATAGGTTAACCATATAACCCATCGTTAGAAGGCGCTTTGCCCTACACACACAAATTGCCGCCCATCCCAGGTGTAGACCAGCACCCGGTTTAAGCCATATTCCGCGGTCACCGCCGCGATCTCTTGCTCAGGCATACAGGCGAACGCCCGCATGATTGTCAGGAAGGGACTCAGAACCACACCCGACGCATAAAGAGCACCGCAGTCCCCGCAATGAAGTTGAGCATTTCCGGGTCCGCCACCGGGGGCGCCGAACTTCGCCCGGCAAGGTTAGCCGCGCGATAGATGGCAGTCGCGGTCTCATTGCGCGGCAGCCCGTCCAGCAGTCCAGTCTCATCCACAAACATATCGAGCGCGCGTCTGTTAAAAAGCACGCTCACATGTTCCAAACGCTTGCCGTCAAGATGCGGCTCGATAATGGTCCGTAGCAGATCGTAACCCGGCTCTCGTGGTAGCTCTCGCACCTCGACCGCAGACTCTTCAAACGTCTGTCCTGGCTTGATGATGTGGTAGGTTGTCAGGATAACCGGCTTTGTCTTTAGCTCTGCCATTAGATCGACACCCTCGCAGGTCGTTGGAACGATACAGATTTGCAGCCAGCCTTTTCGCGTATCTTTTCAGCGACGTGTACCATCGTCGATCCTTGATCGAAGACAAACGCCTCAGCACCACATATCCACATAGGGCGTCCGTCAAACATCCATATTTCGCCTATGACTAGATAGTCATCCGCTACCACGTGGTATCGCCCTTGTCCAGGCTCGTATCCTCGCAAATCTTTCTTCAACTCAGCCATCGGCTACTCACTTTGAAAGATAGATGTCTGAAATTTTCAGGGCGATGTCGCGAAACGCTTGACGCAATTGTGCGTCATCCGCGGCGTCATACTTCATCGTGGCATCGGTAGCGCATTGAGATAGGGTCTCTTTCGCGGTGTAGTCGTCAAGCTTGAACCCTATCGTAAAAACATCAATGCCGTCTGCTTTCATCCGCTTGCAAATCTCCCGTGCTTGAGTCGCGGATGAACCGTTAGCCGCCGAGCACTTCCCCTTCAGATCGTCGGTGCGGTTTGATGTCTTATCCGCCGCACCGCTGGAGCAATGTTGGATATTATACTCTCCGTCTGTCATGAGCACCGCCACTTTGCGCACGCTCTTTTTCGACGGGTCATAAGCTTGAGGGCGCGCGTTGCTCGGGAAGCGCGCCGCCCAGTTAGGAGACAGCGCATAGTATGCCCATGCCGTGCCTATATGACCAGCCGTAGAGCCCGACGCCTTCAGATTGTCGATAGCATCCATGATCATTTGCTTGTCAGAAGACAGCGGAATGAAAACCGAAGCAGGTTCACACTTACCATCATAGGTGTATGGGCGCATTGGGTAGCCGTTCGCAGATGATGGCGGCGCATCGGTGTATGCTTGCGAGCCCGTGCGCTCCACTACGCAATAGCTTGTGCGCCGCCAATCCCGCGTCTTGCCGTTGTTCTGTTGGATGGACTTGGTAGCCGCCGCAGTCGGAGCACCGCTCATGATAGTAGAGAAGCGAGAACCCAGGTTGACCGACTCCGAGAACGGGATGATAGCGGCTTTTGAAGTCACATCGGATTGATTTTCATCGACTACGACGTTGATCAAATCCTTGGCGGCATCTTTCATTGCATCAAGCTTCGAGCACGGCGAGCACATAGAGCCCGTTACGTCCAGCATGAGCGCCACCTCAAGATTGCCGCCAGTCTTGCCGCCCTTGCGCACTTGCGAGCGAGCGGCAACGTTGATGTCCAACTTTTCCACATGCACGATAGGTAGGAACATGGTTTTGACGATAGAGTGCTCGACTCCATCTAGCACCTTGGCTCCGTCCTGCTCAACCACTGTGAACTTGGCAGATGGCTCGCCTTGCACCCAGGGACGATTCTTCACGTTGGCGAGGTAAATCTGGCGTGCAGCTTCCGTAGCCGTCGCGAAGCTATCCGGGTTGACTTGAAGTGACCGCGCACCAGCGAGCACAGCAGCGTCAATCGCGCTTTGCGTTTGGCTTTTAGCGTGATACCAGCGCCCAACGTCAAGTGCGCCGCCAACGCACGCCACCATTATAGGCAACGAAAAGGCGAACATGACTGCAACGTTACCCCGGTCATCACGAAAAAAGCGCATCGACTCCTCCCTAGTTGATCGTAAAAATTACCACACCCTTTTCGAGTAACGTTGCGACAGCAGATTCCACCGCCACCACATCACACTCAGGGGCATCCTTGGGCAGGTACACTGTTAGGGTGCGCCGCCCAACGGTCCCGCCGACCACCGGTTGCTCACCGATGATTCGACGGGAAACCATGAGGGGATGATCGCTCACCGCTGATAGTCCTGAATGCGGGTTGTCCGCATACCGGGGCGCCCATGCTTATCGAGAAGTGTAGACCAGTTGCGGAATTCTTCATCGCTGATGGACCAGCGAGTGAGCGCTTCCTGCAACGTGATCAGTCCACCACGAACGGCGAGCACCACTTCAGCCTTGCGGCGGGTCACCCAGCGCGTGGTATTGGATGGCGGCAGATCAGCAGCGCTAAGAGGCTCGCCCTCCGGTCCAACTACATAGCGGGGCGCCGCTTTGCGTCCAGGCACAGCAAGTGCCTTTGCTTTTGGCTTGGTCATATAATCCTTTCCATGCGTTGACTTCACTATGAAAAGGAGGCTAGCACAAAATAGTTAAAGGAAAGTTAACGACGCCCCCCATGAATAAGAAATAGCCCCCCAGACCCTAAAGGCTTGGCACGCACAGGAGGCACTAACTTAACCTCTTGCTTGCGCGTGTTCTCGTCCGACTTCAGGCGATTGAATAGCTTGCAATAGGCGCTTGCCTCAGCTTCGAGCCTAGGCAAATCGGCAGGGGTATCTGCGACCCATATTTCCAACACTTGCGCGGGGCGAAACGGGCGGGGATGGATAAGCTGGTAGCCCCAACATTTTCCCTTAACCAAAAACCGGCGCACCTCAGCAGGAAACATTGCCACCTCACATATGGAAAAGACCCTAGGCGTATACACGCCTAGGGCTAGTTTGGCACTCCCCATGCTAAAGAGTGCGGATTTGCTTAAGCTTCTGCGACGCCTTCGCCTCTCCGGTCCACAGTTAGCTCATGATTAGTCGGGAACCCGCAAGCGCAGTTGTCGAAGTAAACAACCGTGCACTCAGGAGTCTCTTGCACAACTTCTGCCACAGCTTGAAATTCGCACTCGTATTCGATGTGGTCATGGTTAGGGTCCGCATACGGATCACCCTCCAGGTCCACGGCGTCACCGGGCTTCAAGTCTTTTACTTTGATCTTCATCACGCCACCTTAGAAGACTGCCAACGCGCACGGCGCATGCGCTCAACTTCAGCCTTAATAGTCGCACGATGCTGTGGCGTCTGACGCTTGTAGACTTTGAGATTGTAACCGTAAGGGATGCCCTCAAGCTCCGCCTTCAGGTCCGCATATTCTTCAGGCGTGGCAGGGCGCGTAATCTTGAGCACCCATCCCATATCGCAGGCGCCGTGCTGCCCCACGTGCTCATAGCACGTCAGTTTGTGCCCATATTCATCCCAAGGCTCGGCAATGAAAACTGCGGTAACGCCATCGCCATACTTTTTGGGATAGCGTGCGACGCGAAACATAACCGGCGTCACGTGCTCATCTTTCTGGAAAGCTTCCTGCATGTTCGACTCCTTTTTGTCTCGACTTCAAGCACCCTAGCACAAAGGTACTAACAAATCGTTACTCAGCTTCGATTGCCTTAATGCGTTCACGGAGGCATTTTGCGCCTTCGTGCTTGCCCTCTTTCTCTAGCAGTTGCGCGGCTTGCTCGTATAGCTTGACAGCCTTATGGGGGATGCCCCGACGATAGTATTCGTCGGCTTCCATTTGCAGCAGGATAGAAGGGGCGTGCATTGTTCGACTCCTTGGTTGATAAAGGGTGTCAGAAGAGTGACACTCAGCCAGGGCACTTGTTTGCGGCTCGTCATGCTGCACCAACGAGGCTACGGCTACGCTATGAACCTAGCTTTCATCAGTCGTGGCGCCTTACGCATCGAAAGAATTCTCGATCCCGCTTTCCCGTTCGCTACCCCTAAGGGTCCAAATTAGGCGCTAGCCCTATGGATCAACTCGCTACTAGGTATGTGCCGCCGAGCTTCGCGTCTCGCTTTTCCCGTGCCTTTCGCCTTGTGGCTTCACTCTTCTGACTACACAAAACTAGCATGGGCGGGTTAACAAACTCTTAACGCGCCGGGCGCAGTGTCATTAACCTTAACGTTTAACCAGTTTACGACCTGTTAACCCTAATGCACGTTAACTGCGCCTGTTAACTTGATGTTAACCTGGGATGTGTTACGTTCAGGGCAATCGCGAGAAAACTCGCATTTGAATTAAACCATGCTCGCACGTCCTTAACAGGGCGTGAACGGGCATTTTTGCGTTAATGGTAAACGAAACGTTAATGAACGTTTCAAAGTGAGACGGCGCGCGCCCGTTAACCAAACGGATTGCGCTCGCGAGTTCGCGCGAGTGCTAGAAAAAGCTCACGAGCCTAAAAATTTCGGATCGGGATTTGAAAACCTCACGAGCCGAAAACCTCACGAGCCCAAAAAATTGACTGCACCATCGACATGCCGTGTCCCCGTGGGACAAATACTATGTTGGTTTTGTTGCTTTTTCTGAGGTTGTCTTCAGCGAGCATGGGTTGCAGGTTCCAGGGTACATGCAGTCCAGAGCGATCTTCACCCTTCAACGGTTCGATGTGATCTACGTGCCATTTCTGCCCGGTCGATAATTCTAGCTTACGTGCTAGCGCGAATACATCCTCGATAGCCCGCAGCATTTCGGGGTTGTCGAGCACCCATTTAGGTGTTGCATTGAGCAACATTGCTCGCGTTTTTGCTCCTTGAGCCCGCGTCTTGTGGCGATTGTTCTCAGCCCACTGCCGCGCGATCTCCCGCAGGCGATCATAGTTCTTATCACGGTATTTTGCATCATATGCCGCACGACGGTGGGGATGCTTCTTGCGGAATGCTATCGCATAGGCGGTATGACACACCTTGCACTTGGACAGGCGTTTGTCTCGCGTATCGGGGCGATGGTGGAAGTCAGTGAGCGGCTTAATCTCGCCGCATGCTTTGCATTGCTTTGTCATGGCGCAGGAGACTACAGATATTAACCTTACTATGTCAAGCGCGTTATCGTTAACTAGGCGTGAGTCGTAAGGCGAAAGGCGCTCGTCATTTTATGGGAGGATGCCCTATTTTCGTCGGGCGATACCTCCCCCTTCATTTTATTTGATGATGGGTCCACCCATTTTTCTGGGGGAAATGCCTCCCCCCTAGAGTCAATCTTAAGATGGGTCCGTTGCGTTTATTTCGCACGGTGCACTTATTGCGCTTTAACTCAATGAGGATGTGATGACTATGGGCAACAGTGGAGTGTGACACCTACATATTTATCTATGTGACATGCGCGCAACGTCGGACTTAAATATGGTAGTTAAACTATAGGGTTCGCTTAACCTTAATTTATGAGTTCACGTGACACCTACCTAGAGTCATGATTCGGTGGTTCCATAGATATAAGGAACATACGATGCCCCAGATCATGGCTAGAGTCACCCGGTTCGCCTCTGACTTCGGTAAGGGGCTGTGGAAGTTCACCCTTTCGCTGCCGCGTCAGGTGCTCGTCTTCATGGTCTACGCGGCTGTCGCCCTCCCGCTCGGCGGCGCCATCATGGATACGGTGCTCGTACCGATGCCCCTCTTGCATGAGGGTATCATCCCCCTAACGCTAGGCAACTTCTTTGTGTTCGCCTCGGTCGTGGTGCTCTTCATTGAGATCATGAAGTCTACGAACTACACTGATGCCGTCGTGCGCGACCACAACTATTCGATGTTGCTGCTATTGCTGTGTCTCGTGCTGCTCGCAGCCGTGCCCGCGTTCGGCACCATCACGTTCCTCGACTTCACCGTGCTTCTGCTCGCAGACGTGCTGCTCGGCTACAACGTCACGCAGGCTGTCGCCGGTCGCTCGCTTCAACTCGGCAACCTAACAGGTGGTAACTAATGGAAGCTATCAGCCCCGGCTTCATCGTCGGCTTCGGTATGGGATTTTGGGCTTGGGTAGTCCTCGCTATTTGGACGGTTTCCATAATCACGCTCGTGGCGTGGGAGCGCCCCGGTTCCGCTGCGCTGACAGTCGTCATCACCCTCGCTATCTTACAGTTTGTCGGCGGAAAAGACGTGTTGGGCTACATCCTCGACAACCCCATGACCATCCTCAAGTGGGGCGCATACTACGTCGCGGTTGGCGTTGCTTACTCGTTTGTACGCTGGGATCAGGTTGGACGCGAGTGGCGTAAAAACTACGAGTCAGCCGAGCCAGGAAGCGGCACTCAAAAATACTATTGGGACAACCAACCAGACGCGGCGCAGAGCAAGAGCCGTATTGTTTCGTGGACCATGTTTTGGCCATGGAGCATGTTCTGGTGGCTGCTCTCGGATGTCATCAAGAATGCTTTCGAATGGCTCTATTCAAAGCTGTCTGGCGTCTACACGGCTATAACTCGGCGCCACCTTGCGGGCGTGGTACCTCCTCCAACCCCCTTTCAAAAGGGTAATGCTGCGCAGAATTTGAATGCTAGAGAATCCTACTCGTCAAGCGACGGTGGCTAGTGATCAAGACGCGAGGTAGCCCGCGTTAACGGTATGTTAATCTTTTACATGTAGACCAAGGGAGAGTATGTAGCACGAGCCGGGGAGTTTTGATGATTGTAAGCGCTGACACGATCCGTAACTTCCGTATGAAAGTTGATGTCGCCCTTGAGTCTCACCACTCATGGGTGAACATCTTTCTTATGACGTTGGTTATCGCCAACGTGTCCGCGTTCGCCCTCGCGACCGAGCCTGCTGTCCACGACCGCTACTTCACGGTGATCCTTTGGTTTGAGCTTGTCTCTCTCGCGATCTTCTCCGTCGAGTATGTGGCGCGCATCTGGGCGCATCCTCAGCCTCGCTGGCGCTTTGCGCTGGAGCCGATGCAGATCATCGACTTCCTGTCTATCGTCCCGGCAGCTATCGCCCTCACGGTTGGGCATATCGATCTGGGCATCCTCTTCCTGCTACGCCTGATTCGTTTCATCAAGATCGTGCGCTATTCGCAGGGCGTCGGCTTGCTTTGGGCAGTGATCAAGCAGGAGCGTTCGGCGCTGTTCTCCTCTACGCTGATCATGTTCGGGCTTGCCGTTGTGACGGCGACGGTGATGTATTTTCTTGAGCGCGACGCGCAGCCCGACAAGTTCGGATCGGTAGTGCAGGCGATGTGGTGGAGCTTCACCACGCTTGGTACTATTGGCTACGGCGATGTCGTGCCAGTGACGGTCGCAGGCAAGATCGCTACATGTGTGATGATGATAATCGGCGTCGGCACTTTTGCCATCCCCTTCGCGCTGATCGCGTCGGGCTTCACAGCGCAGTTCTCTTTCACGCCCTCGCCGGTCACGGTACCTATCCCGGTTTCCGTCCCCGCAAACACGCTTGTCAACGTGCGCTATGCTGATCACGTTGCCGAGTTCGCACGACCAAACGGAGAGTCAGACGGCATCAACCTGATCCACCTCGAAGACCCGGTGATCGCGCGTGTGATCACTGATCTGTTGAACGGATCGGCAGCCGTGAATTTCAACGAGACCACGAAGACGTGGATCATAACGGAGGAACCGAATGCGATTGTTTAATGATGAAGTGCCTGAGGATATCCAGGCGAAGTATCTCTCGCTCGCAGAGACGGCGCTGGAGCGGATTAAGCACAACTTGCCAATCCCTAGCGACGAGCTTGACGTGTTGCGAGCTATCGTGCGTATATCGGATAGTTCTCGTGGGGCTTCCCCCCTCATTGAGAACCTTCCACGGTGCCATACGAGCGGGCAGTTACTCTGTCCGTGTTGCGGTGAGCACCTAGGAACGGAAGCCCCGCCGCTGCAATAGGTTTCAGCGCCCCAATTGCGCGCAGGCTTCCTCAGGCGCCCCTGATGCTTACCCCCCGAGGCATCAGGGGCGCCGCTTCTTTACAGTGTAGACGGTCGCCACGCGAACCCGGCGATTAGGTGCCTGTTCTATCGGCACCCATTTCTCGATATGAGAACAGCAATAGTAGCCCCCGAGCACGACCGCCCAATGTCCATCCGGCTCACGCTTGGTCCCGCATAGCTCAATCACATAGGCGACCCCAGCCTTTCGTTTGTAGGTCTTCAGCCACTTTGCCATTGTGAGGTGGTCTAGTAGCTCGCCATGGCACATGTAGAACAGGCGCATGGCGTAGCCGAGTTTGTGTAGAGCAAACTCCAGGTCTTCAGCCCGAGTACCGGTAACCACACTTTTCCGGTTCTTTCTATGGGCACGGATCAACTCACGAATAAGTTCCGTATCGGCACCAGTTATGGCGGACACGACCGCAGGTCCGCACCATAGGAGGGTATTAAGGTTATGATTGATGGCGTAGGGCTTAACTGGATGCCCTTTAACCAACTCCGTCATTTCGATCTCAGCAAAGATCAACCCCGCAAGGCGGACCTTGGACGCAGCGCGATACTCAGCTAGGTATTGTGATCGCGCCATTAACGTTAACCGTTGACAAGGGTGAAATGGTTTGCTAAGTTAAGGATACAGCTTAACCTTAACAGAATAGTGACACATATGCAACCCCTCATCGAACCTACCAAGTTTACGATGGCTGATGGCTCACCAGTCGATCTCCCCGACAACGGTGCCTTTCACATGCTGGGTATCGACACCCTGACTGGAAAGGTGGACATGGTGCGCGACCTGCGGGAAGGGGCAGCTAATTCTTCGTGGCTGAAGGCTGCCGTATCCTTGGTTCTTGAGGATCATGCGTCTCAATATTCTGAGACGCTGTTCGCGATGGCGGCACAAACAGAAGTCAACCGCAAGATCAACAAGCGCCCATTCATTCTCAACAATGATCTGGCGATGCAGCTTATCTCTCGCTGCGCCTCACGTCTGGAGCAAGCGTATGTCCGCATGTACGGCTGGGATGGCTGTGGACGCTTTGAGGTGCTGCTACCCTATACGGTATCTGCTGTCTTCAAGAATGCATCAGGCGAAGAAGAACTCGACCTGTCTAAGTGTCGCCCCTACGTCAACGGAACATTTTACGTAGCACTAGGAGCGATGGGATGGGATGCGGTTGCAATTCCAGGGGCGTAAGGCGAAAGGCGCCCGTCAATGATCGTGCTGGCAATCGACACCGACTCCAGAGGCGCTATGGCGATGCTCGACACGAGGCGCCTGATGCTCGACGTGTTCGCGACACCGACCGAGAAGATCAAGATGGCGAGCGGGAAGTCGCAGCTACAGATGAACTTGCCTGTCCTAGCTGCGATTTTGCACGATCTGACCTCGCATGCCGATGTGGCATGGCTGGAAAAGCAATGGGCTCGCCCAAACCAGGGCGTAACCAGCACCTTCGGATTCGGCAAGACCTACGGGGAATATCGGGGGATAGTGACGTTCGGGTTTCTCGAAAAAGAGTGCAGTCCGCTACCGCAACTTCAAGAGCGCGTACACCTAGTTTCGGGCGCTGAGTGGAAGGGCAAGATGCGCCTGACGAAAGATAAGAAAGAAGCACGAGCGCTGGCGACGCAACTGTTTCCTGAGTGCGCTAGCGCGTGGAAGAGTAAGGATTCCAGCGCCGAAGCAAGCCTTTTGGCATTCTACGGGGCATCTATGCTTGGTGAAAAAATCCCTTTCGGAGCTAAGATCAAGCCGAGCATTGTTCGTTACACCGCGCACGCAGAAAGTCTTATTAAGCGTTGACATCAGTCTACAGTAAGCTTATATATTTACCTTACCGGTAAAGGAGAAATGACATGTCGAAATGGTTCGATGGCATCAAGGCGTGGCTCAAGCCAAAGACTGATGCGATTGGTATCCCCTGGTGGGTACCGTTGGTGGTTGTGGCAGTTCTTGTCCTAGCCGTCCTCTTCTGAAGTAAGGAGAGCCCCGGACCTTTCGGGGCTCTTCACTCCGCTGGGAGCCGACTAAATGATTGCCCTGTATGTATATTTGACAGCCGCCATCTACATATTTCTCGTGGGTCCAACTGTTTTGCCACAGAATAGCGCGCTGGTGCACCTGTTCTGGGCACTCCTATATCCAGTCCTGGTTCCTACTGCTCTTATTTATGCTCTTTACATCAAGATCACCCAATGAAAAACGATTTTCACCTCCTAGTTGAGCGATTGAGAGCACACAATCGCCACAAACGCTGGAAGAATTATCTGAAGAATACCAGTGGGTTACTGGGAATTGCCTCCTACAATGTGCGGCAATCTCGCGCCAATTCTGTGACCTGGATTCGCTTCTTGACAGTGGTCAATGGTTAACCTATATTAAGGTTAATGACCATGATGTCCTCGGCACGGCGCAACCTTAAGCGCTTCAAACCTCAATCGGAAGTCCAGTGGCTAGACCACTCTGACCGTGCGCGCCACCGCACGACCATTCGATTGCTCACCGATATGGCGATGGCGCTCGAATCGGGAACGCCTCTTACGCCTGCGCAAGAGGCGCTGGTCTATTCCGTCACTCAGTCTGATGTCATCGACACGCGCATCAACGCAGCGTGGAACATGCTTGATCAGACCACCCTCGACTTCACGCGCAAGCTTGCCGAAATGGCACCGTATGACCTGACGGCATTCCATGAAGTCATGAATCCCGACCAAGCTCCCGCCATGCATCAGATCATGGTGTGCGAAGAGCTTATGAAGGTCGCGCGCGGCGAGACCAACACGCTGCTGCTTGCCATGCCACGCGGTGCTGCCAAGACAACGCTCGCCTCTAAGTCGTTCGCTCAGTGGTGGATGGGACTCAACCCTGACAAGCGCGTTCTGGCAGTTGGTCACGGTCAGAAGTGGATCGATAACGAAATCTCCAAGCCCAACCGTACCGCCCTAGAGTCAGACAACTATCGTCTCGTCTTCCCCGACGTAGAGTTGAACACAAACGAGCGCGCTGGCGACTTCTGGCGCCTGCAAGACTGGAAAGGCTCCTACACATCGCGCGGCGCACTCGCAGGTATTCTCGGTGTGCGTTCGAACCTCGTCCTAGCCGACGACTTGTTCAAGTCTCCTGCCGACGCGTTGTCGGAGATCGTGCGCGAGAACATCTGGAATTGGTTCACCGCCGCCGTCATGCCGACGCGCCTCCCGTATGCTCCTATCGTGATGGTCAACACGCTCTGGCACTCAGAAGACGTGATGAGCCGCATGATCAAGATGGCGGAAGAGAACCCTGATTCGATCCCGCAGCCATGCAAGATCATCAATATCCCGTGCCAGTGTCACGATGAAGAAACTGATCCGCTCGGACGCAAGCTCGGTGAGTGGATTTGGCCCGAGTTCTACCCGCCATCGCATTGGGAGAACTTGCGCAACACAATGCCACCGACGTTGTGGTCCTCACAGTTCCAAGGCATCGCTCTCGACAAGCAGGGTGACTTCGTTGCTGAGGAAGACTTCAAGCGCTATGAGACGCTGCCGGTGAATCGTGAAGGTCACCCTATCCAGTGGACCAAGACGGTTATGTCGGTCGATACACCGCTCAAGGGTGCCGACCGCTCGGACTACACTGCAATCTTGATCTTCCGCCGTCACGTTGACGGTACCCACTACCTCGTTGACGCGTGGCGCGGTAAGAAAAAGATGGATGAGATCATACGCGTCATGTCGCGGCTCATGACGACATGGGAGTGCGGATATGCCCTGGTAGAAGACTCAGCCATGGGCGCCCAAATTCTCCAGAACTACGGCAACAAGATGCCGTGCCCCATGGTGGCAATCCCCAACTCACCGATGAGCACCAAAGAGTTCCGCTTCGATGCCGCTTCCACATGGATCACGAGCGGGAAGGTTCTCTTCCCGCAACAGGCACCATGGCTCACTGATCTGATCAACGAGTTTATCTCGTTCCCGAACGGGTCAAACGACGACCAAGTGGACGCGTTCTCTCAGTATTGTCAGATGGAACTCAAACGTTTCAAGGGCGGCACGAAAGCCCTCAAGATGCGGATGTGACCTTGGTCCCGTCCGTGATCAACTGATAGAACGGTATGCCTTCGCAGACGTTGAATACTGACTGGCAGTGCCCGCACTTTATGTTCACGTTCATGCCACCGCGCGGACCTTCCAGAAGCTCGCCCTTCGTGTCGCAGATAGGGCACGTGTTATTCTGCATGATCATCGACCAGCACCGCGTCTCTTCATCGACTTGAGCCTGACGCTCTGGTGGATGAGCGATCACTTTCGGCGCACCGTCCACCCACACGCCATCAATATTGATAGCCTCAGGACCAGGAGCGGCGATCTCATTCGCCATATTTTTGACACGACGGAATAGTTTATCCAACCACTTCACGGACCTAACCTCTCACAGCTTTTCCTCCGACCACCTTAACATGTCGGAAGAAGGTGTCGCTATTTGATACGGAAATTAACGCTAATTAGCGTTTGCCGAGTTACCGGGTTGACTGAAACAACCACAGGTCTAGGATCAAATCAGAGGAGTGGAGTAACCTTTACGGTTTATTTCAGAAACCGGAGACTGTGTGATGGATACGAATGAAGTTGTGAAGATGCACCGTGCCGCGCTTTGCGCAGCACCCACTGTGAGCGTAAGTGCCAAGGTATGGGCGCGCATCGTTCTCTTGGCATCAGGCATCTTCGCTGTTCTTGTTGCCATGGGTGACTTGATCGTGAAGCACTACTGGTTCGGCGTTATCACCGCCCATTTGACGGTGATGCTGTCAACCGATGCGCTCGCGCATGTCTACCACTTGCCGCATTTGGCTACGGCAACCAAGGTCGCGATCTTCTGCGACTTCGGATTGCTCTTCTTCGAGTGCTTCGAGCTTTACAAGCATGAGAAGGCGCTACGTGAGGCTAAGGAGAGCGGAACAGAGGTTACCCACTAGTCCTTAATACCCAAGCGGCGGCGCTCTTCACGCCGCTTGGCGCTTTCTCTGCGTTGGAGAAAGAAAACAAGTGCGACTGACGCCAGTACTGCGAACGTCAAATACATTTCAGTCATCCTTTCCTCCAAAGGATACGCGCAGTTTTGATGGGATGCGCGAAGGCATATAGGTACCCTTGCCAGAACGGCTTGCCCTGATTCATGACCGAATAGCACAGCAAGAACAGTGCCGCTCCTAGCAACAGTATTCCGGCGATGTGCAGGGCGATGGTCATAGGGCGGTTACCACGTTCTGATATTGGTGTTGCAGGGATAGCTAATATCACCATAGAAGTCTTCAAGAAGTCAACGCAAATCGATCTGATTTTAACCTTTACGGAAGGGACACATGGACATCATCTGCGATATCGACGGCACCATCGCTGACAACACGCACCGACTGTTTCTCGTGCTCAACGATCCTAAGGATTGGGAGCAATACCATCGCCGCTGTTCCGAAGATGTGCCTATGGTTCCGATGCTCGATCTCGTGCGCTCTCTGCACCACGCCGGGCACCGCATCGTCTTCTCAACGGGGCGCCCTGAGCTTACGGATGAGGGCGCCGACGTGCGCACACAGACGGAAATCTGGCTCAAGATGAACCTGTATGCTCACCTCGATTACACGGACGTTCTATTCATGCGCCCTCAGCATGATCGTCGTCCCGATTTCCAGGTGAAGGTGGATAACCTCGCCAAGATCAAAGGAGCGGGGTACAATCCGACCATGATCCTCGATGACCGTGAACGTTGCCTTGATATGTATAAGGATCAGGGCATCTTCTGTCTTCGAGTAGGGGACAAAGGAGCTTACTAATGGCTATCGCTGCAATCTGGTATATGTTCATCCTGTCCACCTTCAGCGGACAAGTTTATGGAACAGGCATAACGACGGTTGAGTTCAACGACCAGAATGCTTGTCTAGTGGCGGCGAAGGTTCTCAAGGAACAGCAGCGACGCGATATCACTGCTTGGTGCGTGCCTCGCTAAGACCACAGATGTTCAAGGTCGCGCTCGCGTCCCATCGCGCGCGCGACCGCTACCCATACCGCATACTCTCGATACTGCTTAGCGGCACGCTGACTGAGAAAGCGTAGAGCCTTATACAGTTCTTCATTAGGTTCTTTGACCACGAACAGCGCATACTTGTAGAGCGCGACGTGATGCTCGTGCACGCTTTCGATCAAACCATCAAGTTTCTGATAGTACCCGCGCGCTTCGTGAGTGTAGGCGTTGACTAGCCGTTCCCATGCCAGCGCTTGCCATGCTAGATCGGCTCGCGTTTGCTTATCGTTGCTCAGTGATCGACTACCGATGATCGCCATATCGAACGCCGCTACACCGCCATACTTGCTGGCTTCATCCAACACCTCACGAACCTTTTCGGAATGATCCGCGAAGAAGGTGTCGATGTTTTTCTCACAACGTTTGATTTCGAGTTCAGTTACAGGCTCGCCAAACACTTCAAGCTGCATCTGTGTCACCTACTTTTTCGTGTAGTCCGCGATACCAACTGATAAATTCCTCAGCCGACTCCTCATGCGACAACGGGGTTAAAACTTTGTCGAGAGGCTGGTAAGGGAACCGTGCGATCCAGTCGGAGTTTTTAACATACTGAGAGGCTTCTGTTACAAGGGCGATCTTATCCGCCTTCTTGATCAATTCCACCTCCTCACTGGAGGGCATCTTACCGACAAGTCTCATGAAGATGGCTGTATCGTAAGCGCGCTTCGCGGACTCGATGATGTCATACCCGGTTCGATCCGCGATGTACTCAGCAAACGGAGTTGGGATGTCGTTGATGTAACCCTCGTGTCCATCATGTAGAAGCCCAAAAAGCGCTGCTCGATAGGAGCCCTTCAGGACGTATAGGATAATCCATGCAACGAGAACGCTGTGCTGCGCGACGCTCCAGAACTTTCTAGTCGCCCCGGCAAAGCGTCCGACGTTTGACAAGTGATGCGCCACATCCTCGACACTGATGTCGCTGTCCTCAGGGTTGTCGTAGAAGAACCTTCCGCCGCTAACCGTCGTGATCCAGTATTCGTGTGACATCAATCGCCTCCATATTTACGTTAATTCATAACATCAAAATGTGACGCTCACAAGTCAGATGTCGTCACGATCATACGGAGGGATGTGAGTGTCAACGTTATCCAGCGCCTCAAGATAATCTGCTTCATCGATGATGCGCAGAGAGTGTAGTTTGGTGATGACTTCACGGCGAGTAGGTAATACTAAGGCTTTGACTGTCTTGTTCTCGCTACGGATTGTGCGAGACATATCGGAGGGAAGTCTACCGAAGTATTTCTTGAACAGTTCTGTATACTTACTACGCTCAAACCGCGCTGACCCTCCTGCTATGAACTTGAGGTAAACTTCAAACGCAGCTTTTAAGCTTTCGTTCTTTACTACGAACTCTGCATCAAGTCCCCAAGATAACGTTACCGGTAGAGGAACAGAGTCACCGACACTAGTCAAGCGCCCATACTTGATGAACTCAAGGAAGAATTCGGATGCCGGGTCGATTGACTGACCAATCTGTCCACGCTTAGCCTCAGTGCTCGGTGGATTGAACAGGTCGCTCCGCGTCAGTCCATGATCTTCAGGCTTCCAGTTCTTGATGTGATGCAGCCAGAAGCGGCAGCCGTTCTTCTCAGTCAGCCATTCACGGAGATTTTCGAAGTAGGCTGTCTTCTGCTTCTGGGCATCTGACGTGCGGATCACGAAGAAGCGACGGTCGTCACTGTCCAAGTGAAGCGCATGTTCCGAGTTCGATGTGAAGAAGTAGCGCGTGAAGTGCGGCACCATGTAGGTGTCGATACCCTTGCGCTCGATACGCAGCGTCTCTTGCGCTACCTTACCTTTGAGGTATGCCGCTTGACCCTTGTTGCCAGCAAACAGCGCCTCATCGGCGTAGAACACAAGCTTGTTCTCCGCCAGCCCGTTGAAGTTGCCGGTGAGATCGTTAGGGCTTGCTGACTGCACATAGTAGGGGCTTAGCATGTGGCGCAACCCGTGCTCGAACACAATAGATTTGCCGGTACCTTGCCCACCAAGGATCACAACACTGGAGTGTGGCTTAAGCCCTGGGTTGGTGAAGATGTCCCAGATGTATAGCTGAAGCCAGTTGAAGTTGCGCTCATCACCCTCGCACCAGATGTTCTTCAAATGGTCAAGGATGGGCGACGCGTCACCCTCCAGCGGTTGCATGCGGAAGCCTGACCACATGTTGAACATGCCGTCATCGGTCTCTTCATTCGGCTGACCAGGATCGAACGTAACGCCGCGGTACATTTTGATATCGCGACAACGCGTGTTCCACACGTTGAACATCAACTCAGTCTGGAGGCGATCTTTCCCAGTGCGCGGGTCTTTCTTGTAAGCCTCCACTGTCCAGTTGGAATATCGGAGTGCCATAGATTCCTTGCTGAGCATCTTGGGGACGCCAGCCTTCCGGCTTTCTTCCAGATCAAGGAACATCGTGGTTGTGCCGTTCTGCACTTTGGCGAACAGAGAGGTGAGGAAGTTCATATGTTTGACTACAAGCTCAGCATGCGTCGCCGCGGCTAGATAGTCAGACTGCTCTTTGAAAGCACGCTCTGTCTGCACATGGGTGCGCCCGTAGTAGGCGGCGATCTTTCGAAGCGCAGCGTCGCGCTCGCGCCCGACGATCTGCTCGGTTAGTAGGTCACCGATAGCGCGCGCAAAATCAAAGTCGCGCAGCTTGGCGACCATCTTGCCGAACTCGCCTGCTGATACGAGCACTACTTCAGGCATCTGTCGCGCGAACTCAGCGACCGAACTTATGTCAGCCTTAGAGGCGGCGCACATAGCCGCCATGTGTTCAGGATCAATTACGATACCGTTAGAGGTTACAGACTTGGTGAAGTCCACTAGATGCTGCGCAAAGCGTGCTTCCAGCAATTGCTCTTCGAGCTTGGTCAAGGCTTCAGCCTTGTCCTGAATCGAATGAAGCTCCGTGAGCTTCAAGTCAAAGTCAGGAATCGTATCTGGGTCGATACCCATACCCTGTGCCGCTTCATTGACCGGGATGTCAATGTGCGCAGGCGCGTCCAACTCCTGGGGTTTTGGAAGTCCAAGATCATCAGCGGTGACGTAACCATCGAGAATCAACTTCTTAAGGAAGTCCAGGCGTCGATAGTTGGAAAGATTTTGACATGAGTTGTGCTGACAGTAGATAGTCCACGGACGCTCCTCACCATCACCGGTAACAGCGAAGGTGCCCAACCCCCCCGGCTCTGTATGATCCTCTTCAAAGGGGCACTGAATGTGGATGCCCTCTTTCCCCCCCGAACGGGGACCACGGATGTGATCCTCAGGGAGGCAATTGTGCAGCATACCTTCTATGTCGAAGGTGTCTTTGTTCTTGCGATCCCATACGGGGATATCGATACGCCGCCCATTCTTGTCGTATACGATGTAGTCGGTCGGAGATTTCTTCGTAACAGTGCCGTCAGCATTGACTTTCTTGTCAGTGCTTGAGCGCTGCGAGCGAGGATAGTTCGTATAGTCAAGTAGGGGACCATCATAGAAGCGCACGAAATGCGTGTTGGTACCGACAAGGTGCCCCGGCATGTAATGCAAACGGGACGGATCGGAGCAAGCCTCATCGTATTTGAGTTCTAGGGACTCACCGACTCCGTGGTAGATCGCCTTGTAGGTTTCAACAGCTACACTTGTGAGCTTGCTCAGCTTGGCGAGAACGATAGGCTTGTCACCTAGAGGAAACACCACACGTAGTTTATCTTCAGGTGCATGCTCGATTAGGTAGACGATACCGTTACCAGTATGCGCGGTCTCGCCGGTGAATTTTACGTCGGTAAGGTGCCCCTTCTTTGTGGCTTTAAGATACTCAAGCATGGACTCCAGGTCAGGAGTCGTCTTGGCGCCAGCGCGCTTTGCCCACTTGTCGTAGGCGTCGGTCTTCACCGTCGTAGAGGTGCGCCCGTGATTGAATGTGGTGTAGAGGACAGCCTTCAAGCCTGCCTTGGCGAGGATGTCTTCAACTTCCTTCACCGAGTTGGTGCCGTCGATATCGTAGACCAGACAGTTGACTTCAGGGACCGAAGTCGCGGCGCGCTTACCACCGACCAGACGCCCTGGTAGGAAGCACATGCCATCTTTGTCTTTGCGGGGATTGTGGATTGAGAGCAACTTAATGAGTTGCTGTTCAGTAAGAGCCTTCTCTTCGTATACTTTCGTTTCTGCGCGTGGCGCGAACGTAATGCTGTACTTAAGGTCCGTCATCTAAGTCTCTCCGCCCTGCCATCACAGGGCAGGGCACGGGGGTTGCTTAAAAATCAGCAAGGAGAGGGTCGTCGTCCTCTAGATACTCAGTGAGTTCCCAATCCGCTTCGGATGGCGTCTCGTCGTACACTTCCTCGTCTGCGAGTTCTTTGCTTGCTAGATTGTCCGCCAGCGTATTAAGGTTAACGACGACGGAAGTCCAATATATAGGGTCATTTTCGAGTTTGTCAAGGGCAGGAACTAGCCCAAGGACGGACGCTAAGGTAGTCAGGACAGCCGACGCGTTGCCCTGTTCGATTAAGGTTACCATTGTCGAATGGGCTTCGTCCAGCTTTTTCAGCGCCTCACATGGCGATAGCTCTTGCATAGGTCTTGATCTCCGTTTACCTTAACCATACATAGTAAGGATAATGATCTCGCGCAAGGATGCTCAGGATGAATAATGTGGTTACCTTCTCCCGACGCCCGGCTCATGCCGACATCGCAGCAGACTACTGGCCCAAGGTGGGGTATGGTATAGTAGTCCAGCGGCTATGGGAGAACATCCCAGAAGAACGTGGCGCCACGGACTATTCCTACGTGATCAAGCCTACCCTTGAGACATCCACATGCTCGGTAACGGTGCGACGCAAAGGCGAAGACACGGTAGTCCTGTTCAACGCTTGCGAGGATGTACAAGATAATAACGACCTGAAGGCGTGGTTCGTCCTCAACGACAAGCGACTGAGACGCCTATTGCCTCGCGCTGGTAAGCTTACAATTGTGGGGAAAATTGGACACCAGGAGGGGGAAAAAATTTTCTTGATCCACTACATTATTGTGGACAACGAGATAGTCATGGATGAAGTTAGCATTCGAAAACTGATGGAGCCGGGGGACTTCGGAAGTGCGATCTATGCCGTACCGTGCACCAACATAGTTGAGCTTACCATAAACAAGAACACGGGTGGTGTCAGCTTCCCGTTCATGAACAACGCGGCGGAAGGCTTGACAATAATCGGTATCCCCGTTAACGTTATCATCCCGCGCGAAAACGGCGGTGCTCCTGTCCTCAAGGCGAGCCTTGTCCACATGAGATTTATGTCGTTCACGCACGTAACCCCCAAACGCGCATTGACACTGGAGCCTGCCGCATGATGAAAGTCATCGAAGTTGTAGTCGAGCCTGAAGCTCTTCCTGTGATGCTTATTCCGGTCGAACCGGAACCGCAGCGAACTAGTTCCTCACCCGACGCTAAGTATCATCTGGGATGTGATGCGGTGCTCCGGGATGATGTGTATAGCGACGACACGGGGCTATCGAATGTAGAGAAGTGGCATCAGGCGCAGTCTATTTTTGGGGAAGCTGAGAATATTTTCGCTGAGCTATCTTACGAGGAAGTATTTGAGGGGGACGATCCTTACCGCGCGCAAGCCGCCGCCTTCGTTGCCGACCTTCGGGCGCAACACTATCTCGCCAAGATCAGAGAAGATCGCACTAACATGTACCTTCACAGCCTGTTCGTCTGTCAGGCAACATGGCGCACTAGATTCTTCGAGCGCGCAAACCTGGAGAACATTTCTCAGATGATGCGCGACGCACGCTTGATTTGACCCTTGACAAATAAAGCTTAATGCACTATATGAGGTGCACACTGCCTGCTATAGGTTTCACCTAGGCTTTCAATCCGAATGGTGCAGGGTTCAACTCCCTGGGTGGGCGCCACTTTATAATCGGGAGAGCACGATCATGAACGGCTGAATACATTAGAGCGCCCCCGTCACTGAATTTCTTGTGGACTTCAACCCTCAGAAATTCAGGAGACGATCATGTCTAAGCACTTTCTCAAGATCAAAGTCACTTCCCTTGCTGCCGAACAGAAGCTCATTCGAGCCGAAGAACGGCGCTTCAAGAAGCGTAAACAAGGCGCACACCCCGTGCGTGAAGCGCTTTACTTCCACCGCACGAAGGATATCCGTCCCGAGTTGCGTTGCGCTAACCTCGCTTACGGTTTCTTGAAGGGTATCCCGTATAAAACGATGGAGACCAAGGCGTACACTCAGCCGGATTGGACTCGCGTGCGCAAGCTCGCTGAGAAGTTCGGTGAAGACGATAGCCGCGTTATTGCCCAGCGCTACGCGCAATGGCTTAGCGAGGCTGGAGTAACCTGACGACAGCAGGAAGACCGTGAGTAAACTGCCAAAGCCATCGACGCAGGTAACGCGCCTGCTGGGGTTAGTAACAGTGTTGGTCTTGGTGCGGCATAGTCGAGTCCTCTCAGGCGTGAGGGGCTGACATAGCCGAGACTGTAGGCTCACCGTCGTCAGTTAAAAGCGCGTCAAGCTCACAGACAGCTTGACGCGCTTTTTTTTATCCGGTAATCTTCCATTAAGGTTACTGGAGAATATTAACATGCCGTCCCCCTGGAAAATATACTCAAGCCTCAAGGTCGATGATGGCTTGAAGAAATTCGTCAAGACTGTGCGCAACCACCACAACGGCGCCGAGTTCGTGGACTCGATCTGTATTGAGACACGCAAGGGCTCAGGCATCTACACCGAAGACCCTGTGTACATCTTCCACCAACCGAATCCTCCGAACGGCTACCACCCATATTTCGCTATGTATTGGCGCCCTGAGTATCCAGGGCAGAAAGAATATCGGCTCTACATCGCGAGCGGCGAGAGCTTCGATCCAGAGGTGCAAGCGCTTCTGGTGCCGAACAAGAAAGGCACGGGCGGTCAGCTAATCTATAGCCGCTACCGTCATGACTACTTCACCACAAACGATGGCAAGAACATGATCGATGGTGGGCGAGACTACGTGCGCCACACGCTGCCAGAGGGTGGTGAGATCGTGACGCTGAACATCCATACCCGCGTCTTTCACTACCACGGCGAACTCTATCAGGGGGACTTCACTAAGGAACGTGAAGCCATGCGCTTTTTTGGACCAGCACCGTATGGAGTAGACGTAGATGCAGTATGATCCAATTATCGTGGCTTTCTGCGGACCACGGCGCCACGGCAAAAACACCGCAGCCAATGTGCTGCTATCGATGGGCTTCATTGATGAACCATTCGCTAAGCCTGTAAAAGAAGTTTGCGCTATAGCTATGGCTGAGGACGTACTTCTGTATATGTCCGATTCCACCAAAGAAGAGCCTTCAGAGACTTATCCTGAAGACACACGTCGGACTATCATGCAGCAGGTAGGTACGGAGCTATTCCGCTCGCGTTGGCCAGACATCTGGGTTCGTAACTGGAAGCGGCGCATCAGTCGCACCAACAACGGATACTTTACGTGCACCGATCTTCGCTTTCCAAATGAGGCTGAAGCAGTAAAAGCGCAAGCTAATCACCTGATCATCCGCGTAATCAATCCAAACAAACCGGAACCAACTGACGCGCATGAGTCTGAAATTCACTATAAGACTCTGCCCGTCGATGTGGACATCCTCAACGACGGCTCAATTGCAGACTTACACGACAAAGTAATTAATGCCGTCCGGGAACGTTGGGATTTTCTCCCATACAATTCAACCCAAACACGGAGATTCAAGTGACAGTATTCGACAACCTGCGCGACGCAAACCGGGCGCGGCAGAAAGAATGGGACACGGGAGGGAAGATAACTCTTGCCTACCGTGGTAACGAATTAGGGGGAGAGTGTGGAGAGGCACAGAACGTCATCAAAAAGATTGAGCGCGAGCGGCTTGGTATCAAAGGATCACGCGCCACTAAGGAGCAGCTAGCGGAGGAGTTGGCGGACATCATCATATGCGCCGATCTAATCGCGATGGATATGGATATTGATCTTACTGTCGCTACCGCCCGCAAGTTTAACAAGACTTCCGAGGAAGTCGGACTTTCAACACGTATGCTCGTGGAGCTTCCTGATGGCTGGAACAACCGCTAAGATCATAATGGATAGTGTGGGTGTCGCTAAGGCGCGCATTACCACCTTCGAAGTAACGTGTCCGCGTATTATTCTGGCGGAAATCGGTACACACCGCATCGTGACAAAGAGCGCCGCATCATCGCGCGCTATCCCCGTATCGAAGCGTATAGAAATGGTGGAAAATGATCCATGGATTCCTAAATCATTCGGTAAAAACAAACGCGGCATGTCATCCGATGAGGAGCTAGATGATTCCACCGCGGCTGAGGCGCGCGGAGAATGGATGTATGCTATTCGCAACGCGCTATGTCACGCCCGAGCTATGGAGAAGTTTGGGCTGCACAAGCAATTTGCTAACCGAATCCTAGAGACATACTCTTATGTCACGGTAGCCCTGACGGCGACTGATTGGGACAACTACTTCTGGCTCCGTCGCGGACCAGATGCGCAGCCTGAGTTCAAGGAATTGGCTGATGCAATGTGGGAAGCATATGAGGACAGCATCCCTGTCAAACGTGTCAATCACCTCCCGTACACGGAAGGTGTAGATATGACGTTACCGCTTGACACTCTAGCAATGATTTCGTCTGCCCGTTGCGCGCGCACGTCTTATAAGACTTTCGACAATAAGGTGTCCACCGTGAAGGACGACCTTGACTTATGTAAAAAGCTCACTGATCAGGCTCACTTGTCACCATTTGACCACCCAGCCATCGCGGATTTTGTGTCTTACGACCACACACGGGAAGGTTGGTTTTGGGCTAACCCTGCTGATGCCCGGCAGTATTGGGGATGGCGCCCGTACCGCGTTTGGGTGGAAAAAAAGTTGGGGCTGAAACTCAAGAAAAATCCGTATGATATGATCGACCCGTCGCTGATTCTCGACGAGTAGGGTTGACGTTAACCTTAACGTCACCTATATTGCATCATTCAACCCATGGATGCCCGATGACACGAGGGCGCATTTGCTTGCGCCAGCGGGGGAACCTTTGCGCTTTGGAGAATAAGAAATGACCCTAAACCTCTATCAACAAGTCATTCACCGTTCACGCTACGCACGTTGGTCAGAGGAGGAAGGGAGACGCGAAGATTGGGACGGGACGGTTGATCGTTACTTCGGCTTTTTCGAGTCACACCTAGAAAAGCGCCACGACTACAAAATCCCCCCCAAGCTTCTAAAAGCACTCGACAAGGCACTCCGCAACATGGAGATCATGCCCTCCATGCGCACCTTCATGACTGCCGGTCCCGCGCTGGAGTCATGTGAAGTCGCCAACTACAACTGCGCTTACCTACCCGTCGACTCCGTGCGTGCATTCTCTGAGCACATGTACGTGCTTATGAGTGGCAGCGGTTCTGGCTTCTCCATCGAGCGGCGCTTCACTGATAAGCTGCCTGAGATTCCACACGAGCTTCATCCAACCGATACCATCGTGAAGGTATCTGACAGCCGCAAGGGGTGGTGCGTTGCCCTCAATCAGTTCCTCCAACTTCTGTTCGGCGGCAGCATCCCAGGCTATGATACTTCCAAGCTTCGCAAGGAAGGCGAGAGGCTGAAGACGTTCGGCGGATACTCGTCTGGTCCGAAGGTGCTCGAAGAGCTATTCGAACACATCATCAAGGTCTTCCTCAAGGCTCGCGGACGTAAGCTCCGTCCTGTGGAAGTCTTCTCTATCTTCTGTTTCATTGCTCAGATCGTTGTCGTCGGAGGCGTGCGTCGCTCGGCAACAATCGCTCTGTTCGATAAGGACGACGTTGAAATGCGTCGTGCGAAGAGCGGCGCTTGGTGGGTGGAGAACCCGCACTACGCTATGGCTAATGTATCAGCGGTATTCGAGTCCAAGCCAGAAGCCGTAGAGTTCATGGACATCTGGCGCGATCTCACTGCGTCTGGATCGGGTGAGCCGGGATTCCTCAACCGTGCGGCGTTGTGGGATCAATGTGATGCTATCGGTAGAGCGACGCGTGAAGCCAATGGTGATCGCATCTACTTTGGCGTCAACCCGTGCTGCGAGATCATCTTGCGCCCGTATGAGTTCTGCAACTTGACTGGCGTGGCTATTCGCCCTGAGGATACGCTGGAGGATTTGGTCCGAAAGGTACAGCAAGCGACTATTCTCGGAACGTGGCAATCTACGGTCAGCGAGTTCGATTACCTGCGTAAGATATGGAAGGACAACGTTGACGGAGAGCGGCTGCTTGGTGTCTGTCTCGCTGGGATGATGGACCACCCCGTGTTGTCCAAGAAGACCGAAGAGAGCCAGGAGTGGCTGAATATCCTTCGCAATGAGGCGTGGATAACCAATCAGAAGTTTGCGGGCGACATCGGCATTGAGCCCTCGGCTTCTGTCACGGCTGTCAAGCCTGCCGGTAACTCTGGTGAACTCTATGATGTGTCCTCGGGCATCCATCCTCGGTTCGCTCCATACTACATCCGCACGATTCGTCAGTCTAACGGCGACCCGATGACAAAGTTCCTCCAGGAGCAGGGTGTGCCTTGGGAAGTGTCTAAGCAGAATCCGAGAGATATCGTTTTCAGCTTCCCTATTAAGTCTCCAGATGGCGCGATCTGTGCCGACCAGCTACCGGCATTGGAACAGCTTGAGCATTGGTTGCACGTGAAGACGCACTTCACGACGCACACGGTTAGCTGCACTATATACGTTAACAAAGATGAATGGCTGGATGTCGGTGCCTGGGTATACAAGCACTTCGATCAGGTGACCGGGCTCAGCTTCCTACCGTACGATGACCACACCTATGAGCAGGCGCCCTATCAAAAGATCACGAAGGAGGCTTATGACCTGTTTATGGATCAGATGCCTACAGAGATCGACTGGAGCCAATTCAAGGAAATGGAAGACACAACCACGGTCAGTCAGGAGTACGCCTGCACGGGCGGAGCCTGCGCTCTGGTATAATCGTTAACCTTAACGTTTAAGATTACCTCCAGGGCTTGACTATTGCGCCCTGGAGGGCTATATTAACCACACCAATTAACCTTAAGGTGACACATGACCCTCCAGCGCAAGACCACCGACGTGTCTACCGTTCAGCGTGACATCCTCAAGCATCTGCGCACGGCAGGTCAGCGGGGTATGACCGACGATGAAATCGCTGATGCTCTTCATCTTGAAAATCTAACCACTGCCTCCCAGCGCCGCGCCGGGTTGGAGAAGGCTGGTCTCGTGAAGGAGCTTGGCGTCACGCGCTCGATCAATGGCAAGATGAAGAACGTATATGTCGTGACCAAAGAGGGCAAGGACGCGGCAGACTGATTTAGGAGATTACCATGGCAATTCTGACTGTCGGTGGGGAAGCTGATTGCTTTCTATTGTGGACGGGTGCATTTGTAAACGACAATACCGCAGGACGCTTTGATGCGGACGCATCACGCACGTCGCTTGTCATAGAACAGGGGGTAAGCGAGTACCAACTTCCGATTGCTGACGCGCCGACCGAGCTATATGTCCACATGTATCTTTATGTCGATGGTGTGGCGGCAGACGACTTTATCTTCTTCTATGGCGACTTGGGAGACGCGATCAAGATCACCCTAGAAAGTGATGGGCGGTGGTCCTTCTATAAGTATATCTCTGACGCTTACACGCTTCTCGCAACTACTACTAATCCTGTTCTTGTCGATGCGGCAGGAGCTATCGACATATATATCAATATCAGCGCAGTTGGAACAATTCGCTTGTCCTTGGACGGGACGGAGATTCTGTTGTATGAAGGCGATACAACAGGAGATAGCTCATACTTCAGCGATATTGTTTGGCAGGGCGCTTCTGGCATGACCGCCAACCTATCGCAGGTCATCGTCGCTGACGCGGACACGATTGGTATGAAGCTGGTAACTTTGCCGGTAACTGGTGCAGGCGCCATAAGCGATTGGACGGGCAACTATAGCAACATCGATGAGGCAGACTTGAATGAAGCTGACTTCATTAGTGCACTTGAAGTCGATACTGTTAGCGTTTTCCAGATGACTGATATCCCCTCCGCTTTTGCCGGGTACGCAGCTTTGGCGTTTGCGGTGGCGATGACGGGCAACAATCCCGCGGACACTTTCATTGGCAACATTCAAGCGGCAGTGCGCCCCGATAGCACCGTCTTCTACTCGGGAGATTCTACTACACTTGCACAAGATGGTATTACCACGGGCAGCGTGTTCGTGTTCAACCAAGACCCAAGCACAAGCGCAGCTTGGACTAAAGCCCGTGTCAACGGTACGCAGATTGGCGTCAAGTCCGTGGCAGGCGAATAATGGCTATAGCCTATACGACAGCGTGGGAAATTAGCCTCACCAACAATCAGAATTTTTTCTACAATACGACGGCGCGATATTGGATCGATTCTGCGTCTTTTGATCCTATAGTCCCAGTCCCGGATGGGCAGACACATGTGCGTCTGCGTTTTGTCGCTTCGGGAACGGCAGCGCTTAGCATCAATAGCGCTTATATCGGACATGGGTATGATTACGATAGTCCAGGTTTTCCAGACAGCGAATCCTATTGGCAGGCTAAAGACCTAACACCTATTACATTTAGCGGTGAGACCGATGTGGTAATTCCACAGGGGACTACCCTATTGTCTGATCCGATTCCGTTCGTGTACGACGGCACAAGTCCAATTATCATCAGCATGGATGGTCCGCTTACAGGACCGAGTGGGTACAAGTATACAAATTTCAACATCGCGGGTGGCGATGGCTGGCAGCCTTGGGAGATTTCCGGTGATGGGCAGCTAGCATCAACACTAGTGCTTGAAGGTTACGTAGCTGGAGAAAACATCGGTTCCCAGACTTCTGGTCCGCGCGGTATTGATCGTTTCGAGTGGGGAGTTGATACGGAAGCACTGGTCCCGCTTAAGGTATCCAAGCTCACTGGCTATGCCGTAGTCTTCGAGCTAACCCCCATGGAGGTATCCAAACTCACAGGGTACGCGGTGGTAAAAGAGGCTAGTGCGCTCAACGTTAGTAAGTTAACAGGATACGTTGTCGTGCGCGAGGGTGGTAATCTGATTTACCAGTATAGCTACATGCCTGTCGTTAACTAAACTTAAAGACAGACGTGACACACCTCCAGGTCGGTGATATATCACCCTCAGGTTTAACCTAAACTGGAGAGCCTTAATGGCACGAACGTTCGATGACCGCTACGACTCGTTGGGTCGGGAAACCAAGGCGCGCGGTCTGGGTTGGAAGATTGGCGTGGGTTTAGCCATCTTCCTGGGACTCCTCACCGCATGGCTCAGCTACTACACGGTGGATCAGGGCGATGTTGGCATCGTCAAGCGCTGGGGTGAGCGGATCGCCATCAGCGATCCGGGGCTCCACTTCAAGGTTCCGTGGATCGATACGGTCGATGAGATCGAAGTCCGCAACCGCAAGATCACTAAGGAAATGGACTCGTCGTCGTCTGACCCGATGTCTCTGCCCATCGTCGTGACGATGAACTGGGAAGTGAACAAGAAAGACATTGGTGCCCTTTATGACGAGTATGGCGGGCTAACGCAGTTCGAGGAACGCATCCTCATTCCGCGTTTTCTTTCCGGCTCTAAGACGGCGGCATCACGCTTCTCCGTCAATGATCTGGTGCTCAATCGCGACAAGCTCCAGACCGAGATCGGCAAGGTGCTCGATGAGCGTATGCCAACCAACGTCATGGGCGTAACCGGTGTGTCGGTGGAAGACGTTCTCTTCCCGCCTGACTACATGAAGCAGATCAAGGACAAGCAGATTGCTCGTGAAGCTGCCTTGACTGAGAAGTTCACCCTGGAGCAGCAGAAGTACAAGTCGCAGCAGATCACCCAGACTGCCGTATCGCAGGCGAATGCTGATCGCGCCAAGGCGGACGCCGAAGCTTACGGTATTACCAAGAAGGGTAATGCTGAGATCGCTGTCATCGAAGCCAAGGGTAAGGCTATTGCAGCGAACCCGTTGATCATCCAATATACGAATGCATCCAACTGGAGCGGCAAGCTGCCCGATACATTCATCGGCGGCGAACAGGCAGGTAACATCCTGTTCAACTTGCCTTCCCAGAATGGTGCCCAGCGCGCGGCAACTACGCCTTAGGCAAGCCGGAAATACCTAAGGGTAGTGTCACAGTGGAGCCCGGCGTAGAATCCTACGTCGGGCTCTTGTCATCTATTCTGGCAGCAGCGAAAGCTAGCCCTACAGAAAAGTAACCCAGCCCCGCCGCGGTAACCACGTGAGCCATAATAAGGTCCGATGTCTCTCGGCTGAGACCACCGGCACGGCTCGTGTGTAGAAAGTGCTCCATAGCTCGCACCACCACATCATCAGCGCCTAGAATTACGCTGCGAACGGCATTCTCGCTGATCATTGCTCACTCCCTAGAACCATAGCCCAGAAATGCTTGTACTTCGTGTTCAGCTTATCGACGCTAGCTATGCCGATTTCTGTCACTTTGGGGTTGAGGAGGTTGGCGTTGTGCCCAGGGCTTGCTTTCCACTCAGCGAACGCCTGTTCCCAAGAGTCCTGTCCACCAGCCACGTTCTCAGCGACGACGGTCCACTTGTAGTCGTAGGCTTCGACGCGCTCCTTTACCGAAGCATACTTGCCGTCAAATGGGTTTAGGAAATACCCCTGGTCATGCCCGACGTAATCATTATCAGCCATATACGTGGCTTGGAACCGCGCCGCCGCGGTGAGGCGCTTGCTCCACTCCAGTGGCTTCAGCCCCTTCGAAACGCGATAGTCGTTCACGTCCTTAAGACGAAGCTCCGATTCCGTCAGTGTCTTCTCCACCGTTGGGCTGGAGTCGCTAGGCGAAAGACCCACGACGTTCTTCACGCTGTCACACGATGCGAGGCTCAGCGTCATCACTAGGGGGAAGATGATCTCTTTCATCAGTATTTGTCTCCTGTTAGATTCCCAACTCAGGGATATTTGACCATCCCCACTGGTTAGCTATTTCAGCACCAATCTGCACAATATGATTTCGGGCTTCCATGTGATAGAACCGTTGGTATCCATCAGCAGCATTGTTGGCTAGCTCTTCTTGATCCTTTGCGGCTGCGACGATGGCATCCAGCACAGCTTGCTCAGCATCCTCGCGATCCATGTCAGTACTTTGCTCCATGCTTGACGGGACGAGTCTTGTTGAAGGCGAACTTGGCATCCATGATCGGCATGTAGTCGATACCCAGCAGACGGCACACCTCAATGGTCGCGGTCAATGCCGCAGCTAGGTCAAGATGGTACTGTGGGCACTGAATAATATATGAGCTTCCCAAGTCATCCCAGACTTCGAACTCCGTCTGCACACTTTTGCGGTGAGCGTCGAGCGCCTTTGAGATAAGGTGGTGCAGGACCATCAGCTTATCGTTGAGGCTGCCGTATTCCACTCCGTCGAGGAAGCCATGCACTGTCATTCCATAGACGTGGTTCATGATCTCATCGAAGTCAGCCGTGACGTAGGCGCCGCAGGCGTCGTAGAGCCGGATGATGGTATCGACGATCTCGACATCGACTGCCTTATATTGTGGCAGCTTGTCGTCCTGCCCATTGGTCCAGGAAGCCTCATAGGCTTCATCCACCTCGCCATGGATCAGAGCAATCACCTGACCGAAATCCCGCTCTGGCTCCCCGTCGAGCGGCCAGAAACCCTTAGCCTTGTTCGCCGCATGAACGGTCCAGGCTATATCTGCATGACACATATGTGTCAGGAATCCCTCATTGGTCGCGATAGCTTCCTCAAGCTCAGCACGTTGCTCACGGATATCGGTCATCTAGGTAATCTTTCCTGTTAACGTTAACTTGTATCCTAGACCTAGCAACCCCACATATGTTCTGTCAACCTTAATTTTCATATACGGGGACAAATAAATGGCGCGACCTGCGGGACTTCAAGTCAAGCTCCACCCTAACCTAACTCCCACTCAGAAGGAAGTTCTCCGCTACCCAGACTATCACTTGATCTTGGAGGGTCCGGCTGGTACCTCTAAGACCTACTTAGCCCTCGCTAGGGGACTTTCACTCTTAAAGAACGATGACGTAGAGAAGATCATCATCATACGCTCAGCCGTAGAGACTCGATCCATCGGCTTTCTACCGGGCGGCAGAGACGAAAAAATGGAAGCTTATGCAGCGCCATATATCCACCTGATCAGTGAGTTATCCCCCCAACGTAATTACGCCGCATTGATGAACACCAAACTCTTGGAGTTCCATTCAACATCATTCTTGCGTGGCTGTACGTTCGATGATGCCTTCATCATCTGTGATGAGTATCAGAACATGAACGCGCACGAATTGGAGACCATAGTCACTCGTGTAGGTGAGCGCTCGCACTTGTGCTTATGCGGCGACGGTGATCAATCAGACTTACGCGGCGACGAAGCCCGAGAGCACAAGCTGGTTCTAGAAATCCTCACGCAGATGGAGGAATTCTACTATGTCAAGTTTGGTGTTGAGGATATCGTGCGCTCTGACTTCGTGCGCCGGTACTACGAGGTAAAAGAGCAGGTATACAAGGGTGGCGTCAAGAGAACTCTGGCTTGACCATCTTGTATCCGACGTAGATTTGAGCCACGGCGATTGAGGCACCTAACGCCACCTCAGTCCCGTGGCTCGAAAAGAAAGATATCGCAGTCAACATCAATAAGCTCCTGTATGATAAGAGGCTTGACGGTATCCCAAGAGAGACCGCCTAGCCCGCATCCTAGGGCAGGGATCGCAATGGAAGTGATCTTTTCTCCTTCTATGGCGCGACGCAACGCGGGCAACGCGGAAATAACATACTCCAGCTTCGAAGGCAGCCGGGGGGTGCTCTTCGTAGGGAAGCTGATGATGAATTGCGGAATAGTCAAGCCTGTGGCATGCACGGCGACTGTGCCTGTCTTTATGTCCCCGCCGCGACAAAGCTCGCGGTATTCGTGGAAGTATTCAGGAAAGCGCTCCTTGAAAGCGAGAGCGATGCCGCCGCCCATCACGCCTTCACAGTTGACTGCGTTAACGAGGCACTGACACCCAGAGGCAAATAAGTCACCGTTAGTTGCGATTAACATGGGCGTCCTCTGCTTTATCACACCACTCAGCGAAAGCGCGCCCGAGCGCGGCATCATCCATCACTTCCAGCACTGTCTTAGCCATCGGTGCTGATAGCGGGTAGCTTTCACCGATACGTTCGGCGGCGAACGCTTGAATGAGAGGATTGTTATAGTCCCGACACGTCTTGCCTAGATCGATAGCCTCAGCGTCAGTTAGATTTCCCGCCCGTTGCTGTGTCGTCTGCATTATCTTTAGCCCATCCCATGATTTTGTACTTGAGGAAATCCCCAATGCGAGCGGCGATGCCGCAATGGATTTTATTGCGCCCGTAGGTGGTGACGTGCTCGCCCTCACCTACCTTGCGCGCGACGATGACGACTTGATCGTAGTCGTAGAGCTTCGCGATCTCACGCGCCGCCTTGATTGGAATCCGCTTCATAATCGTTCTCTTCGAATACCCACTTCTCCGAGCATAGATCGCAGAGGCTATGCCAACCCTCCCAGGTGTGGATCACCGGAGCATCGGGAGCAGCCTCCCACAGCTTTTGCAGCCACTCAACCGCAGTCATCCATGTATCGCCACGTTGCGCTGCGCACTGTTCGAGAATCTGAGCGATGGTGGGGATGTGATAGATGCCGAAGGTCTCGACCTGTGGCTCATTGATGTTGACGCCCACCTTCTCGAAGATCGCTTCGATATGGACAAGCTCATCGGTGAAGATGTTCCACCATTGCTCAGGGGTTTGGATTGACACAGACTGGTTCACCCTTCTCATTGACGGTCTGAACGGAGCCAATCGGGCAGTGGACATTACCCGGCTCTAGCAGACCCAAGATACCGATAGTGAGCGTGACGGCAAGCGCGATCAGCGCTAGCGTTAAAATCAATCTAGGAAGAGGCATTCATCCTCGCTACGAGTTCATCCATATGAAAGGGGTAGTAATCGTTCTTTTCGACTGAGACGTTGAGGTAGCGGGGGTCGGGCGCTCCGTTGAGCATCACATCCTTCTCATGGATGTGTCCGTGGATGCACCACTTGTGTCCGTACCCCAGGCTCATCGGGTGCCAGGGGAAGTGGCACATCACGAAGGGCATCTTCCAAGGCTCAAGATCATGCCCCACGCGGCACGGCACGACCTTATAAAAGTGGCGTCGATATGCCAATACATCTAAGCCGTCATGGTTACCAGGGATGAGCACCTTCCGACCATTAAGGCGGGGCATGGTCTCATCCATAGCCTCTTCACCTTTCGAGCCGTAACCGAAGCCGAGATCACCTAGCATGTAAACTTTATCGTTAGGCTTAACACGGGCGTTCCAGCGCTCGATCATCACCTCATCCATTTCCTCTACACAGGAGAAGCCGGGGCGGATAAGGTTACCGTCATTGCCCTTAAAGGTTAATATCTTGGCGTGGCGGTAGTGTTGATCGGAGGTTACCCAGGTATCGTGCATCACCAAATCTCATATGGGGTGGCGTCAAACTTCTCTCCACTACAGCCGCACGTGACCACGAGGATCAAGCCGAGCGATGTAGGTGAAAAGCTCCAGGTGAACTGCCCGCCGATGGCGCCTGTATAGGACAGACGCTTGCCCTCTAAGAACGCGGCAAGCTCTTTGGCAAGAGCGTCCGTCGTGAAGTAATCGCACACAGGTGTCTTGACGGTCACGGGCTTCAAGGAACCACCTCCAACTCAAGCTGATAGTATAGTTTAGCCGCCGCCATAGTTCACCCCCGCGCACCTGGGACATACATCGCCCGCTTGAGATAGCATCACCCACCCATGAAGGTAGGCGTAACGCCTAACGTCACGGATACCCTCGGGGACGAACAGGATCGCCGGGCAGTAGGTGCACTTAATCTTTTCACACATACCGGCACCCATAAAGGTTACTCGGGAGCTTGTCAAGCGGAACCGGCTGACAACCGGCGCCGGTTAGCACGGATAAATCCGCTACTGAGCCAGCCGGTTCCTAGCCCGTGTGGGAGTTCCACCCACACGGGAGTCTCTTAGAGATCGTCCGCGTTGAGGATGCGATTGATCTCGGTATCGGCGGCGAGTTTCGCCTTCATGACGTTGTGGGCACCGACGATGGCAGCCTTCGCAGCGTCAGGATGGAGAACCGTGCTCTTGTTGCCCTGGGTCACTACCATAGGGGCTTCGATATTGAAATTGCGGAGGAAGTCGTTGTAGTCGAGCGTGCCGCCGCTGATCGACTTCTTGGCACCCCAGGTACCCTTGACGCGGGACTTGAGGCTCTTGGGCTTCGCCTGCTTGGGGACGAAATCTTTGCCCGTGACGGACTTGATCGCGGCAAGCTCCTCTGCGGACTTACGTCCGCGCTTGGAGATAGCGCGCTTAAAGACCTTGCGCGTGCGCGCGTCAGCTTTCTTCAGGTTTTCTGCGAGGACATTCATTAAGCTACTCCTACTGGTTAACAAATGCAGATGCCATATGATATGCAATTGCCTTGCCAATTTCAAATTGGCACTAGCGAGTGGGTTCGAACCACTGTATCCCGATCCACAATCGAGCGCTCTCACCCATTGAGCTACGCTAGCATTATTGGTGCTCCAGGAGGGACTCGAACCCCCACGCCTAGGCACGTGGTCCTAAGCCACGCGTGTCTACCGTTTCACCACTGGAGCGGTGCCCTACCCCGGGCTCGAACCGGGAAAACTCGAATTTTAAGTCCGATACGTATACCAATTCCGTCAGTAGGGCTGTTAGATTGTTACACTTTCTTAATGGTGCGCCCGGTAGGACTTGAACCTACACGCCTTGCGACATTCCCTTTTGAGGAGAACGCGTCTACCAATTTCGCCACGAACGCATGGTGCCGATAGGAGGACTCGAACCTCCATTTGCCCAGACTCTCGATCTGGTGCGTCTACCAATTTCGCCATATCGGCTTTTGTAAGTTTTGGAGGACCGAGTGAGATTCGAACTCACGTTGGGCTTTCGCCTTCCGATTAAAAGTCGGGTGCCATCGTCCGCTCGGCCACCGGTCCTGAAGACCTAGCCGTCGAGCGGTTAGGTCAGTCGATGGACGAGCTTTTTAAGTCGTAAGGCATGCAACGACAATCGCGCGGCGTGTGCGCCAGCGATTAAATGTCGGAAGATGTTCGTTGCGTTTGTCATGACGGGATATATAAGGTATCTATATGCGTATGTCAACAGGTAAAGGTAAATAAAAATGTCTGCGAATATTGCTCTGCTACCGCTCTCCACTGATGAGATTTTCAAACTTGTCAGGCGGCAGATCAAAGCCAAAAAGCTGAAAACCGCAACGCTATCCACGAGAGCCGGATGCTTCTATTTCTACCTGCGCCTCGACAAAGACACGACCATCACTGTTGCTATGTATCTAGATGGGCGGATGTCGATGTCGTACACCTCCCGCCTCGCTGGCAAGGAGCATGTCATCTGGTTCAGCAAACAGGAGCGTCAGGCATTGGCGCCATCGTTGGTGCAACTGTGAAGAAGCTGTGGCGGTGGATCACGTCTTGGTGGCGACCGAAGCCGCAGTACACTCAGATTGAATGGCAGGTTGATCTCGTAGTCATATGCGGCAAAGGCGCGGCGCGCATCTGGGGCATCGAAACCTCCGAAGAGGAAGTGGAGCGAATGAAGGGAATCGAACCCTTGTAACCTGATTGGAAGTCAGGGACTCTACCATTGAGCTACATCCGCATTGTCTCGTTACGCTCTAGTATCTCCATAAACTCTACCGCCTTGTCCCGCTTGATCCGTAGATAAGGGATCAGTTGGGGCAGCAGCGCCAGCAAGTCCAACTGCTTCGTGACATGCCACGTCAGCATCGGCTTTCTGTTATCCGGCACCTTCTTGTTACGGACGCGACCGCAGCCCGTAATCTCTTGGCACCACTCTATACTCCCGAAGTGCGTGTTGTGCACTTGAAGGCACAGGGCTCGATATCTTTTTCCACCGCGACCAGTGACCGTGTGGATTGAGAAGTTTCCCTCACCGTCAATGTAACCGGCGATCCAAGCCGCGTCGGTCTTTCGGAGGCGCTTTACAGTGCAAGCTCTAAGTACACGAGCGATGGTGGTTCTCCTGCGAGGATTCGAACCTCGATCTTCAGCTTCAAAGACTGCTATCCTACCGTTAGACGAAAGGAGAGTGGTTCTCGAAGCCTGACTCGAACAAGCATTCACCGCTCCAGAGGCGGGTGTCCTACCATTAGACGATTCGAGAATGGACGCTGGAGCATAAGGTGGGACTCGAACCCACAGCCTCTTCGTTGGCAACGAAGCGCTCTAACCCTTGAGCTACAAATGCGTTAGCGTTGTCGTCCAGTCCAGTAAGCGTCCATGTTCTCTAGTGCCATCCGCAGATGGCGCTCTCCTTCAGGGTTTGCCGAGTGGATATTCCACCGGTAGTGTTTGCCAAATCCGTTACGCGCCCAAAGTTCAAGCGTATCGGCTACGATCTGAGAAGTGTTGTCTCCTCCGAGATCGTGATCGAAGGAGATACGATAGATGTCATAGTCAGGGTTCAACAGCGCTTGTAGTGCTTCCTCCGCCGTGCGCGCGATGATCCAACGCACGTAGTTGCCGGTTGGCGGCATACGCTCATCATCGATCCACAAGGCGCAGTAGTAACCCATCGTCTAAATTCCCTGGCGAGCATACCGGGACTCGAACCCGGTTTTCAAGGTGGACAGCCAAGCGTAATAACCCATATACGATACGCCCCAAGCCAATGGAGCCGGATACAGGACTCGAACCCGTGCAGCCGCCTTACAAGAGCGGTGCTCTACCTGTTGAGCTAATCCGGCGATGTGTTTGGGAGGGGGCGCGCGAAACGCGACTTGTATGATTACAGGCTTGCGCCCTGCGCAACCATACGCGCGCCCCCGGTGGTATCGAGACCACCGAGAGTGTTTGTGCCTTGAAGGCGCGTATGTTGCAGCATTTTGATCATGAGGGCTATATAAACCCTAATGATCCCGATGTCAAGAGCTAAGTGCTGCATTTTTTCTAATAGTCGAAAAGCTCTCGGGGTAGCGCACATAAGGGGCTTCCCATAACACTTCGAACTGATGATGCTGCTGGACTCCGCGCTTGGACTTCTTACCTTTGTCAGTCACCGGCTCTTTGAAAACATCGACAAGCTCGCCGTTGATATGCGCCGCTGACGCCTTCATCGCATACTTGAACGTATCGCGGTTGACCTTCTGAAGAAGCCCACCACCCATACCAAACGCGATGTTGTCGATGGACCATCCATTGTTCATGAGCACATCCATCATATCGACAATCGTATCCGGCTCCATGCCGTCGCCTTGAATGATACGCAGATAGGGTGGCAGAACTTTGTAGCCTTTGCCGTTGGTCGTGAAACCGAACCGCTGCGCGAGGCTTTCGAGCACAGCGAGCACCACTTCATTCGGACGCCCACTGTCGGGACGAATGACAAGCGTACCCCCGCGCGACATGACCTCATGACGTAGGCGGTCGCCCCAAATGTTTGAGACGGCATTGTAGATATCGTAAGAGTCCGACACGACTGAGAACAACGCCCCAGGCTTGGAGAATTGCTCAATCATATTCCGGTAGGCATCAACTTCGCGGTTGCGTCCCCACGAGGTGATGGTGCTGTGTTCCGCGGCGGGTATGGAGAACCCAGGCATGTCGATATCGGAGTATGCTGCATAGTACTTGTCGAAGGCTTCCAGCGCCTCCATTGTGTCGGTGCCTTGGAAGTTGATCAGATGTGCGAGCCCACCCAGACCAGCGCTTTCGCTAGAGGATGCCCCACGTGCTCCGAAGTCGTGGAGCTTGTAGTCCAGACCATGAAGCGTATCGCATGTTAGCGCCATGTAGCGCTGGATGCGTTTTTTGATCTCGCGTGAGACAGTTGCGACAGTGGATGGATACCAAATTGCGCGCAACAGCGCGGTCTCCACGAAGCTCGTCAGCCAAGGCAGGCGATCATCAGTGTTCACGACCTGAATTTGTGGCGTGCCGATAGGTACAGGCAAGCCGCTGGGGAGAGATTGAATACGCAGCGGCAAGAATCCGCCGTGTTTGGTGACGATGTAAATCCAGTCTTCGAGGTTGAAAGGAACCCCATGACGACGACATATGTCGCTGGCACGCGCAACATCGTCAGCGGTGATGGGATTACGCAGATAGTCCAGCGCAAACTGCACCGCACCGAAATGAACGATTTCGACGGGTCCATATTTGTCTTGATCGAACCAGCGCTTGGCTTCATTGCTCAAGCCGCGCGCTTCGATGTAGGACCACACCTTCGTAGTCCCTGGAGGGTATTGAAGGTAGTGGCTCATCTTGTAGCTGTCGGTATGAAGAATCGGGTTCATTTTATAGCTCCTAAGAAGCTCTCAATGAATGGGATGATGTCCGCATCATGATCGACGTGCGGGCGAACTACTCTGATGAGCAGCGCAGCCTTTTTGAGGTAATCTTGCTGCGAATGCTCTTGCCACGTAGGGACACCATTTTTGATGAAGTAGAACCAACCACATCCGTCCGTATGGTTCCACCGACACAAACGGTCGTGCAGCACGATAGCTACTTGCTGATCTAGCGTCAGCGCTGTTAGATGCTTCTGTTCCTCGATGAGTTTCGCCTTCTCGGCTTCAAGCTCAGCGATCTTCTTATCGATGCTGGATACACTGTTCATATCCCCACCATCACTTCCAGGATTGCGTAATGATCTTCGAAGAGCATGTCACGGTTGCGGCGTATCTCATCGAATGGCTTCCAGAAAGCTCGCTTGGCGTCGTCTCCACCTTTGACCTTTGGTAGAGACTCGCGCTCTTCGAGCTTGAACAGATACGCCTCGGTAATCGTGCGCCCACGTTCTGAGCGCATCGGATCATCGAACGTCAACTGCTTGGTGATTGACCCTTCTAGAACCCGATCAGGGACTTTGATCTTAGTCTCTTCCTTGAGTTCTCGGAGCACTGCCTGCTTCAGAGTCTCAGTCTGATTGACGAAACCTCCAGGCAATGCCCACAAACCCCGCCCTGGAGAGGATCGGCGCTGCACCAGGAGGATGTGACCTGACTGGACCACTACGGCATCTACCGTCTGGAATGTGGGCTTGTACGGGGCGACCGACCACTCTTCCTTATAGTCCTTGATAACGCGGAATTCTTCACGTAGCCAGCCGACGACAGGTTCAGCCGCCTTTCGGAAGGCTATGAAGTGTGCGTCGTTTATGAAGTCCTCGCGATAGACGCCCACCTCAAGCCAACGCCCACGGAACATGGTGCCGCTGAAGTCAGCAACCTCCTGCACCTCGACGTAATCCCATTGCGGGAACTTATGGAGGTAGTAGGTGGTGTGATCCTTATCGAGTCCGACGATACCGATCTTGATTGGATCGGCGCTGAACTTTTTGTGCGTGATCGAATGGACGACATCCTGAAGTGATGCCACCCAACGATCATCGTTGTAGGTGTGGTCGTGCTGTACACCGAAGTGGATGCGCGGATCATTCTCCGGGAAGCACGCCTTGATCATGGCGATTCGCTCCGCGCTGGAGAACGGATTTCGGGTAGATCGGGATTTCTGATGGGAGCCCAGAACGAAGATCAGGTTCTTCGATTTCTTCAGGGCTTCGAGGGCAACGTGATGGTGCCCTTTATGGTAGGGCTGGAATCGCCCCACGAAAACGAGGTAGTCGTATTCCATAGATAGCTCCTATCTATGAGGGTGGAACCCTCCCGTCTATCGGGTGGGCATGTAGTCTAATGTAGTATATCTTCAGCGGATGTCAAGCCTTATCGCGTATTTCAGCGTAAGAATGATCTAGGCGCGCGGGGAACGCCTTATCGATCTCCTGTGTCGAGAGGTACACGTCGTAATACACCGCCTCATAGCCAAAGGGGCGATACTGATTGACGCCTCGTGGTGCGATAATGCGTGAGTAGGCTTTCTCGCCTGAGCGCTTTACCTCACTTTCATAGCTGCCATAGTAGTCGCCTGCGAAGATGAATTCGTAGACATGATCCTGCCAGACGCAAGCCGGAACTTTCACAAGGTATTGAGGACCGAGCTTCATCGGGCGAGCCCATGCCGTGATCTCGCCAGCCTTTAGCGCATCCAATACATGCCGCACAGAGGCGAGAGGCGCGCGGCGCTCGATGAGATTCAGTGCGTCGAGCAGCTTAGTGTCTGGCAATGCGCCATCAACACCGTTGTCGTTCTTGCCGACATGAGCGAGCGGAGGAGGACTCTGGTAGGCGTCGAGCGGCGGGTTGACTAGCGGCTCTTGCCGCACAACACGTGAGACTTCAGCCAAGCGCTCCGGGTTGCGGAATACCTGCACTTCGGGTTCAGCCTTGAACAGTTTCCATAGAGCTTTGAACATCACTCCACCTCATCAAATGGCGCCAGCACGCAGAACACGAGCACAGCGAGACACAGGACAATAATGATCTGATAGATCATGAACGGCTGCGCTTTTTCTCGCGTTCCTCATCCGCTTCTAGCTTCCATTTAGGACAAGCGGCGCCCGTCTTGGGATTGATTTGCGAAGGCGTACCGAAACGTGTCCAGTGCGCGATCTTGCGGGCGATGTAGTCGAGTTTAGGTTTGTCAGCCACGGTAGCGATCTCCACGAGAATGACCGATATATCGTCCACGAAGGGCTGAAATGACCGCCAGAACAGCCAAAATGACCGCGACGAGGGTATACAGCGGCGCTGAAGAGAGGGTGCTGAATGTCACCACTGAACCGATAGCGTTGCCGATGAGTAGCCAGCGCATAGTTATCTCCTGTTGAGCCCTAGCATTAACGTAAATGATTAGGGTTGTCAAGCGCCAATATCACTACCATATTAGTGTTAACCATTGGAGGGTCATATGAAACTATTCATCGCTCTAGCAGTCACATTCTTACTAGCGTTCAGTGCTCAGGCGGCGCCTAAGCACCATTCGGGCGCATATAACCATCACGCGCATAAACATCACGACGCTCGGCGCTGGCATCAGAACCGTTGGCGCCATCGGCATCATGGTCCGCGTCGCCCGCGTCCCTACTTCGTGTTCCCGTTCTACTTTGGCTGGTGATACCTTGACACCCTTATCCTGACTTGTTAAGGTTAAGGATGATCAAGATTAAAGCACAGCTATACGTGCAAGGTCGTGGCGTCGCGCGCGACCTTGCCGACATCACCATCTGGACAGAGATCGACAACGCCCATCACGGGTATCGGATCAGCTTGCCTGATGTCGAAATCAATGGACAGGTTAAGAAGCGGCGTAGCGCGCACCAGAATATTTTGCACGTCCTGCAAGAGGTGCTGGATAACGCGGACCTGAAAAAGCTTGGGGAGGACTACATCCCCAGAGGCGGCGTAATCAGGTAATTGGAGACGCGAGCCGGAATCGAACCGACATCCGATGAGTTGCAGTCAACTGCATAGCCATTCTGCCATCGCGTCATGTAGTGGAAGACCAGAAGGGATTCGAACCCTTGTAGGGCTCGCGCCCGGCTGATTAAGAGTCAGCTACCATTAGCCACTCGGTCACTGGTCTATATTTCAGTCCTAAGGGCATTTTCACTGCGCAGTGAAAATGCCCATTCTAGTGAAAGTGGTACCCCGTCTAGGAATCAAACCTAGTCAATGACCGGGTGTAAACCGGATGCCGTCCCATCTGGCTCACGGGGCATAATTCATAGTATGGTGCTCGTGCTTGGATTCGAACCAAGTCGAGAACGCTGATCTGGCGCTGAAAGGTTTATAAGACCTCCCTGTGTCCAACACCCACGAGCGTATTTGCAAGTGGGCTACATATTCGTCCTTCCATAACCTTCTTCCTTCAAATGGTAGACCCGGCTGGCTCTGCCCCAGCGACCTTTCGATTATCGGTCGAACGCTCTCCTCACTGAGCTACGAGTCTATGTATTGGTGGACAAGGCGAGGATCGAACTCGCTGCCTCCTGATTGCAAGTCAGGCGCTCTCCCAGATGAGCTACATGCCCGTAACTAAATTCAACATGGCGAGGGCTGATTAACGACCTACCCTTCTTACCTCCCGGAACGGTCATGCGGGCGGCCATTTATTTGGCGGATGCGGGATGGATTCGAACCTCCACGACTGTTACGTCCAAACGGTTTTCAAGACCGGTGCCGTTACCCAGCAATCTTTCGGCTTACGCATCCAAAGTGGCGGAAGGTCTGGGATTCGAACCCAGGTGACACGGGAACGCCGGTCAAACGCGCTAGCAACGCGCCGGTTTCAGCCTCTCACCCAACCTTCCAATTCTCACGCGATCAACACTAGCCGTAAGTGAAGCTCAGTGACGATTGCTTCCAAAGTCGATAGCTGGATTTCTCCGTTGCCGTTTTCGACCTTCGATATCGTCGCCTGCCTAACTCGTGCCAGATTAGCCAACTGCTGTTGAGTCATCCCCTTTTGGCGCCGCAGTGTTCTTATCTGCTCGCCAAGCGGGAGATCATCAAATTGGTTGAACCAAATCCAGGCTGTTTCGATGTCCTCAGGTGTGGTCATGAACCATTCGGTTCTACCGCGCCTGTGTTCCTTGAGCTTGTTGTGTATTGCTCGCTCAAGGGTCGTGGCATCGTCGCACCAGATGATTAGATCAACCACCGGCTCCTCTTGCATCGCGGACTTGAGTGATAGAATCCGTTTTACCGGATCGCCTCTCGACATGCCGATCTTCAACAAGTAGGGACCGAAGCGCTTTGTCTGGCTCGGATAGTGAAACGCGTAAACTGCCTCCTGACCTTTACCTATCTGTTTCTCTACGTGCATCGTCCTTAACCTTCATTCGTTACCGCGTATGTTAACCATACCACGATTAACTAAGAAGGTCAATTGGTGGGTGACGGACGGAATCGAACCTCTTGCCATTAAGGATCGGGGTTACAACCCGACGACAGCCCAGCCATCCTTACTTGCGTCACCCAAATTTCTCCTACCGCGGCGCCATGAAAGGCGAAGGTGTACGCCAATCATAGCGCCGCTCGAATTGGTGAGGAGCCACCGGGTGGACCCGCGCCCTCTGTACCGCTAGCCTCACGGCACCCTATCTTCCCCTCCTCAGGGAAGTCTTGATTTGGCTGGTCCGGTAGGAATCGAACCTACCTCTATGCTGGTTAACAGCCAGCCGCTTTCACCTTGATTGCTACGGACCAATGGTGCTTGTGGATGGTGCTGCCCCACCGACGCGCGCCTTTTCAAGACGCCGCTCTACTACCTGAGCTACACAAGCAAAGTCTATGTCTTACCTTTCTCCGAACACGAAAAAGCCGCCTAGATTTCTCTGGCGGCTTGGACCCGATAAACTGTGGAAGCTTCGCTTACGCACACCCATCCGTTCCCAGCCGCATCCCTGCGACGGACTTATTAAACGAATAAATGCTGGCGCATATTACGAGCATTACACAGTCATCCTACAGCGCCGCGTGGGGCGCGATTACGTTGATGTGGGAGATATAAACCCAATCCACCCTATTGTCAAGGGGTTATTTTAACTTTTTTCTTATCCACCTTCGGGATGCGCGCCCAAGCGACAACTGTCTTGTCAGCTATCGCGTCTGATCCTAGGGATGTGCGCCAACAAAACGGACCACGGGGTCCAACATGCTTTGTAGCCCGATAGGAGCCGACAATGGGCACCAATCCCTCTACCAGATCACACAGTAGGAGTAACCGCCCGCGACGCGGCGGGCGGCTATAATTCCACTCCATCAGCGCCCCCGCTTACCAAATTCCTTCGTGCGCGCCGGGGCATCATTCTGCGGACCACCAGGACCAACAAGCGCCGGTTGCTGCGTCGAGAATGACTGTACGACGCTCTTCTTCAGCACTTCGATACGTGCCACATCAAACCACGCCTCATCGGGCAAGGTCTGTGCCTTACCTACAACCTCGGGAGTGATCAGGAAGCGTACGCATCCATTGAGAAATTCTGACTTTGCAGTCGCGATACCCTTGAAGCCGGTGACAGTATCTTTAACCTTATCACCAAGCTCTGGCGTCTTGTCGGTTGACATTACAAGTCTCCTATGTTAACCTATTTCCCATGAAACAGGTAAATGACATTCAAAAGCTGCTGCTAGCTGAGGGCTGGATTCGCATCACCTCAAAGCAATGGGTTAAGGGTGACACTATCCTATCCCTTTCTGAGGAAGTCGTTGAACTCCTCGATACTTTGTATAACCGGGGGTTCATCGGAGGGCTACACCGCGGTCTCTACGAGCAAGAGACCATGGAGGACGTTGAAGCGGGCGATCAGCAAGCTTTGGCTGAAGCCCGCGCCAACTACTTAGCCCTTGCAAGCCGTCAGATCGATCTTTGATCGAATGAAGCGTGCAACGTCGTCAGCGTTGAGCACACCAGAGTGCTCACGGTGAAAGCGATTGCGCTCCCAATCACACTCGGTGATGCCTTTCACTTCCCAGCCTGGACCCTCGCACATGTACTTGCCGTTGGTGTCCTGCACCACGACATCGGCGTGCCCTCGCCACATGAAAGTGTGACCGTCAACGTCGATCTTATTCCAGTCCCCCTTCTCTGTCGTGATGCGCTTGCCGTGGAAGTCTTTGTCGCGTTTCCGAAAGCCGCCGCTCATATGGGTAACCTTTCCCTGATACAACAACACCAGCCTACCCAGAGGTAAGCTGGCGTCAAGGTGCCCCATATATTAAGGTTAAGTGGCTTCCCAGATAGCTTGCCACAAGTGAGGTTATTTAGGTTAATTTACAAGTGTCAAAAAAGGATCGACCGGACAAGCTCAGCCCGTGGATCGCCGTCAGCCTCTAACTTCTCAACCCACTCTTCTAGGAGCAACCCGCCCTTGTCGTTATTGCACTGATGACATACGAACATACATAGAACGTGTGATCCACCCTTACACTTGGGGATGATGTGATCACGAGTGATGTTCCGAGGATTGCACTCAGGCTCTTCGCGGCGCTTGTTCATTGGCTGCCCACAGTAGGGGCACGGTGTGCCTCCGTAGTCCTGGTACTTTCTCTTGGCGCGCTTTCCACCGCCAGCGTTCGGAATCATGACACGTCCGTGTGTTGGTGCCGAAGGGGTGAATTGAACACCCTACCCTTCCCTTACGAGGGGATTGCTCTACCGATGAGCTACAACGGCGTCAATGATCGAGTGATCATAGAGTGAACTTATGATCGCTCGGTTATGGTGCCCCAAAGAGGATTCGAACCTCTGACCTTCACCATACCAAGGTGCTGCTCTGCCGGGCTGAGCTACCGGGGCGTATTTTGGCAGGTGCCGTAGGAATCGAACCCACGTAAACCGGGTTGGAGCCGGTTGCTCTACCATTGAGCTAGACACCTATAACTTGGTCGCCCTGGTGGGAATTGAACCCAACGCAGCCCGCTTGAGAGGCGAGTGGTCTACCACTAACCTACAGGGCGAAATTGGTCCCGCATGTCGGACTTGAACCGACGACCTTCCGCTTGAAGGGCGGCTGCTCTTCTCTTCTAAGCTAATGCGGGTTATTCGCGAGATTGGTTCGTACCTACTTTTGGCCCCGCAGGCACCAATTTCACTTACGAACCAATCTCTCGGAAAAGGTAGGATGCTCCTACCCTTTCGGTATTTGGTAGCGGTAGTCGGATTCGAACCGACGATTTCCGAGCTTATGAGGCTGGTGAGGACGACCGCTCCTCCATACCGCAAAATGGTCTACCGTGTAGGATTCGAACCCACGTGACCGTGTACCCAAAACACGTGCCTGACCAGACTAGGCTAACGGTAGTAACGAAACGCAAAACGCACCGACTCCTGAACCCCATGCTCACGCATGTTGATCTGGAACCAGTGCGAATTTGTAGAGATTTTGGAAGTGTTTAGTGCTTACAGTTCGCCGGTTCCGGTCAACGCGTAGTTGGCCAGGGCATCGGTTCGAACATGGTAACAAAAGAAAGCACGGAACACATTCCTCAAGTTTGAATTTGCGAGACAAGCCCTGTATAGCCGGTTTATCTCAATCACGCTGCGGGATATATAACCCCTAATTCATCGCTTGTCAAGCCCCCTAAGACGAAATTCTCCATTTATTGCGTCGAGGACTTCTTTATCGTGAAGCGCATCAATGACGAACCCCAATTGCGCATCCGAGAAAGTCGATACCATTGTGCTCGGTTTCCCATCCCATTTGACGTACTTGTTGTTGAATACCTCAGGCTTCACCGGATAGAACTCACCGATAGTGCCCTTGACGATGAAGTCACCGACTGACACATGGAGCGGACCTTCAAGGGTATTCGTGATCAGTTCTAAGGATATGCCCCCATCACGGTCGATGTGGGTATTACAAGTGATATTGCTTCCCGCCCATGCAGCGATGCCGTCGAAGCATTCCATGCTGCCGGTCCACTCGATGGCTTCAACCGATACGGAACGCCCTACGAAGATTGCGGGTAACGGACTATTCTCAAAACGCATATGTCTATCGCCCTGTAGACTGCATCGGATCGGCATCGCGCTCCTAGCAGGGTTTGCGTTCTGATCTCGTGATCGATGTCTTCCCGCTGCAACCCGCGGCAGGTTTCGATGAACACGTTGATCAGTCTTTCCTCATCAAGTTCCGATAGCGCGGCATCATACTTCTCAGCAGCTAGCCGCATTGCCTTGAATAACTCGGCACTGCGAAGCTTGTTGATCTCGGAGTCTATATTTACCGGTGCCATCTTAGCCATAGTTAAGCCTAACACATGCTCTCAGGCAAAGCAATAGCCCCCGGATTGCTCCGAGGGCTAAGGGAAGGCTTTCTGTTGCTAAGCGCCTTCAGAACTCCAGTAGAGGGTGTCCACTAGCTACCGTTAGGCAGCGATGCGGAAGTCCTCAACCATAGGCGAATTGTCGTTCGCATCTATGTGGTTCTTGCGTTAACGGAGCTTGCGCCCGACTGTCTCTTTTCCGCCTACAACGCCAGTCGATCCTAGTTCCGCCCCATCAACAGCACACTCGGGACTTGTCTTCCGCCCGTGCCTCTTTAACAGTGTGCTGGTGGTGGAGCGGCGGGGTACTGCCCCCCGGTCCTGTCCGTCTTCAGTTGAACGTCATCAACAGTGATGGGTATATGGCATGTGTGAGGTTATTTGTCAAGAGCCTTTGAAAGATGCAGAGCGCGCTCGGGATCGAACCGGGACACCCTTGCTGTTGCCAAACTTAGACCTACCCGCCCTTGCCGGATCATCAGTCGCGTGGTTCAACGATACCCACGCCAAGCTAGTGGCTCTACACCTTTCAAAAAATCTTGCTACCGGGTACGAAGTCGCTCTGGGCTCCGTTCTCACCTGTGCTTAGGCTGCGCTTTTGTTACCCAAGGAAGCACCCTTCAGGCGTTTGTGGCGCGTACTAGACCCAGCAGCCTGATAACCCTACTCATTAGGATTACTTTTGTCAACCCTAAAATCCCAAAAGACGCGAAAAATTAGCCACGCAACCCCTAGAACCGAAAACGCAACCAACAGCCACCACGTCAGCGACTTGCCCTCAGGCTTCTCAGCCACGGACAACGACGGGGCGTCCTGTGTCCCAGGACGAGGGACAGGGTAGCCGGGCGGCAGAGCCTCGGGACGTGTCGGAGCGATGACCACCGCAGGGGGGCGCACGACGATTACCGGAGGATTGGGCGGACCCATCTTCGGCTTCACGCTTTGTTTCTTAACCTTACTAGACTTGCGTGCCGCCTTTACCGAGGACTTTCGCTGAGGTGCCTTTTCGGCTCCAGGCTTGGGATACTTGGTACCAAACTCCAGAGGCTCACTCAGATCGCGGCGCATAGGCTTTTCACGGGAGGGATACTCCGCGTTGGGCCACGGGTAAGGTTCATGAATAACCTTATCATCTGCCCACACAGTCACCGATATGACTATAAGTGCAGCAAGTAAGAGACCAAAAAAACCTAGACTGCGACCGGATGACATTATAACACCTCTTGCTTAATGCTCGCGTTAACCTTACTTTTATTATTGACAGTTGTCAACCTCTGTGCTCTGATGTTAACGTTAATGAATAGTTAGCTTTGTGAGGTTTGTAATGTGGTATGCAGGTATTGTGATTTGCAATCTGATCATTGGAAAGTGTTCAGTTATGGGGCTGGCGCCTGAAGGTAAGACAGCCTTTGAAGCAAAGGAGCAGTGCCAGCGAACGATAGAATCGGGCATGAGTAAACTCGCAAAGCTCGACATCGACCGCGTTAGAGGAGCGCTTAAGGAAAATACCATCACGATTAGTGGTGGGTGCCTTAACCGTCCAGCCGACTGGGAGCGTGCCCCATACGAATTCCAGTATTGGTTCGGACCAACCCCGCGGAAAAAGGAAGTCCTCTGATGTTCGGGTTAATTTTAACGGTTTGCCTAGCTTCAAGTCCCGCCTGTGAGTCAATCGACCACCGCACGTGTGTGCGCACGAAGCTATGCTCGGTCCAGTTCGAGCCGGTAGCTGTTGATGTTAAGCCTAATGAAAAGCAATGCTTTATGCAGGGATCGATGTACCTAGCAAAACCGGGAGGCTGGCAAGACAAGCATCCAGAGCTTCGCATCAAAGCCATTGCTTGCGGCGAAGCGGTGGACTTCAACAAACATGCTGAGCAGGAGATTTAATTATGTGGATGCTCGTGGCTGTAGCGTGCCAGCTTTCTGCGATCAATGAGTGCAAAGGTGTACGTTTCTCAATGCTTGGGGCTGCTACCAAGCGTGAGTGTCGCTTTCAGGGTATCGAAGCGACGAACGAGTGGGGCAAGAAGAACCCCGGCTGGTTCATCCGTCGCTGGGATTGCGACAACACTGACTTCAAATAATTGGCGAGCACGGCAGGACTCGAACCTGCAACCCCAGGGATAGAAGCCCCGTGCTCTGTCCAATTGAGCTACGTGCCCTCACCTTAGCGACAAGTCACGACGCGTCTAAGTAGTGCGTTCAACGGAGCTTCCGGGAACTCACGATCAGGCGCGTCGTTCTCCAGGCTCTTCAACCCGGCGAGCATGTGCGTAACCCATTCTTCGATGAGTGGGTAAGGCGCAACCTGTGCACCTTCGAATGCTTGATGCTTGCGGTTCTTCCAGTCTTCAATCTCAGCAAGCACCGGAGCACCAATGCCTTCCACCTCGCGCAGCAATTGATTGAAACCTACAGGTGGAATTTTCCACTCGTGTTGTACCATCCACAGGGCAGCGAGGATCGGACGAAGAACGTAGACGTACTTCTTCACCGAAATGTTCTTGCCGAAATTACCTTCACCGAACTCGCGATTGGTCAGCGCGACGTAGTGCTTCATCAGACGAAAGGCTGAGTAGTGCTTCTCTATAGCCTCACGTAGTCCGATGATGAAAATGTTGCTGCCATCCACATAGCGAGTGTCGCAGAACAACCACTCGATCAGCGATGGGTTGGAAGCTTTTGCCAGCGTCATCGTCTTGAAAATGTCCCACCCAGAGAGATCGTATGGAAAGTCCATCTTCTCCAACGTAGGAGGCGGAGCCGACATCTGGAGGTAACGCTGCGCAGGAGCCGTGAAGATGAAGCGCACATCATAGTCGCTGTCAGGCGAAGCTAAGCCCCACGCCCGACTGCCGCTTTCAACAGCATAGAGCACGCTCACACCGTTCTCGGTCTCTATATCAGTCAGCATCAACTTGATGCGGGCTTCTGGCGTCAACATAGTTTGGTCTCCCGACCAGTTTGATTTGGAGAGCACGGTTGGATTCGAACCAACGGCATCCAGCTTCGGAAGCTGGCACTCTAGTCCGCTGAGCTACGTGCCCATAAAGAAACCCTCGACAGATCGATCCCTTGGGGGCTGTCGAGGGTTCCAACGACTAACCAGGGGTTGACCTATCGCATTTGATCGCTCCCTATACTGTTACAGATACAGGGAGGCTAGTCCAGCTATAGGCTGGAGGCAAGCTTAATTCGGATTTTGGAGGACACGGCAGGATTCGAACCTGCAACCTCATGCTTCGTAGGCAAGCGCTCTGTCCAATTGAGCTACGTGTCCGCTGGTCGCGTCCACGTCTCAGGTGGACACGTTAAATTCGCTGTGCTCTACGTCGCCGGGTCATAAGTTCATTCCTTAGGCAGGGCAGTGAAGCCTATTGTGAAGTCAGGGCTAGCCATGTACGCCTCAGCCACCTCTCGAAAGAAGGCGGCAGCAGCCGTGTTGATGGCAGCAATCTGATGACAGTATATATCAAGCTTAATTGTGGCTTTGTCAAGGGGGAAAGTGCCACCAATCTGATGAATCTTCTTATAATCCTTCGTGACCTTGCAGAATAAGGTCCACTGCCCTTCTACGATCCCCTCGTTGACTACCCAGAATTTGGGCCAGAGTTCGTATTCTGGTCCTCTCGCGTCGGCTCCAGTGGCAACTCCATCTGATCGTCTACGTCCGCCCCCGTTGTTCCCAGCGCTTCCCATCCGAATACCTCACTTCTGGGAACCCACACACGGTGATGTCCCATATCTGTTTCTCGCCCCAGATCAACTAGCACCTCATCATCGCGATACCCAACCGGGTACCCTATGTCGATGCACCCCTCCTTGATCGAACGACGATCCACGACCACACTTTCGAACGCAGGACCGAACTCATCGTCCGCCAGTTTGATATCGACATGAACTTCGGCGATGGGATGCGCGAATGGACTACGCCGTTCGTTGTGCACTCTTAGCCACATGGTCAGACTCGCTTCTTCGCCATGTTCTCAGCGATGTTTTCAGGATGCCACTGACAGGTGTAGGACGGGTAGTAGTCGTCCGCATGATCAGTTCCCACACGCAGGATCAGTAGATCATTACGGCGGTCACGAAACTCCAGACCATCAGCCTGTTCATTACGTCCCAGATACTCACTCACCGTCCAGCGAGTGATACGCACCGGGACGTTGATGTAATCGATGCGATCCGCGAACTGGTATAAGGAGCCTGGGATGACCATCGGTTGGTTACACGATGAGCGGTATCCATCGCTTGGGTCTTCGAAGATGAAGACCGACACGTCATCAAGATCGAGCGCTACACCATGAGCGTGCGGATCAAACGGATGGTGCACATCGGTACGGATCGCCCGCAGCGTGCGATCACCAACAAGAGCATCCCAAGTGGACATCACAGCCATAGCTTTGCCCCGATCATTCCAATGGCTAAGCCATACAGTATGATGAGCAGGTAGCGCATGGTCGTGCACTTCCAACACGGAGGGCAAGATACCTCTTGCCCGGTTACTAGTTCCCACAGGCATACGTGCGCCCACAGGAAGATAGAGAACCAATGTGCGATGAAGTTCCAGATGGCTCCGAGACCGAACATGGTCAGCCAACGCAACGACTCAGATGTCTTTTTCCAATCCATCAGAACCAATTCCAAGGTAGAGCTTTGCTGAAGTCGGGATACTCAAACGGGGGCACCGGATCGGTGTCTGTGCGGTTGGGCTGCCCTTGCGGATTAGGCGGAGCGAGCGGGGAGTTGTTGAATGGATCGAACTTCTGCGGCACCTCATCAGGATTGCTGACCCAGCGCTTAATCTGCGCCTTACAGGTTGAGGCATCGATAGCTGCGTCTCGCCGCTCAATCATTCGCTTGTAGGAAGCTAGGCGACCGTCGTATTTTTTAAGCTCAGCTTTGAGTTCCGCGATCTCGGTAGCCATCTTCGAGTAGTTGTTCACAAATGCCCAACCGAAAGTCGCAACAAAGATCACCAGCAGGGCAATGCCGCCGTACTTGATCGTCTGCCACCAGTTAAGCACACCAAACATGATTAATCTCCTATGGTATTAAGGTTACCCTATTAGGTAAAAAATGTCAAACCCGTTTTATGAAGGTGTCGTGCACCCATCCCATCGCATAGTCTTGACTCTCTTTCTGGTAGCTGATTAGCCGCCAGTCCCCGTCCTCCCGGAGAACTGTTACACCGTCTCCTTTGTCGAGCGTGTCTATGTAATCAAACTCAGCCGATGGACCCGCATACGTTCTGATATGCCCTGTAACGACATAGCGCCCCAGAGAGTTAGCATTTCCTAGCTGAACGAACTGACGATATCGGTGGATAGGGAACTCAATCGTAGGGTCGTAGTAGTGGCGCTCTACAGGTGTTGCATCGTACGCCGTAATTATATCTCGGATGCGGTAGGTTTCAACGATGAGGGGAGTTATAGCGTCCAGAACTTCTAGCTGGGAATCGGTAAATCCGTTATCCTCAGTGCTCTCTAATTGAATACCGATGGACACACTGTTGAGTCCCGAGTAACCCTGCCAATAGGACGCCCCACAGTGCCACGCTCTTTCATTCAATAGACAGCGTTGATATATTTCTCCCGTGCGCGCAATCTGGATATGCGGACAGGACTTTGTAGCGTCCTCCATATAATCCCACGCATACTGTAGTGTGTGTTGGATCGCATGGAATACGAGAAACTTCGGGTTGATGATAGAATCGTGCGTGTAGTTTTTGGTCGGGAAGTAACCCGCACCGATGAGTCTATCATCCTTGATTGTAAAATTTGTTTTCATGTGCAGAACCATGGCGTCTCCACGGGGACATCATCGTCCACCGTGATCGTGTAGCACGGTGCCTTGGCTTCCTTGCCTGCCAGCGGAAACAACTTGAGATCATTGTACAGCGAACTACCCTCGAACACCGTATCGTATGCCTTACACTTTTCAACGAAAGCCGTATTGAAAGGACCATGCGGTTGGATGATGGCTGTAGAAGCAAGACCACTTAGCGCCTCCTCAAGATCAGTCGAGAAGTTGCCGTTAATAAGCTTCGCGGCGAAGCATGATGGACGATGGCGCTCGATAATGATCTTGAGCACTGTTTTTTCCCGCTGAGACAACAACCCAGCGGTGGCTGAGGCTTCTAACAGAGGGAGAATTTGCGCAGGGTTTTTGGGTGCCAGAAAGATACCGGTGTTGTCCCCGTCAAGAGCCTCTGCTACAGCGTCATCGATTGATAGCTTACGCTGCGGCATCCGTACGTAGAAGTCCTCGTTAATGTCTGCAACAAAGCGGCGCTTCCAACGCGCATCGCCTTTCGCTCGACAGTATACAGTATGGTCCTCTCCAAACGCTAACGCCTCACCGTTGATCGTGCGGAAGATTCGACGGGGCTTATCCTCAGGCGTCGATACTGTTGCCTCGTGCTCTTGCCCATACCAATCCACGACTTTGAATTTTGGTGGCAACTCTTCCACAGGCACGAGCTTAGATAGTGTGCTGCCTTCGGTTAGAGCACGCACCTTTGTAAGACGTGTAAGCGATAGCTCTGCCATTAGAGTCTCTTACCCAGAAGTGTGAACGAAATACCAGCAGCCGTAGCGTCAGGTGTGGCGGGGGCTTCGAGTGTCAACACATCACCATACTCAAAGAGAACTTCATCTGCGGTAGTTACGAACGTGAACGTTCCATCTGTAGCAATAGTGATAGTACCGACGGGTGTTCCATTCTTGTTGACAATGATTTCGAACGATGCCGTAGGATCGGTCCCTACGCTTCCAACAGAGCCGAGGAAGTCATTCTGGTATTCCACCGACTCAACAAAATTGTATCGGAGCATAATATCGGATGCTCCAGGTGTGCCAAATGAATAGGCTCCTACCGTGTGAGGAGGGTTTGCTGCCAGAGCGATGACATCCTCGAAATCGATAAGAACCAGCTTAGAAGAGAATGGAGGGATGACCGAAACCGCCTGAGTACCTGAGGTCTGAAGGGTAACAGAGAAAGCCTCTTCATTCGTTACCGCGATTATGCGCTTCGTTTGAAGCGGTGTGGTATCCTCAATCTCGGAAGGAAACGTCAGAGTTACATCGCCGCTATGCCCGGATACACGCAGTGCGCCATAGCGCAGCATATCTAGCAAATTGACCGCGATAGTGCCTCCTGCGGACGCATCAAATTCTAGAGGCTCATTAAAGGCAGACTCTAGGGCAGCCACACCGTCGTTGACCGTCTGGAACGCGTTTGTCTGGTTGGGTGCCAACTCATTAATGAGTAGGATTATGCTCTGTCCCATATTAGTTTCCTCTCAAGAATTCGATGACACGCTGCTGCCCTGGAAGATAAGGCTCGGCACGCATGTTGTGGGTATTACCGAAGAAGTCAGCGCAGCGCGGTAATGTCTTGTCACATCCAGGAGCGTAGACAAATTTGTCTCCTACTTGGATGTCATATGGTAGCTTCTCGTAAAGCTTTGCTACCTTTGATGTGTTGTCCCATACGCGAATAAAGCTGGTGCGCCCAGCGTTGTTACCAGACAGCCAAACAATCTTACCGCTATAGAAGAGTGTGGATGTGATGCTTAGTCCAACAATTTCGAACGTCTTCTTGTCAGTAACATCACTTACCTCATCGAAGCCAAAGTGCGGCTGTCTACACTGTACAACCGCAGCGCCGTCTACCGTATAGTCGTTCAGGTCAAAATCATACGTCGGCTCTTCATCCGCAAGTAGACCATAATCAGGGTCGTTTACATGCTCATATGCCGTCACAATAAAATGCATCTTGGCATCATCAAACACGACGTTCGCGGCTGAGTCTCCGCGTGCATAAAGCGTGATGCGCATCTTTGCCGAGCCAGCGGGTGCACGTCCGCCAGCACGCAACGTATACCACTCGCCTGTTGGACTAGTCGTATCGTATCCAGAGTCGTAGGTTGCCAAGATACTGTTCGAAGAGTTCAAGAACTCCAATGTAATGCGTGGATCACTATCAGTGTCAATGCGTGCAACTTTAACGGACGCCTCACCATAGTACCAACCAGCCGTTAGATTGTCAGATGTGGGTGATCCTGGGATGTTCTTAGTCTGTGATAGCTGATAGACTTGGTTTGGGTTGCCGCTGCCGTTATTACCTCCTCCGAGAATATACGAACCAGCCTGAGGAGTGAGCCCACCAAATGTCGTTCCAACTTTCCAATACGAGCCTCCGCCAAAAGTCCACCCCGAGATACCGCTAGTACCGTTGCTAACAGCCCCGTTGGACTCAAAGCTAGGGTTATCCATGTTGATGGCTTCGTTTGCTCCCCGCGCTGGTAGACGCATAGTTCTGAAGACTCGATTGCTGAATGATGCAACATCATTCTCCCAATAGCGTAGAACTATCTGATCGAAGGCAACTGTGGCAGCAGAGCCTTCGATACGCCGCGCGCGGATGCCGATACGCACGTGACGCGTGCCGGGAAGCATGAAGGCAGCTACACCTATACCCTCCCATACTTGATATTCCGGTTGGATGTAGTCTGATGTCTGAACCTGAAGCGTGTTACCACTGTCATCGAACTGTTCCAGGTACACCGCACCGGTATTAGCGAGCGAGGCGTTGGTGCTAGCGATAAGCCCTGACAGGTCAAGCGTATATAGCCCAGCATCCACATCAGTATCGGTGACGCCTAGGTCGGATAGATCGAAATCCTGGTACAGAACAAATTCTTCTGCGTCTCCAGTGCCGCCTTCTAGGTAGTAAGTTCCGGCTCCCGGCGTGAAATTGTCTTCCACCTTCCAGAAGGATGTGGCTCCATAAAACCACCCGGTTATCCCGGAGTTACCGTTGGCTACAGTTGATCCGTTAGCTTCGAACCCTGGGTTGGTCACTGTTACCGGGGTGAAGTCAGTTGGAACTAGAAACCAATCAAATGTCTTCACACGCTGCCGATTGCGCCGTATGCGCGTCGGTACATTGACAATACCACACTTCTTCCCTCCCAGGTTGACGCGACATGTCGGTGAATATTTTTCAACGATAGTCTTTTGTAGCGCTTGGGTGAGACCGCGTAGCTGAACAGTGACATTAGTCTCACTGTTGAAAGTTATGTCGCCCAGGGTTCCCTTCTTAAGCGCGATAACACCATCACTTGGGTCTTCCCAATTCACTATGACCATTTCAAATGGTGCCTGATCATACAGTCCGTTCTCGAAGTCTTCCTTTTTGAGGTAGACGCCATCGAGTACGAAATATAACTCAGCGTTATCCACGCTAAGTGTGTCAGTGCTTTGCAGGGCAGAACGGCTGTAGGACGCCTCAGCACGGTAGATATCTCCGTCTATTGTAATAGAGGAGTCGTGCGTCGTGAGGCGCACCACGCTACCATCGGTGCGGGTGATCTTCAGGCACTCGGCAAGTGACGTAACTTGCTGTGCAATATGTGTCTGAAGGGCTGAGGGTATCGTGCGCATTACGATGGGTCTTTGAGTTCTACGACATTGATGCCGTCAGATGAATTGATGCGGTGTGCTTCCCAAGATATTTCTAGTTGGTCGATATCGAAGCGGACAGGAACATCGAACTCACACGTCACCTTGATTGTGTGAGTATCGGGCGGGGGCGACACGAAAGTGATGATCCCTGTCGTATGATCAACTGTGTAGTCTGTGGTTAGCGTCTTAACGACATCGTTGACTTTGACTACGACTGTGCCGTTTACTGGCTTTTTGATGTCACGCACATAGCTGTAAATACCTACGGCATATGTCTTAGTGATCTGGAACTCGTTTTCGACACCATTGCCGGTACCGATGAGGGAATCGGTTAGCCGCCAGTCACCCCAATCGCGCATGCGAAAACCGGTGGCACGCCCACGACACACGTAGAACATGGCTAGGACGGTCTGGAAGTCGTCCTCATGACGGATTCCGTAGGACAGGTCATACTTGGCGCGAGATTTGGACCAACTAGAATTGCGCTGCTCGTATCCAGCCTCCGACTCGAAGATAGTCGTTCGAAAGCCAGGACCACCTTGTGATCCTTCCGATACTTCAATATCAAGTCGTTCCTCGATGAACGGGGTGGGCATGGCGGTCCTAGGGTGTTAAGGTTAATTTGGTAACGTTAATATATAGCCGGAAAGGCTACATGTCAAGAGGGCAACTCGGGATATTTCCCTGGCGGGAAGGTGACGAATGTAGGGCGTCCTACTATAGTATCATCATCCGCTATCGCGACTATTGCGAGGTGAACAGGATCGACTAGAGGGTCAGATGCCAGGAAAAATGTCGCGTTATGAGGCTCTAGCTCCCCTAGCGGAATCACTTCTATGACGTAAGCCCCATTTTCATCCGCGTCCCAATTTTTTTCCTTGACGACGCGCTGCTCAAACGTAGTTAGATCACCAGGGACAGCGAGCAAGAATACGAGGAACGCATTACCCGACCCTGGGATGAAGTCGTTGACTAGCTCACCACAGTTGTCGATATTATTAACTTCATATGCACGGCGATATTTCCAATCGATGTAGCACGCAAGATCGTCTCCACCCACGATAAATCTACGCACGTCCCCCGGTCCTGGCGGGCGAACAGAGCCGCCATCCACACTGACATTGAACGACAGGTTGGGGACGCCCGCAGGGAGTGGACGACGATAAATGATCTTACCCGGCTCTAGACCAACCGTATAAGTCGGATCGACGGTCATTATCTTAAAGCTCTCAGGCGTGTAGAGATATGCGTGCTCCCCTACCACATGCTCACGCATGTAGCTCTCAGTCCCATACTGCCCACGGCTAAGAGCGGTGAACTCGACTATTCCTCCGCCCAAGTCATTGAATTGCCCAAATCGGATGTACTCACGACCGACGATAAGCAACGTATTAGTGGTGAGAAAATCCACCGTCTCTTCGTGGTTGAACGCAATGGTCAGAACGCTGTCGCTATCCGTCAAGAACTGTTGTGGATAGATGTCTAATGGGGCGACTGTGACCAATCCCGAGTGCAGTGCCTCTGTATGAGCCGCGGAATTATAAAGGGGACTACCAGTCAAGCGGATGCTGAATGTTGTAGACTCGATCTCACGCTCGGGAGCATCGATGCCGGTGTAAACAACTTGGCTGCCACCCAATGAGCGGGTGACATCCTCGTTGGTAACGTTGGGAAGGAATAGCGCAACAGGTCGGTATACTGGGTGTTTTGTAGGTCGCACCAACTCGCTGCCGGTAGAAAGCTGCGCGGCATCAAGCGTTACTGAGATATCCATGTTGCTCTTGTCGTACACGGCTCCTTGCACTTGCATAGCGAAGTCTGGTGAAAGAATCGTGGAGCCAACGCGATATGTCTGCCCATTTATGGTCAAACGATCTTGAGGAACTATCCCAAGCATTTTTGACAATACAGACACACTCACAGTGGAGGCTGACGATATACGGTTAGTCAGCACCTTCTCCAACTTCTCACGAACGGATACTGGGTTATCTAAAAGCTTGAGAGTGAATAGAAGTTCTCGCACATCGTCTTGGTCAAGGTCGGGATTGAGAGTAGCTGATTGTGTGTCTTCTATAAGCCCGGTATCGTCGATAGCCACAAATGTAGCAGTCACCGTGTTGACCACAGAAGTTGATGCCTCTCGGCTAGTTTTGAGAGAGTCAGCAATGACATCAGTTGACTGATCGGCACTAACTTGGTCAGTGAACGCACTTAGCGATACAACAGTCAAGCGCTGTCCATCATCCACGACAGCGACCTGATATAGCTCCATCATTTGCGTCATGATACCGGCTAGGTTCGTCTTATAGTCGATCATGAACCCATCAAGATACTGGTCATCGAGAGCGTCGGTATTGAAGATACCGCTCACACCTGTCTGTGCCGCTAGCGTATCCAGTATTGCTGAAAACGCGAGTCGATTAGGAACCATGCGGTCAAGGAATACTCGTGATAGCCCCTCTGCCGTAATATAAAGCAGTGAGCGTGTTCGGCTATCATAATACTGTGCTCCGGTGATGGATGTAACTAGTGAGCCGTAAGTGGTTACCTCACCGGTAGAAAGGGTCAGCGCGTAAATAGTATCGTCACCATCAGCGAAGTAATGGATGGTGTCCGCAATAACTGTGGCGCTTTCTGCTGGTAGTGACAGCGTTGGAATGGTTCCTCGCCACACGATTGCAAAGTCGGTGCTGACCTTGGCGGATACTCCATTCGAGAACATGAGCACGAAACTATTGTCTGCGATGTCTCGCACCAGGGAAACAATAGATGCTCCGGTAAGATCACCAAATACCACGGTATGTGATGTGAACACGTGTGGATCGAGAAGCATATTATCCGCACTTAGGACATCGTAGCGCAGCACTTTCAGATCAGCGCCATCGATAGCAAACTGCACGTATGATATGAAGTCACCTAGAGCCAGCACTAGTGCTTTCTCTACGGCGTAAGGTGCCGAGGTGGTGTAAGCTGTTAGAAGCTCAGCCGTCTCGGCGCTGTAGTCAAAGCTCACAACAGCAATGTTGTTTGTTGCGGAATCTGCGATCAATGCTAGCTCGTAGGCTGCGACATTGGCATCGTAGTATACCATACTGTCGCTGTAGCTAGCCGGGGCTATGCTCCCAAGAGAAGCCACAACACGATTGCGATATGGATCAACTATATCCCCATCAGACCAGACATATCCACTCTTTAAGGTGACGAATGGCGCAGCTACATCGGCGCTGTATTTGTGCTCCAGAGTATCGAAATCGTATAGAAAACTTTCGTCTTCAGAGGCATTTGCTACGTAGGCAATACGCGTTCTCTGATCAACCGTGATGTAAGAGTTGTCAACGGACTCAACGATTGTATCCAACACTGGATCAGCCGTGTCAGGTGTCGTTGAGAACACCTCGAACCGAAACGAAGGAAAGCTATTTGAGTTGAACAACTGTACATCCACGTCTCGGAAAAGGACGCCAGTGATGCCGCGATTAGCGGGCACACGCCCGAAGCCTTCCTCTGTGGCGATATTAGCCTGAACATGCTGAGCCTCGCTGCCACTTATAAATTCCAGTGTGGGGCGATACACAGCTAGACGTTCAAGATTATACTCAGAATCGACGAATGATGCCGCATTTAGATCGATTGATCCATTATTACTTGTTAGAACGGGTGCACCATTCTCATCTAGTTCTATTGCATTATTGAGGATCAGGATATCATTCATCCACACACGCAAGATTCCCGTCATTGGACCGACGCAAAGTCCAACCAGGAAGTCAATCTTAGTGACGATATCAGTGTATTCAGTGACCTTGTTGTCGTTGGTCTGACTGTATGTCACCTCCTCTTCAGTTTCATTACCGATCCAAATGACATTACCTGCCACAACATAACGCCCAAACACACGCGGAATAACTACGTAGGCGGAGTTTGATGTGAGCTTTGCTATCGTCGGCTCATCAGCATCTTCAACAACTGGAGCCTCTGGATCAGGGTCAGTTGGCTGGCTGCCAGGATCATCATCATTACCACCACTATGGTGTGTCCCCTTAACACAGCTACGGCACTCACATTCATTGGCTATACTCGATATACAGTCCCTATAATCACTCTCAGCCGCGTCATCGCACCCATCCGGTATGTACCATCCATGGGCAAGCCCACAATTACCTTCATACACCCAGCACTCAAACACCTGCTGATAAAACTGAACGCCACAGTCTTGTGTCTTCTCAAAATAGCATTGAAATAGCTGACGCTTACCCTGCTCCTCTTCACGCGAGCACTTAGGACCAATGCCTTGTATCGTCCCGTCGTTGTCTTGACACTTTTTTGCATAGTCCCCGCCGCTGGCGTCTATGCCCTCGTACATGTCTTCAATAACGGGATCAGAAAATGACCATTTTACCATAGCCGTTGCCCTCGACGCGGAACCGAATAGTCACCAGGAGACCAACGCATAACAACGCGACGTGTCACACGAACACCCTTACGATCCAAAAATGGATCGTTATTGACGTCAATGATGCCGTTTATCAGGACAACGTTGATATCCATCGTATCCTTATCAAAACCGAATTCGTCCTGAAGAAGAGCGTCGTAGTTTATCGCCCATACAGCTTCGTTATTATTATCCAACGCAGCGGAGGCGTTGACAGAACCGATGATGTATGTACCCTCATACGGGTCATCCCATAGAGAGTCGAATAGTGTTTCATCGTATGGGGCGTTTAGGAAGTAAGCCTCAATACTATCGTTGCGCGCAACAGTCTCTTCATCGAGCGTATCCGTAAAGCTGTAGAATGGTAGACGCGTGCCCAACAGAAGGCGTACGTCTCCAAAAGTATCCCAGCGATGGACGTTATGTGCCCCCTGCCCGAGTAGTGGATAAGGGTCAAGCTGCACATCGAAGCGCTTGCTAGTATTGTTTGTTCCTGTCCCTCCCATCTTGAATGAAGGTTCTCTATTATCGGCGTGATACTCTTTGGAAATGACACGTTGTGATACCAAGGTCGGCTGATATGGAAGAACAATCTCACCAGCGGCGTGATGCATGGCATGGTCAGAACCATACCGCGCGCGGAACAGCCCAGAAAACGTGACAGTCTTACCATCCATAGCGACAGATGCGTTCTGAAACTGTAGCCACTCTCTATCCACAAGGATCAGGTTTCTATGATGGTCCGCGTAAAGCTCCTCCAATGTGGCGTTACTAAAGTATCCAGCCACATCGCGGCAGAACAGCACGTCAATAGAGACGTTTTGTGTGGTGAAAGCTGCGATAGTAAAAGGGGGGATGGTAAGCAGTCTGCCCCACAACACGCTACCCGGTAGCGACTCTGCGAACAGCGTCGTGCCTCCCGCAACTACACCGATGGTATCTGTGGTATCAAACTCATGAACAACATCGGTCAGACCAGATAGAACAGTCGAGGTGAATACGTTGAAATCCGGCTGCATGACATGCACCGACAAGGGGAACGGAGAATCACTAGGAACCTCGCGGTCGAAGTCATCAACGTTGTCTCCTTCAATTCCTGAAAGAGCCGCCTGTTCGCTGTACTTACCGACCGAATCAACATTCATCTGCACTTCGAGTGAAAAATCGGCACCAATGTCGATCTGCTTGATGCGCATGCCTCCGTTCACCGTCGTCAGGTCGGTGGGCGTGGCTGCCAAATACTTGGACGGGATTCTGATGCGAGCGGAAGCTTCCGCATCCTCCAGCCCTTTGATGGCGAGGAATTCTGCTAGTTGAGCCATAGATGTGTCATCGGCGGTAAGGGTAAAAGTAAAGGTTGATAGGGTTGGTTGGTTAACAACTTCATCAGGAAGTTGGAAGGATTGTGACCACGGTTCGCCGTCGAGCGACACACTAATATAGTTAATAGTCACCGTCTTGGCAAGGTTTTCTTCCGAGCTTTTCTCGAACGAGAACGGCTTCTCTAGATCGTTAATATTAACGTTTATCGTTGATGCGGTCTGACTCATCAGGAACTCAATGCGATTGTCCACGTAAGAACGGAACTGGAACGCAGTTTCCAGGTCAGTAATGATGTCAGCGCCCTTGAGGTAGCTACCTGATCGGTAACCGACAACGGGGGTGCCAGACAACCCTACAGCGTTAATCTCGTCTAGACGCAGCCCTGAGCGCTTCGCTAGGTCTGCCACGATATCCCCTAAGGCTTCCTCGTTTGCCTCCACACGGGACGCATAAGCGCGTACAACGACATCTGCCGTGGACACATATGTGATCGAATTCGCCTTGAAGTCGTAGAACTGTGCCGTGGTGCTCTTAGGGGCATGCGTAGCGTTCTCAAGGGAGTGGATAACCCCCGTGGCAACATCCAGACTATAGATCACGGCGTCGGTTCCAACGAACACGATAGAAGAGAACGCTCCAGCACGTACATCCACACTTCCTGGCAGATTGCCAAATGAAGTTGTCCACGTTACGCCACTAGCAGGGCTCCATCCAATAATGCGGTCGTCCAAAAATATAATTAGGGAGCTAGGGCTGATGCAAGACACAACGCTGAGGATAGCTGTGGCACCACCTACAGGTATGATTGTCTCAGAAGGCGCCCAACGGGTCTCTAATGGGTTGGTTCCGCTGACCATATATTCATTGATTATGAGGTTTGTCCCATCCAGTTTGCTCAGGAACAAACTATTCACAACCTCAGAAACATCCTCATCAGAACCGATGTAAGCCCCGAATGTCGCGAACTCGCCTGACTCGCTTATAGTTTGGATTTCTTCCAGCGCTGCGGTGAGTTCATTTAGTAGATAGACCTTACAAGTGGCTCCCATAGAAACGAGGTAGCTAGCTTGATAATTGTAATCATCCAGCATATAGACTACGGCAAAGTCGTTACGAGCATCTTCGACCGTCGTCAACAACGTCCCGCTGTTGAAGTCATGTACGCCGATATCTGTGCCGTCGCTTGTGACAGCTAAAGGTAGTTCCGATAGAGCCACGACTCCACTCAATGCAACATCGATAACTTCAGTAAGGCTGTCGTAGTCCAGCGCCTTTATATTAGCGCCATCAGTGATGAACACGCGACGAGAGGCAACATCGACCTTGAATAGCTGGTAGTCAGCATACTCTTCGCTCTCCAGGGCAGGTTGATCATCAGATACAGAGCGAGCAACTTCCACCTTCCACTGAGGGAAGCCATTAAGCGTGTTCAAATCGATGTTGGTGACATACATGCCCGCCATATCTCTGTACGCCGGGACACGACCGAACCCCTCCACGTGTGCAACATCAGCAACCACCTTCTGTGCCGGGCTGCCCTTATAAAAGCTGATTGACACACCAGGAGGTATCTCGACTGTTGTAGTTGTCTTGTCGTAGATCAGAACGCTGTCAAGCCATATACGAGACACGCCATCGATCATCCCGGCGCATAGGGCGAGGTGTAGATCAATGTAAGTCGCGATTGTATAATAAGTCGTTCTAACGAGGGTCTTCCCTTCGTAAGACACGACAGTGTTCTTAGACTGCGTTTCTCTAGGTTCGCTAAGCCACACAACATTGCCAGGAAGGTAGGTTTTTCCATACACCAATTCGATGGGTATACCATACTGAGAATTGGTAACAGCCAAGTCAACACCGCGCGCGTCCTTGAGAACATCACGTACAGTAATAGGGTCTCCAGCCGGTTTTGGGTTAGTTCCACCAAAACCTCCTGGGTTCAAATTAGGTCCAGGACATTTCAACTGCTTGCAGTAGCAATTCGCGGTATTCACCTCACCGTCTAATTGAAAAGCAGCGTTCCCCATGCAGATATAGTAGGCACCTTGGCATGATAGAGAACACCGTAGCTGCATAACCGGGCGATTGCTTTCTGGCGGCGGGCATCCGTTATGGCATGCATCTAACTGATTTTGACATTGCTCAGATAGATTCTCATCAAGGTCTTTTAGGTCTTGCTCATGCTGCTCAAGGCAACGTTTTTTCGCCTCCTCGCCACGCGGGAAAGCATCTGGCGAGTAGTCTCCACTAAGATCAAGGTTGGTAGGTCCAGGATCATTGTTGCAGTTCGGTCCTGTACCGGCGCTTGTGCATCCGTTATATGCCTCTGGTTTGCAGTTAGCCATTGTTCACTCGCAGTCCTGATCGGAATCGATCATAATTGGCGCCACCAGGGAAATACCACCCTACTACAGGTCCATCCGCTTTCTCCGGTAGGTTGATTTCTACCGCCGTAAAGGTTGCAAAGTGGAAGTCCCCATCCAAGGTAAATCCCGCATCTTCGAGTTCATTAAGCTCATAGCGCCGCCCAAATTCTCCATCCTGCCCAGTGTAATAGAGCATGTAAGCAATATAGTCGTTTGTGTTGACCACAGGCTCAAACGGAGTTGTCTCAAATCCTCCTTCGGCAAATTTTGTCTCGAATAGTGCGGCATCGAATGGCGCCTTTAGGACGCAAATACCGACAGGTGGCTCTGGTGTTGGGAACTGTGAGTTATTTCTGAATGTGGAGGTGAACGGCTGTGCCCCCGGAATTCGGATCAGAACACCCTCATCGTCCATCCCGTTTGGGCTCTTTTTGATCCACATACCACCATGCTCCCACACATCATCAAGGAAGGAGTCAAAGGCAGTATTAATGGAACGGCTAAGTCCACCATTAGAGGCTACTACACTGATGTTCGTTGATTCTACGGGGATATCCCCGATCAACACACTATCGGTGTCGTATATGACGCACACTTCTCCTGGCACATGGGAGTTAGTGTGGTGAACTGTGCCAAAGCGCCCGCGGACAAGCCCTCGGAAAGATACTGTCTTTCCATCAATGTCTACCTCAGCAGACGTGTATTGCATAATCTCATCGCCAACAAATAACATGTTGACTCTTTCACCAGCACGTAGTTGATCAACTGTCTTATTCTGAACACGCCCTTCTACGTTTTTGTAGAACTCGATAACCAACACACTATCATAATCAGTGGTGTATGGGCGCGTCGTGTAGTTGGGCGCGGACACGAGTCGTCCGATAGCAAGCTCCTTCGAGGGTTCCCCGACAAGAAGAAAAGGAGCTACTGTATAAGTCTCCCCAACACCACGGACGTAAACACTTGCCGGTTCGAACTCTGTATCGTCTGGGTTGGTGAGCCCTATATAAACTTGGTCACTTGAAAGCCCATTAGCGGTTGGTGGCAACTTGAGGAGCATAGGGAACACCCGAAGCGGGTACTTATTATCGTAAACCGTTGGGTCATTACCGGGAGTGGAAGAGATTCCATCCAAGCCAGGATCATCCGTATAGATGTCTTGCGCGTCTATGTTACTCTCAACCTGCCCAATATAGCTCGACGACAGCGTTATTTCCGTAACCAACGCGTCTCCAAACAGATAATCTCCAGGTTCCAGAGTCAACAAGGAAGGAGCGGCTGTTAGTTCTACTGTTGACTGTCTCTGCAAGCGGCGAATAAGTTGCCGTTCCGCAGATCGACGGGCGATAAGAGGGGTAGTATTGATCGGAATTACAAACGTCTCATCCTCGATATTAGCGACGTAATCATCAAAGCCTGCTAGCACGTCGCGTCGCACGACCTGGGTGTCCTGTCCGCTATCCCCACCGAAGTAAGTGATGGCGATACCGGTAAGATCATCAGGAACTTGTCCACGGGTCTCAACCACATCGAGGGTTTCGCGAGCAACATCGACAGCAACAATGTTGCTACCACTGATCGGAGCTATCTTGATCTCGTTGCCGTTGTTTATGGTCGTCAGGTTGAAGAACGTCTTGAGTTCAGTTAGTGCATCGACCGCCTTATCCTGATCCAACAAGAGATAACCTCCGAACACGACGTTCGATAAACTTGGCGCCTTGATGCTGGTATCCATATATTCCAAGACTTGACGCAGATTTGCACCATTGTCTTGGCGCACATCTGGGTACAGCTTGCAGACTTCCCCATCATCTGTTGTATAGATGATGTTGCCGCGCTGACCGTCGTAGAACTGCGCTAGCGGAGTGGAAGCGTCAGGGGCATTTAGCATATCCCCTAGGGTCGTAACGACGCCTGTCTCTAGGTTCATGGTGTAAATAGCCCCGTCAGCGATGTAGTCGTAGCGCTTAAATCCTTGGAAAAAGCGTGCACCACTGACGTTTGGAGTATAGGCTGGAGTGCTAGATACCCATAGAGTCTCAATATTACCCCCCGCCAGTCGCAACTGGCGCACGACAATGTTGCCAGCTTCTTCGGTCCAAACAACGATAGAGCCGTTTGCTTTATAGACCATGGCGTCAAGGTAATTCCCAGTGAATGGGAAGACGTAATTAGTGTTTGGATTTGTGAAGTCGCCAACAATAAACTTTAGCTGACCTGTCTCCTCAGCGATGGCTACAAACTTGTTATCCGCTTCGGTGTTCTCACCATAAGAGAAGTTATCAGCTAGTGAGGCAACAAGCGTTCCCGTGGTCACCGCGGAGAAGCTATCAGATTCCTCTAAAGTAAGTGTATCAACGATCCAGTCAACGACGGTAATATCATCGCCCCGAGCGAGGACGATCTTAGTAACACCATTTATGGTGATGGTGGACATGAATCCACCATCCGTCTCAAGAGCCATAGTGGCGGACTCTTGACGCACTCTGCCGGATACCACTTTTATGGTATCGTCATCAGGCTTCAGCAGAAAGTCTCCCTGATCGGTGATTTGCGCACCAATGACATTATCCACCTCAGTTACGATAGTGGAAGACATATCTAGGAGATCAACCCAGTTACCATCAGAAACAACAACCTGAAGCGCTGTGGGATCGACACCAAATACACTGGGAGATACCACATCTAAATCGGTGGACTCAAAAACGCGCACACTGGTGTCAATGTCATTCATCACCTCGACGGTAACCGCAGGCAGGTTTGCGTCGCTGAACGTCAGCGGATAATTGTTGAACAGTAGGTAGCACATGTCTCGGTAAGCAGGAGTTCTACCAAAACCATCGTTCCCAGACATAGTTGGGTTGACGCGCTGCGCATCATTACCCTTCCAAATATCCACAGTGAAGCCTAAATCGTATAGCTCCTGATTGTTGACCGCTATCGATGGGTCAAGCTCCCCAGAGGTGTTATTGTAGACCAAAACATCATTGAGCCAGATACGGGCAATAGCTCCGATCTCACCAACACATACCCCTACCATGAAGTCGCATGTACCAATTTCTTCTTGTGTCACGGTCACAGTGTTTCCAGCCACAACCCGCGTTGTTTTAGTGGTTATGCGTGCGTCTCCTAGCCAGCAGATATTACCGGCAACGCTGATCGTGCCGAAGATTTTGGGCAACGGCAGTCCATAGTCGGAGTGTGGAACGGAAATTTGCGGCAGGGTCTTCTGGGTTACCGTTTCCGTCGTAACATCTGGATCATTGCTTGGCGGAGCTTCCTCTTCTGGGGGCTCCGGTAGACACGTAGTACACACATTTCCAGCAAGACCACCGCAGAAGCACCGGCTCGGCAATGACATGTCAAGATTATAAAGACAATTGGCGTAACTTGCAGGAGTTGACGCCGCCTGTTCTATTTCACCACCGCACGGGTTGTATGTTGGGAATACGTTAAGTCCAGCGTGGATGTTCCCAAAACACACCGCAAATTCGCCTAGGTGATATAGTTTGGCATTCTCTAGACAGTCCTTCTGCCGAGGTTCCGCATCTTCATAGACTTTTTGCCGACATTTTGGTCCGATCACGAGTTCTTTCGTGCAGACCACGTTGCTGAAACCTGCCATCGGGGATTATCTCCCTCCGATGCGCCGAGTCGCCTTGTTGATTTTGTTTCCAAGGTCACGCGCGATCTGGTCTTCGCTGCGCTTGAAGGAATCATAATCAGAAGCACGTATTTCGACGTTGATGATGGTTGGTCCGCGAGATTGTATCTCTTGGACAGGTTTGCTGTCGGTGGTGTTAGGATCGGTGTTGGCGGTAGCCTCTGCCGTGCGCGTGCCGCTGTTGGTACGCGCTTCGTTAGCCTGGGGTGGATTGACAAAATTCACATCAAGCTTCTTAGGTGTCGTGTCAGCCATCTGCGCAGGAGCTTCAGCCATGCTCTTAACGCCGTCGCTGAGGGCGCTGATTGCTGTGGTTAGCTTGCTCAGATCATTCATGAAGTCAGCCGGTATAGCCGCAGCAGTAGAAGCGTCGGGAACCTGAACTGGATCAGGCGCCTTAGGCATATTAGTATAGCTCAACTCGACTGGAATGTTCCGCCCCTTAGGTAGCGGCACCACAGCCTCGTTAGGGTGCAGGATTGTCGGAATGCCCCCACCGCTCATCTTACGAAGAAGCTTGTTCGTGTTAGAGATACCGCTGGCAAGTTTGGGAGCGTTGCTGAAGTCGCTTGCGCTCGTAGGCACACTCTCCATAGCGTAACCGGAATAACCACCATAACGCTGAGCGTCGGAGCTTCCTCCACCACCGCCACCACCCGCGCTATCAGCGGCATTGGCTGCATCCATCGCCTTCTTAGCGGCTTCAGCGAGCTTGTTGTACTTATCGATCAAGCGATCAACAGCGTTACCGGTGTCATCCAGTTTCGAGATATTAGCATCAAGTGCGTTGTTAAGAGAGTTGAGCCCTCCGCTTGCGCGACCTGTCGATCCGACGATTTCATCGAAGGAGCTTACGAGACTTGAAGAAGCTGTCTTCGCCTGTTCTGCCTTGCTACCCAGCGCGGTTATAACTTCTCCCAATTCGGATACCTTTGCGACAGCCTCAGGCAAGCGGTTGAAGCCGACTACGACTGCATCCACCGCCCCTTGGATTGTAGTCATCGACGTGCCGAGCGATGCAAAAGCTGCGGACACGACCGGCAACGTAGAAGCCAGCACACCAACGGCGAGGCTGATGATGTTGATGCTATTTGAAAACGGCTGTAGACCAGTGTTTGCGGTCATTGCGTTCGTGCCTGTAGTTACCATCTGATCATTGACGGTGGGCAACGTTGAGCTAATTGGCGTCAAAGCAGTGGCGATTGCAGTCATCGACGCCGCAACCGTATTCATGCTGGCAGCAAGCGTGCTAAGCGTAGTCCCCCACGTAGTCCACGACTGTTGGTTAGACGTGACGGTACCGCTGGTCTTGGTCAACTCCCCAGATAGACCTGTAACTGCTTGCTGAAAGTTAGCGATGGGCGCTAACAAAGCTGCCATGGCAGTCTTGAACTGATCGGCTACACCAGAGACATCCCCGAGAGCGGAGCCAAGACTTTGCGTATCCTCGCCCGTCTTACTCAATCCCTCTCCAGCCGCTTTACCGGCATCGCCCGCCTTCTGGAGGGGATCAGTTACGTCGCCTGCTCCCTTAGCCAAACTACCAAAACCGTCTGCTCCTTGCGCCGCCGCAGGAGTGATGCCTAGGATGTTCTGGAGGAACGAGGCTATGCCAGAAGCTCCCTGCTTAAGGAAGTCAAGCAACTCCTTACCCTGCTCTGGGAGGCTCTTGGCTTTTTCACCGAACTGATTCAAACCTTCGCCAGCCGGTTTGGTGGCGTCTGGCACCTTCTTAAGTTCGGTGTTGACCTGCTGCACCCCTTGTGTAGCTGTCTGAGTTGCGCTGTTTGCGCTGAATAGATATTGGACGAACCCGCTGAAAGATTTTCCAGCAGCCTCGGCAGCCGGAACCTGCCCCTCGATTGCTTTAGTAGCTTCCTCGTAGGTGGTCTTTCCGTCTTTGTTTGCATCAGTTAGCGCCTTGACAGCCTTAGTGGTGTCCAGGTGAGCCGCAGCTTCGCTCTTTAACTGCCCAACTTGCGCCTGCCCTACGGCGATGCTCTGACCCATCGTCGTGCTCTTATCTTCCATCGCCTTGATGGTGCCCTGGATGGTCTGGATTCGCTCACGCTCAGCATCATCTATCTTGCCATCAGCGAGCGCCGCCTGGATAATAGCGACAGCATTCTCTTTCATCTTAGCGATGTTTTCGTCGAGGTTAGTCTTGAACTCCTTCAACGTACTGATATTCTTCTGGATCGCATCGCTAAGCTGCGATGGCGTAGCCGCAGCCAACGTCATTTCGTCAGCGAACTTGCCCGCTTCTTCCGCTCCCATACCAACCTGGACAGCCATGGCTCCCGCCTCCTCGCGCACTGATTGCAGTGCAGGAGACATTTCAGCCAATCCCTTAGCCGTTGGAGCCGTCGCATCACGCATCTTCTTATTAGCTTCCGCCGCGTCGCTCATACCCTTTTCGTAAAGAGCGACGGCAGCTACTACAGCGCTGATACCGAGAATGATAGGGTTGAGCATCACTAGTCGAAGCGCAGCGGCGAATCCTTTTGTAGCCGCCTCGGCAGCGAAGAATCCCTTAACCAACTCTGTGAAATAGTTTACGACAGCTACACCGATGATCACTGTTAGTGCTGCACCCACAGCCTTGAGGGCGCCAGCAAAAGCATCAGCGCTCGTAGCCCCAGGAGCGAAGAAATTGATAAGTGATCCGATTGGGCTCAACAGCGTGCCGACAACACCTGCGATCCATGTGAAAGTCTCACCGAGCGTCTTTATGCCTGCGATAAAACCATCAATGACATTGATCATGGCGCCAACAACGGTACCCAACGTCTTACCCATCGCGGCAAAAGCATCCACACCTTCAGTGCTGCTCATAGTAGCGGCGAGATCGTTCAATTGATTCTTGAAGGCGTCGAAGAAGCTTCGACCAAACGCTTCCTGTAGGGTCCACACTGAGTTGGTGAATCGCGTCATGGCGGCTTGTGCAGACTTTACTGCGCCCTCCAAACCACCAGAGAAAGCCTTGTTCATTTCTACAGCCAATTTTGGCAGCAGGTCTGTCGCCAGCACATCACCGTTGCGCAGCATTTTATCTAGTTCGGCAGTTGTGACACCCATCGCTTTAGCAGCAAGGGCAAACGCGCCAGGAATGCGCTCACCAAACTGACGACGGAGTTCTTCAGTGGACACCTTGCCCTTAGAGAACATCTGCTCAAGAGCCAAGAAGGTGAGCTTCATATCATCGCCAGACAGCTTCAAAACACGACCAGCCGTAGCCGTCGCTTCGAAGATGTCATGCACATCCTGCAACGACGCACCAGCAAGCTTCGCTGCACCGGAAAACTTACCGTATGAATCTATGAGGGCGCCAATGTCTGTGGCGGTTCTGGCAGATACATCTGAAACAAACTTGAACTCGTCACCGACCGCCGTCACAGAGCCAGAAGTAGCCTTGACGGTGTTGTTGAACTTGTCCATAGCTGTAACAGCATCGAACGATCCCTTGATGAAGTCCGCAAATAGTTGTGCACCCATGACAACGCCGAACGCCGCTAGGATGCTCTTCACACCACCCAATGCGCTACCAAAACCATCGACAGAGCCTTTGGCGCTGGACGCCTGTTGCCCCAGGTTATTGACGGCTTTAGCTGTCTGATTAGCGTGCTGCGCAACACCGGTCAGAGAAGCATTAAGGGAGTTGAGAGTGCCTGGAAGCTGAACCAATGCGGGAGGCACATGGATTCCATCCAGCGCGCGCTTCAGGTTCATAAAGGCGTTTGTTACCTTAGAAGGGTCAAGGCTGGAGAGCTTCTTGATCTCAGAGGTCAAACCCTTAAGTTCCGCCATACCAGAAAGAGTGGCGGCAGCCTTAGCCAAATTCTCGAATGAAGCAATAACGCTGGCGTCAATTGGCTTAATCTGTGCGGTAGCCTTGGCAATTGAGCCGAACTGTTTCGTTCCCGTAGCCGATAGGCCCGAGAGGCTAGTCCCCAGATTAGTTACCTCTTTGCCGAGACTCTTCAGCGCCTCTTTAGCGGCGTTGACATCAATCTCGACTTTTAAGGAGTCAGCCAATTATTACCTCCCCACCGTTGCAATGACTTCGCGCTGCCGCCCACTGGTCCGTTTGTTGGCACGGTTATTTCTCTTCTGTTCCTCAGCCAAGCGTCTATGACGATCTTCGAGGAACACAGCATCCATGCTCAAGATTATCGAGAGCATGAATTCCTGCTCGATACGGGATAAACCAACTATTTCCCCGTACGCTCTAATATCCCCAAACTGCAAAGGTTGGGGACCGATGTTGCTGTGGATTCTTTGAGTTGACAGCGCCATGAAGGCGTTCCAAATCCATATCGATTCCTTCAACAACACCGGCTTGTTCTCATCGGCAGGAGGTGCCTTGCCCCGCTCTGCCTTGATCTTCTTAACGAAGGATTTCTTTTTGTCGCTGTTCTCAATCTCCCATTTGAGAACCGCTATTAGTTTCCCTCGGTCTCTTCCTTGTCCTCGTCACGGAAGTTGTCGAGCTTGATGGACATAGCCGCTAGATCGTCTCGGAGTTCAGGGAGCGCGGTGAGAAGCGCCAATGCCTGCTCCTTAGAATAGGAGAGCAAGTTGCCGCTCTTGTCGGTGAACCCCTTCCAATCAACGATGATCGCTTCAGCCATCTGTTCGGTCAGGATGCGCTCAAGCACCTCCTGCGGAAGTTCTCCGTTACGCGTGGTGCGCTTATAAGGCGCCTCTAGGCGCTCACGAACCTTGCGGGACTTCTTGGATTTGAATCGGCGGAGCTTGACACTGATGGTTGGGCTCAGTTCGAACCATTTACCGTTCTCCGCATCCTCTTCGGAGGTAGCATAGAGATCGAAAATGCTAAGCTTCGGGAGTTCCGGGGCGTCGGTAGAGTCGGTCATGTAGTTCTCCAGGTGCATAAAGGTTAACTGTGTAGGGTAAACATAGGGTATGTTAAGGTTAATGTCAAGAGGCAAAAGGAAAGCCCCGCTAGCCGGGAAGGGCAGTAGCGGGGCTCTCACTTGGGTCCGTCAACACCTAGCTCGGTGAGACCATCCCTAGCCTTTAGACCGTAGCTGGCAGGAGCGAGCTAAAGCGGTCAATCATGAACATGGTACGGAGGACCGGATCGCGCTTTGCAGCCCATTCCATTTCCTCAACCACGTCTTGGTCGATACCACCAGGGGCAATCGGGTCAGACGTGATGATAACCGCAGGGATCGTGAAGAAGTAATAGTTGCGGTCGTTGTCCGAGAAGTCGAAGCCCAGAGAGATCGTCTCGTGGTTGATGAAGTGCTCGTACATTTCCAGCGTCTCGAAGTAGCTGGTGATCGTGCCAGTCAGGTTGAATCGACCAGCAGCCACACCGGCAGGGAACTTCGAAGAAACAGCCGACTGGTTGCGCAGGGTAGCCTCGCCGTTGATTTCGAGAGACTGAACTGCGGTAGCCAGAACTTCACCGTTCTTGTAGACGTTGCCCACGTTCGTGGTGGAGTTCATCACGGACGTTGCGGTAGAGTCTAGAACAACGTATGGAGAGTTGCCCAGCAACGAAACCTGCTGTGGAGTAGTCTCCTTACCCATGAACTCGATGGAACCTTCCACGATCTCGCCCGAAGACAGAGATAGTCCGAAGGTGCCCACACGCATACCCGTCTGGACGAAGTACTGCTCAACGTCCGAGAAGCCCGTCTCAATCGTGAATGATTGCGGCGTGATGTCTTCAAGGTCGCCAGGGTTGCGAAGATGCGAACCCTTGATCGTCACAGCGATAGAGCCGCCGTTTGCGTTCGTAGCCACATCCTCAGAAACGGTGAGTACGTCATTGGTCACAGCCGTTAGTGTGTAAACACCGTGTGCCGTAACTTGGGCGTTCGCGAAGTTAGAGACAGTCGTGTTAGCTCCGTTCTCAGTTAGCGTGCCGCCCTGGTCGCCGCGGAGGTTGCGGATATAGACGCGGTTGTGTGCACCGAAGTCCGTGACGATATAATCATCGTCAGCGTCAGACTTGGTGATTGCACCGCCAGGGTTATGAGCGTAAACCGTGACTGTCGTGGTCGAAACACGTGCCGTTACGTCGAGCGCCGAAGCATTGATCGCCGCAGCGAGGTTTGCAGCCGTAGCCGCAGCCGTGGCTCCAAGCGCGACGACAGTGTTGCCACCGCCGACACCATCAGGGGTGTCAAACTCGAAGACAATCGGAGTGCCTACGCCATCATCGATGGTCAAGGTGTCGCCATCATCAGCGTTGCCACCAGAGAAGGCGATTGTTCCGACTTCAACAGCCGCGATAGCGCTGACCTGAATCTTACGTGCCCACAGCGCCCCCATGATGGCTGCCTGTAGGTTACGCGTAGATTCGTCAACGTCCGCACCGATGGTGACAGGAACGCGACCACGAGTGAAGGCGCTATCGTTATCCCACTCAAGGACAATCGTCTTGTCGCCATCATAGATCGTTACGGTATCTTCATCGGCAGGCTGACCACCGAGAGAAATATAACCCTCTTCGTAGCCAAGACCAGACACATAAATCTTCTGACCGACAACAAGCTGCCCAGCCGACACAGCCGTAGAGAACGCATTGGTGCTGTTAGAATCGAATTGCTTGGCACCACCAGTACCGGCACGGATCGTTCCGTTCTTGAGAACAATAACGTCATTGGCGTCCAGAACCTTGGTCACCGCAGAACCGGCTTCAGCAACCGCACCGCCGCCTACGACAGTGATGTTGGTGTTGCCCCCCGAGAAGGCTTGGTTGGCAATCTCGAAGTAGTTGTTGTTCTTCGGGTTGATGAAGCCCTCTGTCTTGATGCGGCGGTTGTCGAGGAAGTAGCCAGTGTAGTCGCCACCAGATACGCGAAGCGTGGTGGAATCGATCCAGCTAACGACAGCACCAGAGAACTTGTCGAAGGTCATAGGACGAGTCCAGAGACCGAGCAAGAACGCCTGCATGAAGTCATCAAGAGAGCCCGCAGAGAACTCGATGTTGATTTCACCGCCCGAGGTTGCCGCAACCTCAACGATATCGGACACCATGCGGTCAGCACGGAGTTCGTTAGAAACAGTCGTTTCCTTTTCAGCCGTCAGAGCCGAAGAGGTGATACGCATTTCACGCGAAGTTCCGCTGTTGGGAGTCACACCCCAGCAATCATTGTCTTCCGCCAGATAGCGAAGAACTGCGCGGTTGGCGTCAGCGGCTTGCAAGCCGCACTCATTCAGGGGCATATGAGAACTCCCTATTTGTTAAGCTTAACGAAATTGGTTAACCAACTCTTGCATATAGGTCGATTTAGGTTAATGTCAAGGGTTAACCGGCACAAGTGTCGATATAAAAAGGCACCATCACTGTGGCTTCATAGTAGCCGTTAATGACTCCCCCCATGTTAGTCTTCGACACCATGATAGATACAGTGCCAGAAGCCCCCGCGTTAACTATCTGCTTATCAAAGATTCCTTCAATGAAGTCAGTCATTTGCAGCAGGGTAGCCGTCCCGGAATCGCTCGGAACAAAGACATCCACGAGGATGAAGCCCCACTGCCGCCGTGGCTCGCGGGTGGACCCAATAGTGGGCTGGTTTCGCTCAGTCCATTTGATGCCAAAATAGACCCAGGCAGTTGCCGGTTGATCTTGGGGAAGGTTCTCAAATCGAATAGGTACGGACGAATACTCCGCAGCGAACTCCGTCTGGAACAAATCAGCAATAGAGGCACGGGCGTCATTCTTTATACTCATTTCACTCGTCCTCCGAACTTAGACTTCACCGCGGCTACAGCTAGCGTGCTAACAACCCCCGAGTTTCGTGGTGTGTGTGGGTCATGATCTGGTGCGTCTCCTTTCTCGATAAGACTCCACGCTGTGGAATTGCCCACCACGTATACCCGCTTCATGATAGAATAGTCTGCTCCATCCAGCGAGGCTCGCGCGGTAGCTTCAGCGCGTGCTCGCTGAGGCTCAGCACCGAGAGCCATGCGGTTAGTGAAGCCAAACTCAGGATGAAAGTGGTATGGACCGTCTTTCGATGTATTACGTCGGTCAGGGTGCGTCTCTTTAGTTGGGGCTGATGATGAGTTCGAGACCTGTATGCTTGCTACAGTTCGCCCTGACCATACGGGGATGTTCTTGAATAACTCTGTCAACAAAGCGTCCGCAATCTCACGACGTAGTTTCTCAACTTCCACCGCACTCTTATCGATATGCTGGCGGATGCCATTAAGAAACGAGTTGAGGTTTGCGTACTTCAAAGTCATTTTACGGTAGCCGTAGGTAAAAGATATAGCCTGCCTTGTTGGGGATAGTCTTGATCTGCGTTATCTCGAAGGTCTTACCATCCACTGTGATGGTGTCATTCTCACTAGGTACAACAGAGAGCCCAAGGTCTTTAGATGCGCAGAGAAATCGCCACGTCATTTCAATTGGCTTCTCGAAGTCTTGAGTGATCTCCTTCGACTTATACAGCAGACCAGGGAGGTTGATGTTCGTGACTGTGGTAACCTGTGAGTCCGACGCAGGATCATATGGTCCGACGACGTTCACATGATATACTGCGTCGTCTGCCAGATCATCGATTGCGCTGATTGCCGTCTCTACGGCATCCTGCATTGTTGATTTTAGCCCCATATTACACCTTCAAGATGCGCCCGAAGCCCATACCACTACCCCCACCTCTAAGGCTGCCGAGAGGCGATAGAATAGTATTGATTCCTTTGGGGAAGTCCCCTCCTGAAGTTCCCGTCGTGCCTTCAGTATATTCGATCTCTACAACGTCAGCCTTGATGCGCTTGATAGCCCCACCGGCAGAGCCAGAAGTTCCACCGCTGTCGCTTGGATCAACGTCATTCTCAAACAAATTCCAAGCAATCTCCACGGTAGCATCTTTGATCTGCTTGGGAACGCAGTCGTTACACACAGGCAGGTCATTACGATCATAGACATACGCGCGTGGCCACTCTAAAGCGCCCGCGGGATATACCTTTGTTCCAGCATAAGATGCGCGCTGATCAAGAAGACGAGTAGCCCACATGAGATACTTTTCAACGTCAGCATCGGTGAGAGCCAACCATGCTGTTGCGTTACTCTTGATGGAAATATAATCATCAGCGTAAGCTACAGTGCAATAGCTGTTAGCCGTCTCACTGCCGTCTCCTGTCTCGACTTCAAACGTAACAGCCATCGATTATCTCCCCTGACCAGTATCGCGCACCTTCAGCCATATGCCTCCGATGATAGCCAAGATCACCACTCCGAACGCGACCAACGCAGCCGGGTTCTTCAAGAGCGGTTCAATCATCTGAGTCGCTGTAGCGATGGTGCCGCCAAGTCCCAACATGTACATCTTGAATGTCTCGGAGTAGCGGAACACTTCTTTAGCCGCGTCCCCCCACGGCTTGCGGTAAGCCTGAGCCGCTTCCACCGTACCTTCATTCTGCTCAGGGTCAGGGTATACGGTTGTGGACTGCTTATTGATCACTCTCTGAGGCACCGGAATGTCGTCTGGACGCAGGAACAGTTGCGCTTCATCGGCTCGACGGAGGGTCAATCCACGCAGTGTTACCATCTGACCAGTGGAGCGATCACGGGCACGATTCCACACAGCAAACTGTGCAGCAGCGCCTTCATAGTTGCCACGGTTAAGGAGTTTAAGTAAGGTTGACTTAGCTAGATTACCCTCCCCAGCGTTGTAGGTGAAGGAAATAAGAGCATCGAATTGGTGCTGAGTGAGCGGCACATTCACAAGCGCCTTCACCTTCTCCTCGAAGTATTCCATGTCGCGGCGCAGAAACTCGGTGCCCTGCTCCTTATCGATGATGCGCCCTTCCCAAACAACTTCGCCGTTTGGACCCATATTGGTGGTTCCCCACCCAATGGTCCAAACGCCTACAGGGTCTTTATACGCCTGTGGATACCAGCCCTCGTATTTCTTGATCAGAGCTAGACCAGCGTCGGAGATATGAAGATTAGTGTTTTGCGCGTTCATCGTCGTCTTCCTCCAACAGGTCATCCAGATCGTGACCTATTTTGTTGAGGATCACGCGCCGGATTTTTGCAATGTGGGTCTCAAGGTTTAGGATGGTCAGCGTCTTCTCGTGAATCTCCGTCTCAAGAGAGCGAACGCGATCCTTCAATTCAGACAATTCATCCTTGAGGCTTTCATTCATTTTGAAGAGATCAGCGCGGAACTGTGCCATGTCGTCAGAGCGCCCGCGTCTCCAAGAAACCATGGAGGTGATCAGCGCTGTTATGAATGTCAGCAGTGCACCGATGATCGCTACCGTTACGTTATCGAGCATCTGATCTACCTTCCCCCGCTGGTAACCTTAATGTATATGGTAAAGAAAAGAGGAAGTGCAAGTCTCCCAACACTTCCTCAATAAGGTTTCCATTGCCTTTGTTTACACGGGATACAGTCCGTGCTTATTCTTCTACGGAGCCTCGGTTTCCCCGAGTTTCCTCTTCCGCTTCCAGATCGTCGAAGCCATCATCGAATGCTGAAGCATCGATATCTGGCTCTACGACCGCCTTCTTCTCCACCTTATCCTTGGCAGAAGCCTTGGACTTAGCCTTAGGTTCTGCCTTTGGCTTTGTGACTGGCTCCGGTTCTTCAACCGCGACAGCCTTAGCCGCATTCAGCCGTGCCGCGGTCTCTTCATCGCGGTTCTTAACTGATCGAGGGGCGCGAGCCAGCGCGGTTTGCGCCTTATCTGCTTCCTCGATATCCGAACCTACATGCACAAATCCGTGGTGCTGTTTTAGGTCGGTAGCATTCTTACGAGCGACTTCAACAACCTCACCTTCCGGTGAGCGCATCTTCACTAAATTACCCATAGGGATAGTCCTTTCTTTCTGTTCCCCGAACAAAAAAGGCGAGAGGAGACAATCTCCTCCCGCCCCCGTTTCTTCTTCTCAACTAAGCTTAAGCTTAGCCGTGACCGTGATAGGTCATCCACGCACCGTAGGTGATGGAAGGCGTGCCGCCAGAAGTCGTCTTGGTCACGCCGATGCGGATGAAGTCCGCGTTCGGTGCCAGCTTCGCGATCATCTTAGACGAGACGTAAATCTCGTAGTACTCAGCGCCGAGCGCTGGATTGACCGAGAGGCGAGCGACTTCGACGTTACCCGTGCCGCCAGAATCTTCGCAAGCTTCCACAAGCAAGATGTAGGCGTTCGAGTTGGCGTTAGTTACCGCCGTCACGAAGACGTTGATCTTGATCAACCCATCGGCAACTTCACCGTTGTCCCAATAGGCGTCAACAAGCTTGTCCAGTGCGACTGCGGTCTCGTAATCCGTATCCGCACCCGTCTCAGCACCGTCAGCAACGTTACGAAGCGTAACGGCTGCGGCTGCGTCGAACTCGCTGCGAACCTTTCCAGACATATCAGCCATTGTAGTCTCCCTTTAACTATCCGTGGTTGGTGTCACCGTTGGAAGGTACCGACTAACCAGTTAAGGTTAGTCGGTAACCTTAATCCTTAGGTGGTCACGTCACCGTTGGTGATGCCCCACACGCGGGCAACAGCGCGACCGTGCATAACGGCAAGGCCAACAAGCCAGTCGATGCGAGTGCGAAGGACCGGAGCGGAGTCGATCTCACCGAGATCGGCAACATCCATCACGCCGTTCTGGAGACCGGTCAGGTAACCGTCGCCAAAGCGAACAACGTAGATAGAGGTGCTGGTAGAACCACCGCCAGGACCAACCTCATCGAAGTCGATGATGCGTTCGCCGTTGTCGTTGTAGTCGGCAATCAGGATCGGCAGGTCGTTGTAGAAAGCAACGCGGAAGCCGAACTGATCCTCGTCAACAACTACGTCGCCGCCAACACCGGCACGAGCAGCCTTCTGAAGCTTACGGCGCATTGCCTTGCTCATGATCAGTGCGTTAGCACCGTCAACAGCGTCGATGGCTGCGTCGAGGGCTTCGAGCGAAAGCGGAGCGTTAGCTGCCGGGCTCGTGAGAAGAGCCGGGATAAGCTGCGCGCCGACGATACGCTTACGGAGACCGTCGAAGTGGCGTGGGTTCTCTTCCGAGTCGCCGTTGATGATCTTGTCAGCGATATGAAGCGACAGAGCCTTGATCTTCATAGCCTCGTGCGAAGCGCGAACAGCCTCACCACGCGTCTTGATCATCGCCTTGTCAACGTCAAGCTCGCCACCAGCGATCTTCAGCGTCTCAACCGCAGGGTTGATAACGCCCGTCGAAGCGGTGTAGCCTTCGTTGTAGCCACGGAAAGCAACGCCTGGAAGTGCACCCTCAACGTTATAGCTGAGCGAGCCGCCAGGAACGTCTTCGAACGGGAGCGCACGGAGGATATCCGTGTTCTCCGCGAACATTTCGATCACAGCGTTGCGCTTTACTTCGCCGCTGTTGATCTTAGAAGCTTCGAGCAGAGTAAGACCCATAGTAGTTACCTCCAATTGGTGTGTCGCTCGATTGCGATTGAAGGCTCCCCGAGCCTTAGTTCACTCTAGTAGTTACTGAATTAGCGTTTACGTGCAGCCGCTTCTTTAGCGCTCTGCTTGTTCGCCAACTCCAGTCGCTTCAGCGGAGAAAGCTTTGCAAGCTCTTCCGCAGATAGTCCGTGGGCGCCGTCATTACCGCGTCCATCCCCACCACCAGAACCACCGCCTTGCGATGGCTTGAAGTAGTAAGGAACCTCTTTACGTAGCGTGGTATCAATCCACTCACGCACCGTCATCGGTGTAACGCCGTCCTCGCCCCAGACCGTGTTTCCGTTCTTCTTCGGTAGGAGAGAATTGTCCTCCTGCACCTGGAAGATTTCGTAAGCACGCTTGGTAACGTCAGCGATAGCGGCTGGGTGGACACCAAGGTCTTCCAGCGTTGCCGCCTCCGAAACCGCGCGGTCGATGAAGGTCTGTTTGAAGCGAGCCTTGTACTCAGCGCCTTCGGCTTTCGCCTTAGCCAGAGCTTGTGCCGCTGCCTGAAGTTCCTCGCCATGCTTAGAGCGCATTGCTTCAGTACGTTCCTTCACCAGAGCGTCGATCTGGCTGTCGTCTTTAATCTCGCGGTCGTCCACGCGTCGCTTGATATCTCGAAGCGAAGCGAGTTCTTCCTGAAAAGTGTCTAAGTCAACGTCCTCACCGAGAACCGTTTTGAATTTGCTCAACGCGGCGACGGCTTCCTCAAGCTTTTCGCTGGTTTCAATATTGCGCTTGCGGAACTCGTCCACCTTGGACTTTGCCACAACCGCGATAGCGAAATGACCTTTGGATTCTCCCTCTGTGATTTCCTTCGCATCGTCGCGAAGTTCCTCAGGGATTTCGTCTTTCGTCGCGAACTTCAAAGTATAGGGCATAGTGTTTTCTCTCCTCTAAACCCCCGGTTTAGCGCGGCGGCACCGCCCCGCATTGAGTGTTAACCTTAACAAATATGGTTAACGTAAAGGTCATATAGCGTAAACGTGTTGAATGTCAAGACTTCCACCATAAAAAATTTCATTATTTCTTGGCGGCAGGTCTAGCAGCCGGTGCCGCAGGCTTGGGTGCAGGCTTCTCGGCAGCCTTCTTCTTGATCACGCGATCCTTGTCTGCTGTCTTGGACTGAACCTGAACAGCCTCGCGAGATTGCTCAACCTTACGCTCGTTGATGTGCTTGTCGGCTTCCACCTTGGTATCCAGAAGCGCTTGCTGCATGCCAGTTTCGCGCTTCGAGATAGTATCCTTGAGTCGCTCTTTTGAATCGGCATAACCTTCGCGCATTGCATCCACGTCGGGCTGATGCGGGAAATTCTCAAGGTTATCAAGCATTTGTGTGA